GGCCGGGCAGGCATACGGGCTTGGCGGAAAGGCGGACGGACGACATGGCGGCTTGGCTCCTTGGTGACTTAGCGGATTGCGGGATTGGCGTAGACGAGACCGGGCACGACCCGGCCGTCTGGTCCGAATGCCTCCCAGATCCGGGTGCAGCTCTCGGGCTTGTGGCGCATCATGCGCTTGGTGAGTTCGAAGACGGCCGCCTGCACCTCGGGCCGGACGATCTCAGCCTGGGTGACACCCAGCACCCGGATCGCTTCGCGCTCGACCCGGTAGTTCACTTCCATCCCGAGGCAGGCGACCGTGGTCCGGGTCGCCGCCGTGATGACGGCTGCGGTGATCGCGGCGTCGTCGAGGGGAGGGTGCGGCACCGGGGCGCCGAGGAGGAGGGGAAGTAAGGCTTGGCGCATTGGCGTCATGGCTCCTTGGCGCTAAGTCGGATTGGCGGAAGAGCTCCGCCGCTTGGCGATGGCCTCGCTTATGATCCGATCGACCACACCCCGGAAGCGCTTCTCCTCGCGCACGTCGCGGAGCCGAGCCTGCTTCTCCCAGGGCTTCAGGTCGATGACGCGCTTGCCGACGTGCTGCGGCTGGTAGTGGTGCCGCTCAAACGCCTTGTCGCAGAGCGTCAGGATGTTCCGAATGCGGACGATCCACGCCTGGCTGTCCTGCCAGTTCTGACGGATGCACTCGCCGAGGCCGAGCTCGTTGGCGTCGGCGCGGGCCATCTCAGCGGCCTCCTTCTCCTTATGACCCTTCTCGGTGTCGTAGTGATGGAGCGACGCCGCGGTCAGGATGCTCTTGAGGTCGCGAACGTGGATGCCGGACAGCGTGGCGCTACCGTCCGGGTGGATCTTGAGGCGCGGGTTCATGGCGTCACCGCTCCTTGGCGCTAAGCCGCTAAGGCTGGCTGGCGGATTGGCGCCACGCAGAGGAAATCCCGAAGCACCTTCAGCTCGTTCAGGTCCTCGACCGCGTTGCGATACTCGTGGGCGCGCTTGCCGGTGCGGTAGCGGTAGAGCTTCGCCACCCGCTTCTGGGCGGCCGGCATGACCTCCTCGTCGAGGTAGCCGAGGCAGGCGGCGCGATGGGTCTCGTCCACCGGGCGGCCGTCACCCTGATGGAAGCTGTAGAAGCAAGCTCCCGGATCGCCGGCGCTCATGAACGAGCCCCACTGAGATGCGATGTTGTAGGCGGCCGACGGCGCGAGCATGGGGATAGGTCTCCTTTGCGGAATGGTGGAAGGAAGGGTTGGCGCCAAGTCACCTTGGCGCCTTGGAGGATTGTCGCTTAGGCAACCTCTTCCTCGACCGGAGCGGTCGCCGGGTTCAGCAGACCCTTGAGGGCCTCGGCGAGCAGGCTGTCCGCGTTGAGCGTCAGCTTGTTGCCGTCGCGCGCCGCGATCTTGAGCGCGGGGAAGAGCGCCATGATCTGACCGACCTGGCTGCGCGCGGTGCCCTCGGAGTAGGTCGAGGCGCCGTTCTTGAGGTTGGTGGAGCGCAGCGCCGCGACCAGGTCGAGGCTGGTGATCTCGCCGCCCTTCGCCACCAGGAACCGGAAGCAGTCCATGATGTAGGTCGAGGGCGCCTTGCCCTGGTGGATCGAGGTGAGGATGTTGTCGAACTTCTCCTTCACCTTCTTCTGCGCGGGGCAGGCGCGCAGCACGGCGATCTTGTTCGCCTCGAGGTCGTCGGGGATGTCGCTGGTGAGCACGAAGGCATCGACCGGCAGGGACTCGACGCTGATGCGCGCGGTCCGCTCCTTCTTCGGGGTGGCTGCCGCCTTCTTCTTCGCGGGCGCGGCCGGGGCGACGGCCTCGGGGTCCAGCTCGGTCTCGGTGGCTTCCGCCGAGCCGTAGATCTCGTCGCGGGTCTCCTGGAGATCCATCTCAGCCTCGATGGCGTTCACGGTCGCCTCGTCGAGGATGGTGTCGTCAGTGGCCTCAAGCTCGAGGGTCTCCTCGATCGGCTCTTCGACGATGGTCTCCTCGACATCGGAGACGGGTTGCGTGGCGACGATCTCGTCGTCGGGGATTTCGAGGCCGCCGAGCAGGGCGTCGAGTTCGGCGGCTTCGTTCGCGGCAATGCTGGTGTTGGCGTCCACTTGAGTTCTCCTAGCTGGTGTCTGGTGTGTCGTTGCTCTCTCGCTTTCGACACTGTGTTTATAGCTGCGAGAACTCGGGTTAACTACAGCAGCCTCTAGGAAGACTTAGGAGGCTGACGGCTCTTCAGTCTCGGGCACGTTGGCGACCGACATTGCAGTGGGCGGGAAGCCGCCGACGGTGGACATGACGAGGTTGTGGCCGGCGGCGATGGCTGCGCGCTCCTCGTCGGTGAAGGTCCAGACGGTCGCGAAGGTGCCGCGCTCCTTGTCCCGCAGCCCGTAGATCGTCAGGCAGAGGCCGTTCTTCGCGGCGTCCCAGTCGGCCGGCGGCTTCAAGCGGACATTCGCGCCGTCGAAGTGGATGGTGCGCATCAGGCTCTCCATGAAAAGGCGCCAATCCCGCTTGGAGATTTGGCGCTAAGGTGACTTGTCGGATTGGCGGAATGGCTAGTGGAGCGTCTCGGGGCTCGCCCAGACCTGCGCCCGACCCTTGCGGGTGAGGACGATGTCGCCGCTCTTGCGGAGACGCTGGATCAGCCGGTCGGCGAGGCGGTGCGGCACCATCCGGTTGGTGTCGGTGATGTTGTGCCGGAGCAGCTCGCGGGTCGCGGCCGCCTCGAGCTGACAGGCGACGAAGGCGTGCGTCTTCGTCCAGTCGATGAGGGCATCGACGACGGCGTCGGGAATCTCGGTGTCGAGCACGTTCATGGCTGCTTGGCTCTTTGGCGCTATGGCGGATTGGAGGGGAGGCGCCTTAGCGACCGGCGCTGGCGATAGCCTCGACGAAGATGCCGAGGGCGAAGGCGTTGACCGCCGAGTAGGCGAAGGTGCCGGCGAGGAAGATCCCGATCAGCACCTCGAACCACTTCCGCTGCGAGGCGGACGCGACCGTCGAGAGACAGGCGGCGAGGGTGAGCACGAGCCACCCGAGACAAGAGGCCATCACCGGCGAAGCTCCAGACATTCGAGGCCGCGGCACAGCGCGACGATGGCTACGACGAAGGCAGCGAAGCCCGTGACGATGAGGAAGATCTCGAAGAGGTTCGCGTCGCGATCCCCACGGAGCCAGGTCGCGAGCGCTGCGAGCAGGCCGGCGACGATCCAGGCCACGCCCGAGAGCGTCAGGTTGATGCGGGCGAGCCGGTTCATGCGACCACCCGCAGGTAGCTCGGCAGCGCGCGCTTGGCCTTCGGTGCGGGCGCGCAGCGAACCATCCCGTTCGGCACCTGGCCGGCGAGCTGGTTCTCGGGGCACTCGGGGTGCGGCGCGGCGGCGAGCAGCTTGTGGGGCTCGTAGCGCAGGCCGAAGGCGCCGACCTTGAAGCCGAACTCCATGACCGCGACGTTCCCGTCGGCCGGCTTGAAGACGTGGACCATGCGCAGCCCGGCGCCGAGCGGTGCGGAGGAGGGGAGGGGCTCTTCCTTCGCCTTGAACTGCTCGAGGGTCTGGTTGTCGTTGACGCCGATCACTGTCCTTCCTCCACAACCTGCTGAGTCAGCGCTGACTTATCGGGCCGGCCAGCCTTCTTCCGCAGCAGCCCGAGCACGCCGAGGGTGACGAAGTAGAGGCGGCAGACGAACCAGAGCACGATGCCGATGAGGAGGTAGGCGATCGACATCAGGACCGCGCAAACCGGCCAGCCGGCGAGCGTCAGCAGCGAGGTCGGGGCACGCCACACGCCGCGCTCGAGGCCGAGGAGCAGCGAGTCGAGGTAGCGCGGGTTCCGGCCGGGCTCGAGGTCGGAGAAGTCGGTGAAGGGGTTGGGCTTAGGCAGCGAGCGCAAGAGCGGTCTCCTCGGGAAGATCACGGAAGGCGCCCCAGCGGCGCGCGTTGAAGAAGGCCCGCATCATCACGTCCACGTCGTATTCGGCGCGGTGAGCGAGCGCGGGGTCGTATTCGATGCCGAGCGCCGAGCAGAACACCCGGAGGTTCGGGACGGCGCCGTTCGGCGTGGTGCCGCGGCCGTGGAGCATCGTGTCCACGAGCGGCTTCGTCAGCTCGGGAAGGCGCACGCGGCGCAGCTCGTAGTTCACGAAGGGCAGGTCGAAGCCCGCGCCGTTGTGCGCGACGGTGAAGGTCGCGGCCTCGAGGCGCTTGTGAGCCTCCGGCGCCACCTCCTCCCAGGTCGGGCAGCCCTCGACATCCTTCGGGCCGATGCCGTGGATGCGCTGCACGTCGGCCGGGATCGAGCGCTGCGGGTCGATCTTGGTGACGTAGCTGTCCACGAGCTTCTCGGTGAGGAGGTCGTAGGTGAGGATCGCGATCTCGACGAAGCGGTGATCGCCATACTGGAGACCCGTCGTCTCGGTGTCCCAACCGGCTACCAGGATGCTCATGCCGCGACGGGCTCCTTGATCTGCTTGCCGTCCTCGAAGCGACCGATGACCTCGGAGTCGCCGGTGCCCCAGTTGGCTCCGTTGAGGCACTCCTCGATGAGCATCGCCTTCGTGAGGTTCGGCTTCACGCTGATCTTGATGACCTCGACGACGCCCTTGCACGACTTCGACGCCTCGCGGGCCTCGTAGAAGGCGTTCATCTTGAGTGCCCGGTAGCGCAGCGGTGCGCCGGGCGCGGGGCGGTATGCGAAAATCCTCACTGGGGTGCGTGCTCCTTCAGCTCTTGGCGCGCGCCGTAGAGGATCGCGCTGGTGTCGGGGTCCACGAGACCGTGGGTGGTGTCGAAGAGGGCGTCGATCACGAGCCACAGCTCGCGCTCGGTGATGATGTGGCAGGCGTGCTTGTGGACCGCGTCCTGCACCGCCTGCATCGCCTTGCGGGCGATCTCCTCCTTCATCGTCGCCCACTCGCTCTGGGGCTCGCGCTTTGGAGGATTGGCGCCAAGGCTGCTTGGCGCTTTGGCTGGTTGGCGGAATTTCTCGCCGAGCTGCTTGAGCAGGGCGACTGCCGGATGACCGGGTCGGAGCTTGTTGACGGCCAGCGCGCCGGCTTGGGCGGCTTGCGCGTAGCGCTCGCGGGTGTCGCTCATTCTGTGTGCCTCTCGCTGTGACGCTGCGCAGTCTCGTTATAGCTGCGCAGCGTCGGGTTGTCTAAGTCAGTGCTGACTTACCTAGACGGCCTTGAGATTGCCGAGCGCGATGTGACGAGCCAGGCTCTTGCGGCACATCTTAAGGGCCTTGTCGATCTGGCGCAGCGTGGCGCCGGCGTTGAGCATCTCCTGCGCCTTGTTGAGCTTGGCGCGATACTCGTCGGTGATCGTGGCGACCGGCGCTTCCGCCTTGCGGCCTTCCTTGATGCGCGGCGCGGCGGCGACGGTCGCCTTCTGCTTGGCAGGGGAGGGGGTTGCCGTCACGACAGCCGGGGCGTCGGCCGGGGCCTTCTTCACCAGCTCCTTGATGAGCGTGTTCGGAATGCCGAGCGTGCCGTAGGCCGGGCACTTCACCCGCACCCGCGAGGCGCGACCGTCGTTCGAGACCCGGTCCACCTCGTAGAGGCCGTCCGTGATCTTCTCCGAGCCGACGACGCGCACCAAGTCGCCCGGACGGGCGAGCTGCCAGGGCTCGGTGCCTTCCGGCTCCGGCTCGACCGCGGGGGAGGGCGGTGCGACGACCGTCAGACGCCCAACCGAGACCCAGGCGCCGTTCACGAACGCGGTGCCGCCGTCCACCGACTTCACCGGCACGGGCTTGCCGGCGCCGTCGATCTTCACCATCGCGCCCGCGACCAGCTCGGGCACCGGCACCGTGCCGGTCTCCTGGACCGCGTCCACGACCTTGCGCGCGTCCTTGATCGCCTTCTTGACCGCCTTCGGGTCGATCGGCTTGGGCTTGCCCTTGATCGGACGCACCTTGCCGCGCTTGGCCGTCACCTCGACCTTCTCCAGCACCTTGACGGTGTGCTCGCCCTGCTTGCCGACGAGGACCTCCTCGATCACGCCGATATGCTGGCCGGCGACGATCTCGGCGACGATCCCCTTGGTGCCCTTCGCCGACAGCGCCGAGCTCTTGGCCGACACCGCCTTGTGCGCGTCTTCGTCGAGCGCCGCGACGATGTGGTAGGCGAGCACGCGCATCTTGGACGACTCGTGATGCGGGATCGCGACCACGTCCTCGGGCCGCACCTTCACGAGCAGGATGCGGTTGCCATACTGGCCGTAATCCTTGGCGCAGACGTGCAGGCCGACGCCGCAGCTCGCGCGGCTATCCTGGTAGTCCTTCACGTCCATGTAGACCCGCGAACCGATGCGCTGGCGCACCTTCCCGGTGTGGTGATCGACGTAGTAGCCCTCGTCCGCCGCGGCATCGAGGAACTTGTAGAGCACGAGGCAGCCGTCGTCGGCGAGCGGCAGATCGACCTTCTCCATGAACCGCAGCACCTCCTGGGCCGTGTCCTTGTGATCGACCTTGGCGAAGCGCTCGAGGAACGCAGCGAGGCCGGGCGAACCCTCGTAGGCTGCGCGCTCGATGTGGACGGCGAGCGTCTGGGCGTTCTCCAGGCGAGCCCCGGCCGCGGTCGTCAGCGCCATCTTTGAGACGCCGTCCTCGACCTTCTCCTCGACCTTCATCGCGCCGCCGGTGGCCGCCTCGACCACCTTGGCGAGATTGAACTCCTCGAGATCCACCTCGATCGGCTCGCCGCCGGCCTGCGCCAGCGGCAGCAGCACCGCCTTGAGCAGATCGCCCGTGCGCCAGGAATCCTGGCCGTAGACCGCGCTCTGCCCGGTCGGGAAGAACAGGGTGATCCCGTTCTTCGACGCAATCGCGCCGGAAACCTTCGTCATGACCATTACTTAGCACCCTCCTTGATGCGGGCAGCGTGGCGCTTGGCCAGCTCCTCGGTGATGTGGATGAAGTCGTCGAGGTGGCTGCCGTGAAGCCCGTCCGGGTTCACGTTCAGGCTCGACAGGAGCTCGAGGTGATCGGTGCGAAGCCACCACTCGACCTCGCCGCCGGTGCGGGCCTCGAACGGCATCGCCAGCTCGCGGTATTCCTCGTAGAGGCGCTTCATCAGCTCGGCCTCGGTCTCGTCGATGTGCTGGGTCGAGACGTAGCGGCTGTAGAAAATGAGCTGAGCGAGGAGCCAGAGGTTGTAAGCCTCGTCGCGATCCGCGCTCGCCTTGTAGGGTTCACGCACCGCAGCGTGCGCGATCCGCCGGCCGGCCCGCAGCGACTTGCAGGCGAAGTCGTTCAAGCGCCCCGACGAGTGCGACACCGCCCTGAGAGCCATCTTGGCGTAGAAGCTCTCGTAGGGCTTCGGCCGCTTGGTGCGCGCCTTCAGCCGCTCGAGGACGATCTCCTCGATCCGCTTCGTTCCCTGACCCAGGTGCCAGTCCAGCGAGTCCCGCTTGGTCACGATCGCGCAGCGACCGATGAGCTGGCCGACGAGACGGGTGCCGAGCCAGGGGTGGATCTGGGCGTAGCTGACATAGGCCGGCTGGTAATCAACCGTCGTGCCCTTCGCCGTGTAGATCGCGACCGGCGTGTAGAACTTGTCCGAGCGATGCACCCTCAGCACGTCGCAGCGCGGGTAGGTTGCCGTCTGCCGCTCCGAGCCGCCGCCGAGTGAGAAGCGCAGCGGGAACTCGGGCGTCGGAGGACCGAACTGCTCCGGCACCTTGACCCGCGGCTCCCGCTTGACCTTGGGCGGCGCCTGGAACTCGAGGATCTCGATCTTGTAGCGCTCGGCCCGCTTCTTCAGCGCCGCAATCTCGGCCGGGTCGATCTTGGCCGTGGAGAGCGCAAAGCCGTTGGTGAGGTCGTCGGCGATGACCTTCTGCGTCGGCCCGAGCGCGATCCGCGCCGACCAGGTGCGCTTGGCGTAGTTCATGAAGGCGTCGGGCGTCTTCATGGACTTCAGCTTCGACGTGCTGTGCTCGCGGGTGAGCAGCAGGCCGGCGAGCGGGCCAGCGACGCGCAGGACGCGCTTGCGCAGGCGGTGGTAGCGCTCGGCCTGGAGATCGCACGTCAGAGAGCTGCCGCGCCCATAGTGGTTGCGCGGATCGCCCGTGAGGCACCACAGAAGCGAACGCCGGTTTTCGGGAAAGCGCTTGGCCGCCTTCAGGACGAACTCGCGCCGGCTATAGGTGCCCTCGCGGATCGAGCGCCGGGCCATGCTGAGCGCGATGGCTTCGGGGCCGACGAAATCCTCCTCGGTGGACCCGACGCGCCAGCGCGTCGCCTCGTGCAGATGCAGGGTGTCGCGGGTGAGCGTGTCCATCAGCTCGCCGAGCGCAATGTCCCGCTTGCCCGAAAGCGCCGCCCGGATCTGGTCGATGGCGCCGTTGAGGAGCTTGAGGATCACGGCGACGGTCTCGTCGTCGTAGGACAGGCTCTCACGGGACGGCGTGACACCGACGGTCGAGGGCTGGGCGTAGACGATGATCGGCGCGTGCGACTTGGAACCGCCGCAGAGCTCCGTGAGCTTCTGAATCGCCGGGTAGAGGGTCGGGTTGGTGTCGATCGGGTAGACGACGTTGGCGTAGAGCAGTCGCAGGCGGTTGTGGCTGGGGTTCACGATCGACCCGAAGACGCCGAAGCCGACCTCCTTGAGCTGCGTGAAGTCGGGCGCCTCGATCAGCGTGCCGTTGAGGCGCACCTTCATGCCGCCCTCGCGCGCGATCTCCTTGATGCAGCGCTCCATCTTCGAGCGCATCCCCGGCGCCAGCGGGATCGACACGCGAAGCCCGCGCTCGTCGGTCGGCATCTTCATCATGCGCTTGGCCGACGGGCAGTCGTCCTCCTCGGGGTCGGAGGCGACCATCGCGTAGAAGGATTTGGTGCCGGCGTGGCAGCTCGTGACGGTGAAGTGGTCGGTGATCGAGAACGGCGCCTTGCAGCCGAGACCGAAGCCGCCGGTGACGCGCTTGTCCTTGGCCTTCTGCGACCCGAACACCGTGAGGTAGATGTCGTCGATCTTGTCGTGCGGGATGCCGTTGCCGGAATCGGCGACGAGCATCTCGTCCTCGGTGAGCGTCACATCGACGGGCTCGTCGGGGAGCCCGGCCTCGATGTTCGCGTCGATGGCGTTGCAGATGACCTCGCGGGCGGTCGCACGCTCCTTGTCGCGGTAGAGCGTGTCGGACATGATCTTGAAGGCTTGAGCGTTGGCCGCAAATTTGAAGCGGGAAGCTTTCTCGCCTCCGATCGCGACAAATGTGTCGCTTTCGGTGGTATGTGTGACCTGCATCTAAAGTCTTTCTGTGCGTTGTTGCGTTCGCACTACTGTTATAGCTGTGCGAACGCGGGTTGTAACAAGTAAGTGCTGACTTACTAATGGAGAGATGAGGACGCGCGCTTCTTGGCGTTCTCGGTCAACCAGTCGGCGATAACTTCGCAAACACCCTGGAGACGCTTGTCGGGGTCAGTCGTGGAGACCCGAATGGACATCGGACCCCTGAGCATCTGCATGGCGCCTTCCATGATCCAGTGGGTGTGCCACTGGTAGGCGCGGTTGGGCGGCGCCTTGCCTTCCGCCATCTCGTAGGTGGGGAGCGGGCAGGGGACGAAGATCATGGCGAAGTTCCGGTTCGCCATCGTCAGCGCCCGCTCGCAGTAGTCGCGGATGCGCTCGCCCTGCTCGGGCGTGGTCGCGTGCATGCCGACCTCGGCCATCATGTAGCCGATGAGGTCGATGGGCGTCCGGTCCACGATGGTCGGCCGGTCCAGGCTGCCGAGGATCTCGCCGTAGGCCTTGAGGTAGGCGTCCTGGGCGGCGAGCCGTTCCTCGATCGGCAGGTTGCCGATGTTCTCGTAGCCGGCCGCCTTCATGATCTCGGCCGTCTTCATCTCGAAGTAGGGGAGTCCGAGCGCCTCGCCGGCCGCGCGGGCGAGAGTGGACTTGCCGGTGCGCGATGCACCCGTGAACCCGATCATGTTGCGTCCTTGATGAGCCTGTAGGCGCGACCGAAGCGCTCGAGGCGGATGAAGCGGTTGGATCTGCGGAACTCCGGCGCGCTCGCCGGCCGCGTCGAAACGCGAGCGACCGGGACGCGCCTGGTTCGGGTGAGGCCCAGCACCGGCTGGACCTCCTCGATCGTGTCGATGGCATCGACGCGCACGTAGCGCGCCTCGCCACCCTTCAGACGATCGGCCGCCATCCAGACCTGGCCGACCTGGACGCTCAATGCGCGCGTTCCTTCACGAGGCCCGCAGCCGCCTCCTCGGGCTCAGCGTCGAGCCACTTGGTGAGGGTTACGGGCAGGGATGCCTGCTCGGCGCGGGCACGGTCGAAGGCATCCTGGCGCATCGCCCGGAAGCCGAGCTCGGCGATCGGCGAGAGGCGAACCGGCACCTCGTGGTGCTCAAGCGTGCGCACGATCGGAGCGCCGGTGACGAAGCCGCCCGAGTGGAAGCGCGGGGCGCTCGCCTTCTCTTCCTCAGTCCACGGCCGGATCTTGCCGCCCTCGATGACCGTGATCGCCGAGACACCCGTGGAGCCGAAGCCGCCGTCGCGATCGGTGGTGCCGAGATCCTCGACCTCATCGAAGATCGCCTGGAACACCGGCAAGATGACACCCTGCGCGATGCGGTCGCCGGGGTTCACCACGAACTGCTGGTAGTGGGTGTTGTGGAGGATGATGCCGATGCCCTTGCGGTAGTCCGCATCGATCACGCCCGGCCCGTTGTGGACCGTGATCTTGGACTTGGCCGACAGGCCGGAGCGCGGGCAGATGAACAGCGCCAGGTGGGCCGGGATCGCCATCGCAATGCCGGTCGGGAACGTCACGGTCTCGCCGGGAGCGATGATGACGGGCTCCTGGATGTCAGCATGGAAGTCCATGCCGGCAGAGCCCGGCGTGCCGTAGGTCGGGATGATCGCGGTCTCGGTGAGACGCTTGATGCGGACGGGGACGGGGATCGGGTTCACGCTGCGATGTCCTGGTTGCGCTCGGAGGCCTCGGCCTCGGCGGAATGAATGAGGAAGCTGCCGGCCGCATCGAGCGCGTCTTCGTGCGTCTCCTCGGGGCCGTGCAGAACGACTTCGGTCGAGGGCACCCCAGCGCGCGGGAAGGCGAAGTAGAAGCCGGGCGTCAGGCGCTCGTGCCCCTCGGGGATCTCGATGATGTTGACGGTGATCTTCGCGATCGGCTCGCCGGTCTCCTCGACGATCTCGACCATACCTGCTGCGCTCATGGGGTCCTCTGCAAGTCAGTGCTGACTTAACTTTATGGCCGCCGGATGTCCAGCGGCCAGGTGACGCTTACGCCTGCTTCTTGGCGACGGACCCACCCTTGCGGCCGGCGGCGCGGGCGAGCTCGGGGTTCTTCGAGAACGCGCGGCTCTCGGCCGGGATCGAGCGACCACCCTTCGAGGCGATCTCCTTGCGGCGCTCGGGGGAGAGGCTCGCGAAGCCGCGCATGTGGATGCGGCTCTCCTTCTTCGGCTTCTCGGCGGTGTCGGTGTTCTGGTCGCTCATGGCGGATGTCCTGCTTGTCGGTTTGGAGGATTGGCGCCAACGATCCTTGGCGCCCGATTTTTACGCTGCCGCGGCCGGGGCCGAGGGGTCGTTTGCCGCTTCCGGGATCGTCACGTCGCCGTCGTAGGCGCCATCAAAGACGGCCTCGTTGGCGAGCAGCTTGCGGTGCTGGATCCAGCCGCGCAGGCTCCCGTGCAGATGCGCGGCCTTCCAGGGATTGCGGCTCAGAATGCCGGGCACGTCGGGCGTGGCCTGGTGCTCGGCCGGCGAGGCGTGAACCGGCTGCGAGACGACGAGGCGATCGAAGCGGGCCTTCTCCGCGACCATGTCGCCGGCGCCGTCGAACGGCTCGATGGTGAGGCGCGCGCACCGGGCCGTGGACAGCACGAGCTGATCCTGGATCACGAGCGTGGCGCGCTCGTTCTCGGAGACGTAGGGCAGGTGCCACTGGCCGGGCTGGAGCAGGCGCGGCGTCGAGGCGTCCATCGCTTCGCGGATCTTCTGCGCGAGCACGCGGATCTCGGGCTGGGCGCCGTTGTCGAGGCGCAGGGCCAGGAAGTTCGCCCAGTCGGTCGCCGTCACCAGCACGTCGATCGAGCCGAACCACTCGAGCGGACGGTTGGCCCACTGCTTGTGCAGCCCGACCCAGTGCAGGGCACGCACGCCGAGCTTGTTCATGTGGGCCATGCCGACCCAGATCGCCTTGGCGAGGAACTTGCGCCAGGTGGGAAGCTCGTCGCCGGCCGACATGCCGGGCTTGTTCGAGCCCCAGAACAGCGGGAGGACGATGCTCTCCTTGAGCAGACGCAGCACCGGGACGGCGCGGCTGCTGCGGCCATTCCGGTTGAAGACGCGGTGCGTCATGAACTCGGCGTGGATGAAGCGCGGGTAGCGGAGCTGGATCGAGAGGAGCCGGATGCCGCTGGGCGACAGGCTGTCCTCGATCACACGGGCGGAAATCTCGGTCATGTGCTGCTCGGGGTGAGTGATAAGTCAGTGCTTACTTATCTGTTATAGCGAGCGCATCTCGGGTTTTCGCAGGGTTCACGCACGAAAAAGCCCCGCATCTCTGCGGGGCTTCTGGTCACTCAGGCACGAGCTCGGCGCGCATGCCGTGCTCCACGATGAAGACGGCGAGGCGGTTCTCATCGAACCGCAGCCCGAGGGACGCGACGAACGCCGCGACCCCGAGCAGGGGACGGACCCACCAGCGACGGTGGACCTGGACCCGGTAGTAGGTCTGCGCCACTAGGCGGCCTTCTCGTCGCTGTTGAAGTCGATCGGGCAGCCACCGCTCCCGCAATCGACGTGCTCGAAGCCGATCTCCTCCTTCACCGCGTTGTCGTTCGCGATGGCCGAGGCGATCTTCTCGAACTCCAGCTTCGTCACCGGCTGTTCGGGCTGATACTCGTAGGCCGTGGTGTCGGCCTGCGGCATCACCGAGCAGCAGCGGATCGAGAACTGGCCCTCGATCAGGGTCTCGAGGAAGTCACTGTAGGCGACCTTCTTCGGGTCATACTTCAGCGTGTAGGAGACCTGGTTGCCGGACTCCTCGAGCGGCGTGACGCCGTCCTCCTCGACACCGCGGATCCAATACTTCTCCAGGAGGCGCAGGAACTCATACTGCTCCTCCGGGGTCGCCTCGGCCGCGGTCACGACCCACTTGCCGTCACCCAGCTCACAGATCGCGGGCTTGGTCGGGAAGCCGACGATGGTGGTGCCGGAGTAGGTCTTGAGACGCTTCACCGGGTAGCCCTTCTCCTCGTAGACGGCCACGAGGGGATCGTCGTTGCGGAACTGCACCCAGCGCAGGAACTCACGCATGGACGGCAGATGCGCGCCCTCGGTGAGGCCGAACAGCTTCGAGGTGGTCCCGGCCGGCTTGAACGTGGTGTTCGTGTGCGGGACGGTCACGCCGAGCAGCTCGGAGAACTCGCGCGCCTCCTCCACGATGGCACGCTTGAAGCGCGACAGCGTGAGCCACATGGCCTTGGACTTCTCCTCGTCCACGATGTCGTGCCAGGTGAAGCCGAAGCGGTTGTAGGCCCACTCGTGGAAGCCGGTGATGCCGACGCCGATGCGGTTGGTGCGCTTCACCTCGCGACCGTAGAGGCAGTCCATCGTGTTCGTGCGGATCAGCGCACGGGTCGCGACGCGGAAGGCGTCCTCGGCATCGTCATCGTTGGCGGCGTGGAACGGCACCACGTCAGCGATGACGCAGTATGCGCCGAGCATCAGCAGGCAGATCTCCCCGCACGGGTTCGTAATCATCGGCCAGCCCAAGCGGGCGCAGGCCACGACCAGCGACTTCATCAGCGGCAGGGTCTCGGGGTCGAGCTTGAACTTGGCGCTCTCGGCGATGAGACCGTCGAGGTAGGCGTCGAGCCCGTCCGGCTTGTGCGTCAGGCGGTCCTGGTTGATGAAGCCCGGCTCGCCCGTGCCGTCGTGATAGGCGGCGTGAGCAGCAGCACGGAGCACCCGGTAGGCGTGCGCCTCGTCCTTGGTGACGCGAGCGAAGAACCCGAACACCCGGCCCTTCGTCAGCGCTTCGAGCTTCGCCTCGAGGATCGGGCCGTCCTGGAGATGGCCGACCAGCGGATGCAGCTTGCGCACCGCGGCCCGGAACTCCTCGTCGATCGTCACCGAGTTGTTCGACGACCAGAGGAAGCCACCGCGCTTGATGCCGATGAAGTCCAGGACCGTGCGGTCCTTCCAGAACTTCGTCGCCATGCGGGCAGCGCGACGAGCGCCACCCACGAGCACGCACTCGGCGGCGTAGTGGTCGGCGTAGAGGGCCGCGAGCCACGGCGCCATGCCGGCGTCACGGATCTTGGCGATCGAGGCGATGGCGCCCATCAGCGGACCCGGACCCGAGGCCGGCCGGCCCTGCATCCCGGCGATCGGAGCACCGTTCGGGCGCACGTCGGTGAACTCGAGGATCAGGACTTCCTCGCGACGCTTCTCGAAGGCGAAGCGCTCGATGATCTCGACGGCCTTGGCCCAACCCTCGCGGGAATCCGGCACCCGGAACGTCGTGATCTTGCGGCCCTGGTAGAGGTGGCGCGCGTCACGCTCCGTCAGGAAGCCGGTGATCTTGCCCGAGGCCACGTCGTCGTGGCTCCAGTCGATGACCGGCACGACGATCGGCATGTCGTTGAGGTCGGCGCGGATCATCGCGTCGGAGTAGTCGCGACCGACGCCCGAGCCGTTGAGCAGCAGGTAGAACAGGAGGAAGGTCGTCGCGGACGTGGAGCAGTTCGTGAACACCTCCATGTTGCGGTCGCCCTGGGTGGCGTCGCCGTGCTGAAGGTGCCGACCCGACATCAGGATCGAGGCCTGACGCAGGTGGTGATGCATCGCCGAGAACTCCTCGGTGAAGATGCGGTTGGTCTCGCCGTCGAACATCGCCTCGACCGGGTCCAGGTGAGCCGGCTTCAGACGCGGATCGAGCGAGGCGTTCCCCATCGCGACGCGATAGGCGACATCGGCCCATTCCTCGGTCACGACGACGTGGGGCGGGATGAACCAGCCGGAGACGGTTTCATCGTCGCCGTGGTCCACATGGTATTCGGACGGGTTGCCGTAGCCGGACGCCTTGGCGAAGGCCGCGACCTGGCTGTCGAGGCTCGTGGTGTCGTCGCGGGCGATCTTGAAGGTGACGACGGCCTCGGCCGTGTAGGGCTTGTTGATCTTGCGGTTGACGGTGCGGTCGGCGACCGCCTGCCCCATGCCGGGGAAGTAGGAGCGAGCCGGCGTCAGCGACTCGGGGAAAAGACCAGCCATTGTGCTTTCGTTTCGTTCGAGGGGAAGGAAGAGTAGATAAGTCAGCGCTGACTTACCAGACTGGACAAACGCAGACGGCTATGCCGCCAGCGCCCGCGGCCTCCAGACGGAGAGGAGACGGCGAAATTCGTCGGTGAGCACGCCGGCCTCGGCGACCGCGATGGCGTCGGCCAAGTGCTCGTTCTTGGCGATCAGCGCGCCGTTCGGGTTGTTGCGCGCCCGCAGCCAGGTCGGGTGCGGATACTTCTCGACCGCCCAGTCGATCATCTGCTGCTTCGAGGCGGACTTGCCGAGGCCGGTCACGTCCTTGGTCTCGAGCGGCATGACCTGCACGATGGGCGTGGGCGAGCCGCCGAGGATGCCGCAGACGATGCCGAAGGCGCGGGCCGCCTTGGCGTCCTGGGCGCCCGAGGGGATCTCGGAAAACACCAGGGTCCGGCCGACGGCCGCCTTGTGGAACGCCTTGTAGAGCTTGGTCGAGCGCACGAGGTCGTCGGAGGTGACGCGGGCCTGCTTGACCTTCGTCTTCTCGGTCTCGGTGAGGATCAGCTCCTCCAGCTCGAGCTCGAGGGTGTCGGTGTCGAGCAGCATCTTCGCCATGCCCCAGGCGGTGAAGCTCGGGTCGCACGAAAGGATCGGGATCTTCATGACCATGTGCCCCATTCGGGGCTCTCCAGTTCGGGCGCCTCGGGCGCCGTGGGTGAAAGGGTGATCGGCACGCCCATGTCCTCGCCGGCGTCGTGATGCTGGCGCCAGCCGGGTGTGGTCGTCGTGTCGGTGAGCTGGACGAAGGTGCGCCGCTCGGTGACGACGTAGGAAGACACGCCGCCGTAGGGTGAGGTGTGCTCCTGGGTGTCCGTCTCGATCGCGACCTCGACCACGGTGCCCTCGAGGAGCGTGCCGTCTTCGAGTTCGATGCGGGCGATGCCCGACGTGCGGAATCTGTCGCGCGTCACCACGTCCCCCAGAGCGGGTTGGTGGCTGCGTCGAGCTCGTCCTCACGCGCCCGCGCCTCGGCTGCTTTCGCCCGACGCTCCTGCACGATGTGCTGGATGCGGTGAGCGTAGCGATCCTCGACCTCGTCCTGTCGCTTGCGCACCGCGTCCGTGTATTCGACGATCGCCAGGCTATCCCGGCCGTCGAGGCGCATCCACGGACGCTCCTCGTTGAGCGGGGAGGGGGTCCAGACGAACGCACCCTTGCGCATCACCATCGTCTGCTCGTTGCCGAAGGTGAAATGGCGATGCCGAACGACGGTGTCGTCGAAGGCGATGTTGCCGCCCTGGAGCTGGATCGGAGCGACGATCGCCGGCCGGGGCAGCTTCACCGCGCCGACCTCGGACGCGAACACGAAGTCGATCGACAGGATGCGGAAGCAATCCGTCGGCGCGGATTTCATCGTTCCCGGCTCAACGAGGCCGATGTCCTCGATGTAGCGCTCGATCCGCGCCTCGAACCAGAGCCCGTTCAGCTTGAACAGGCGCCGGGGATCGGGCGCTGAGCCGCGGATGCGCTGCGGCGTCCCGTAGAACACGCAGTCGTGCCCGAGGGCCGCTTGGAACTCCTCGCAGAGCCTCACCAGGTTCCCCACATCGGGTTGTCGGCGTAGGCGTCGGCCTGCGAGCGCTTGGCGTCGGCTTCGCGCTTGAGCTCCAAGGCGGCGAGCAGCTCGGGCATCGCGGCCCGGAAGGTGCCAACGGCGCTCGCCAGCGAGGCGTTGGAGGCGATGAAGGGCGCGTCCAGGTCCTCGAGCTCGGCGTCTGCCTGCGCCTTCGCGAGGTAGGTCGCGAGCGCATTCACGAACGCGCTCTCGGTCTCGCCGAAGAGGTGCAGCTTGGCGCCGTCCAGCTCGGCGTGGAGATAATCGACCGTGTCCATCGCGGTCATCTGAGCGATGACCTGGCCGCGGCCGCCGAGGCGAACGCCGGTGAGGAGGAACTCCTCGACGCCCTTGAACTTCATCGTCTTGAACGGCCGGTTCGGGTCGTTGTAGGCGACCGGCAAGCTCATCGGTCCGGGCAACTGCATCAGGCGGCTGTCGCAGACCGGAGCCAGCGCCGCGATGATGTGGCCGTTGGTATCGAGTTCCTTCGTCATCCCCATCTCGTGAGTAAGCGCTGACTTATGCGTTATAGCGAGGTTCGATCGCTCTTTCGCACCTTTTCAGGTCGGCCTTCGTGTTGAGGATCGAGCGATGATCGGATGGCGTGGTCGCCGAAATGACGACCGCGCCGGTGGCGATGAAGATCCAGCGGAGGTGGCAGCCCTTGGTCTGCTCGACCTTCCAGCCCTCCTTCTTCTTCTGGCGCACGAGCGCCCTCATGTCCCCGCGCAGGCTCATGACACCCGGACCCCGAGCTCCGCGAGCTTGCCCGTGAGGGAGCAATCCTGCTCGTTGAGGTGCGTCTCGAAGGCGGCGAGCAAGTCACCCAGGAGACCGCCGCGGTCGCCCTGCTTCATCTCGAGGGTGCCGCCGTCGGCGTCGAAGCGGATATGGACGTGATCGAAGGAGGTGCGATTGCTCTTCAACACATCCAGCTTGTCGCGGATCCACTTACGCTGCTGGGTGAGGCTGCGGATTTCCTCAATCTGCTTTTCCGTTAACTCGATCACGCGAATACCTCCTCGATCTTGGACGCGCCGCGTCCGGTCTTCGTGACCTTCATGACCTGGGGCACCCAGTCCTTGAGGTCCGAATGGCTGATGATGAAGACGGTCCCGCGCTCGCGGGCCTTCTCCTGCAGGATGGTGGTGAGCCGCTCGATGCCGGCGCTATCGAGGGCGTTGTCGATCTCGTCGCCGATGAAGAGCGGGATCGTCTTCGAGGCGCGGGAGGCCACGAGGTCCTGGAGCGCGAGCGCTGCCGCGACCCGCACCTTGCGCTTCTCGCCGCCGGAGATGGCCTTGAACTTGTCGCCGCCGAGCGCGTGCGTGACCTCGATGGAGAACTTCTCCTTCAGCTCGCCCTTCGCGCTGCGGGTGAGCGTGGACCAGCTCGCCCGGATGTTGCCGTCGGAGAGCGTGCCGAGATACTTCGCCGTCTGGGCGTTGAGGTAGGGCGTGACCTCGTCCAGCATCTCCGCCCGCGCGCCGGCCGGGGCGAACACCTCGCAGACCTCCCTGGCGATCTCGAGCTCGAGGGCCTGGGCGCGCTCGGCGGCCTGCGCCTCGATCATCACCTCGTTGGTCCGCTCCACGGCCTCGGAGCAGCGCGCCTGGATCGCCTCGTGCGGGTTGGGCTGCGCCTGGGACCTCTTGATCTGCTCACCCAACGTCCGCGCCCGCTCGACGATCTGGTCGATCTCCCGCTGCCGGCGATCCAGGTCCACCAGGGATGCTCTCAGACGCGCGCACAGCGCGTGCGTCGCGCTTGCGTCAGTCATAGACGCACGATGCGTTTCGACCGCTGAGCGCGCGATTTCGAGCGCTGCAACAGCGTTCGCGTGATCGCTCTTCACGTCGCGCAACGTGACGAGTTCAGCACGCAGCGCGCTTGCAGCGTTGGCCTTGGCAGGAGCGATGTCCGCGGCCGTGTAGGGCTTGTCGCACGAGGAGCACGGGCAGCCGACCTTGTGATCCAGGCCGTCGTGATCCGCCTTCAGACGCCGGGCGCGGGCGCTGATGGTGTCGATCGAGTGCTGATGCCCATCCACGAGGCGCTGGGCGAGGGTGAGCTCGTGGCTGAGCCGGCGCTCCTCCGTGACCTCACCCGCGAGGCCGGCGAGCTTGGCTTCCTCGGCGGCGAGCTGCGCCTCGACGGCCGGACGGTTCTCGGTGGCGAGCTCGCCCCGCTTCACCTTCACGACGCCGACGAGGTTGCGGACCTCGTCCGTGAGCCGCTCGATTTCTCCCTTGCGATCCCGCTCCCAGGCGTTCAGGTCCTCGCCGGCCTGGTCAAGGGCGCCGACGGCGTCATCGAACCGACCCACGGCGACATCCGCGGTCATCTTCGCCTTGTCGAGCGCGGCCTTCGCCTCGTTGAGCTGCGTGAGGGCGACCCGGTGGCCCTTCTCCAGGACCGTCGTGCCGGCGGCCTCCTCGACGATGACCTTGAGGTTCTTGTCCGTCATGCCCGGCAGGTCGGGCATCTGATCCTGGCCGGCGAGCACGGCGGCGATGAACACCTCGCGCGAGCAGCCGATGATCTCGTTGACGACGGTCTGGGTGAGCTTGTCGGTGCCGAGCGTGAGATCGTGGGTCTCGCCGTCCGGGTCCACCATCGTCACGAGGAGCCGGTTCTTAGCCGTCTTGTGCTTGCGGTGCCGGGCGATGGTGTAGGTGTTGCCGCCGTCCTCGACGCGGGTGGCGACACGGGTGCCCTTCTTGGCCGCCCAGTTGATGACATCGTCGCCCGAAACCTCGCGGCTCGTCTCGTCGTAGAGGCACCAGAACACGCCGTCGGCGAAGGTGCTCTTGCCGGCCCCGTTGGAGTCGGCCGAGCTGTCGCAGAGGTTCTCGCCCTGCACGAGCACGAGCCCGCGCTCATTCATCGTCACCTTCGCCTGCGCGATGGTGAGGAAGTTCTCGATCTCAACGTCGAGGATCTTCACAGCGCGGTCTCCTTGCCGTCAGCGGCCTTCACGAGAAAGTAGTCGGTCAGCAGTTGGCCGCCTTCCTGACGCAGAACGGTCTTGCCGATCAGAGTTCGCGCCATGTCGTTCTGAAGACGCCACTCGGATGTGTAGGGCCAGCCGGTCACGATATTCGGATGAACATTGAGAGGGCCGACGGCCTTGTAGAACTCGTCCTTGGAGACTTGCCTCACGCTGCGCGCTCCTTCGCGGCGAGCTTCGTGATGAGGCCGGCGTAGGTGCTGCTGAGCGGATCGTCGGTCTCGGCAGCCGGGCCGATGACCTTGGTCGAGCCGTGCTCGCGACCCCTGCGGCGCACGGTGGTCTTGTGCGGATCGCGCAGCATCGTGCGGAAGCTCTCGTCTTCCTCGACCGACACGATCTGGTCGCCGAGCACCTTGCGGTAGTTCGCCACCGTCATCGCCGGCAGGCCGGAGATGGTCTCGGTGATCCAGACCGTCGTCTCTTTGATGGCCGCTCCCGCAAGAAAGTCAGTGATGACTTGCTTTCGGCGGTATGTGATCTTGAAATACCCGGACACGCTCGTTCCTTATTCAATGCTGGTTTTAACAAGCGCTCGGGATTGAGCGCTTGTTATGCTTCACTATAGCGATGCGAACTCGGGTTTCACTCGGCAGATGAGCGAACCAAGCTGATGATGTTCGCGGCGCGCGCCTTGATCGCCTCCTTGTGGACCGAGCCCTTGCGCTCGATGTGGTCGGCGACCGAGATTTCCAGCGTGCGCGCCTTGACCGAGACCGTCGTGCCGGTGCGCGTCACCGTGGTCGCCCGCTCGGTGTTCATGACGACGCCGGCCGCGCTCATCCCCTCGAGGCCCTCGCGGAAGGCCTTCTCCTCGGCGTCGGTGAACACGAAGCCGCGCACCCGGACGTAGTTGCCGTCCACGATGTTCTCGTAGTCGTCCGGGTCGGTCTCCTCGGTGATCTCGACGAAGGACGGGGCGCGGCTGGCGCGCCAGTTGATGTCGTCCGCGTCGCCGCCGACGATCATGAAGCCGGCCTTGGTGCCGATGTCCGAGGCCGTCTGGTGCGTCGTGGCGCCGATCGACCAGACCTTGCCACTCTCGAAACCGCAGGCGTGGTGGTAGTGGCCCGAGAACACGCGCTTGAAGCCGAGCTCTACCAAATAGGAAGGGGTAAGCCCGTGCGCCGGCATGCCCGACAGAACGCCGTCGATGCCGGCGTGCATGATGAGGTCGGACTGGGCGTGGCTGCGGAGCCCGAAGTCGCGCCGGCCGGGCCAGCTCTCCAGCTCAGCCTTGAGGGCGTCGAGCTTCGGAATCCACGGCACCATCAGCAGCGAGTGCCCGCCGAACTCCACGATCTCCGGCCGGGTGACGACCTTGATGCCGTCGCGCTTGCCGAAGGACTGGAAGGCGTTGCCGAGCTCCGTGCTCTCGTTGGACTTCAGGTCGTGGTTGCCCGCGAGCGCCACGATCTTCATCCCGAGCTTGAGGATCTCGTCGAAGGCGTCGGAGATTGGGTTGAACACCTCCGGGTCGATCGAGCCGCGGGTATGGAAGATGTCGCCGGCGATGACCAGCGTGTCGCCGCCGGCCGCCTTCACCTCGTGAGCTGCGCGCAGCAGCTCGTCCACGATGATCTGGAGCCGCGAGTTGCGGCCATTGGGGAGCTTGGTCGAGAAGGCCGACCAGGCATGCGCGTGGATGTCGGAGAGCAGGCCGTAGGGCGCGGGCTTCATCACAGCGCCCCGACCAGACGACGGCGCTCTTCCTGGCTCGCGCGGAACTCCTTGAGGAGGTCGGTCACGGCGGTGAGGAGCATCCCGTTTTCCGCCCGCAGCGCGGCGATCTCCTTCATCTGCTCGGCGTGCCGCTCCTCGAGGCGCTGACGGGTGCGCTCCAGGTCGCGCTCCGAGATCAGACGGTAGACCGGCGCAGCGGCCGGGGCCGGTGCCGAGGCCTTGAGCTCCTCGAACGGCGCCGTCGTCTTGACGCCGTTCGCCAGACGGAACTGCTCGACCGCGAGCACGATCTCGGCGAGGAGCAGCTTGGCGGCGCCCTTGCCCTCCTTCACGCGGAGGAAGAGGCGGTCGAAGATGGCACGAGCCTGCGCCGCATCGACGAAAGAGGTGCCCTTGGCATTACGCGCGTCGCGGCGGACCTTGACCTCGCTCAGCGGCGTCCCGGCGAGCGTCATATACTTGCGCACGTCCGAGGCGCCGGAGACCGGGGCGATGTTCTCGGGGCGCATGAGGGCGACGAACCCAGAAATCGACACCCAAACCCGACCGTCGGCGTAGGCCGCGACGAGGGTCTTGCCTCCTTCGAGGCGAAACTCGACCACTGGACACTTCGCGAACTCGTTGGAGCCGGTGTTGTCCCAGCCGTCATAGGTGTCGGTCAGGTCGGTCCAGAGGGGCTTTGCGGAGCTGATGGAGGCGAGTGGCGCGGTCACGGTTGTCTCTCTCTGTGTGGGTGAGTCATCACTGACTTATCTGTTATAGCGAAGCGATCTCGGGTTTTCGCTGCTCAGCGCTTGGGAAGCTTCGGCGGCGCGCGGCGGAAGCGAAAGTGCTCCATCGGGAGGTAGCGCTGGAGCGCGCCGCCGCGGCCGGTGAAGTTCATGATCTTCGCCTTGTCGCGGTCGAAGAACAGCTCCGTGCGCGTGATCCACTTGTCGCCGGTGTCCTTCATGAGGACGCCCGCGAACTCGATCTTGCGGGCGCGCAGCATCAGCAGCGTGGCGTCATCGAGCGCCCAGCTCGCCTTGCCTTCGCGCACCGCGTCCGAGATGCACTGCTCGCCGCCGCGGTAGATCTCCTTGCGCTTGCGGTAGGCCAGGTAGACGCGCTGGCCGCCGGCCAGCTCGTAGATGCCGCCGTAGAGGCGACGGCCTTTCTTGACCTTCTCAAGCAGCTTCGGCTCGGGGGAAGGGGATGACGACAGCATCAGGCAGGGTCCAAATTCCCTGCGCGCCCCTGACAGGCACCGGCTTGGCGAACGGCTCGGGCTTGCGGCAGCGCCAGGCGAACCGCCCAGGCTTCCACCAGCCGTAAAGCTTCTCCTCGTCCGTCACGTCCTCGAGGTCCTCTTCCGTGATCTCGCTGCACGAGTGCAGCAGGACCGTGCCGAGGAGGTAGCCGTTCGGCAGCGCCTCGATCTCGCGGGGGAGGTTGGTCTCGAAGTAGTAGCGGGCGAAGGCGGGGTCCTTCATCGCATCGCGCTGCTCGGGCTTGATGACCTTGGTCGAGGCGATCCCGATCCTCTGGCCGATCAGCGCCTTGGGCGCGGGGAAGCCCCTCGTTTCGACAAGCTTGAAGCCGTGCGCCAGGAGCGACGCATACGGGTTCCAAACGGAGATGACCTTCAACGCACCCACTGATCTGTTCCCTCTGTTGAGAGATTTATAGCGATCAGCGCTTGACAGTTGAAGCGCGGGAAGGGGTTTCGGCGCCGAACCCGAAGATCCGGCGCCGAATGCGTCAGGCGGCTTCCTGGATCGGCTCGGCCTCGGACTCGCCGTTGAGCTCAGCCTCGGCGACGACCGGCGGCTCGTAGGCCTTCGGCAGCAGCGCGTGCAGCTCGGCGAGCGCCTTGTTGGCCTCGATGCGCCGGGCGAGCTGCTCCTTGTGGATCGCCTTGCCGTCCCAGAGCACGCGACCGGCGCCCTTGTCCTCGAGCAGCTTCTCGGCGACCAGGAACTCGATCAGCGAGCGCTCCACGTCGAACTTGCCGAAGCCGTCCTCCTGGAAGATGAAGCGCCAGGACGCGCGCAGGAACGGCCGCGAGACCTTGTTCTTGGCGACGACGCCCGAGACCTCGACGCCCAGGATCTCGGCGTTCTCGCCGGTGCCCTTCTGGATCTTCGAGGCCGCGCCGAGCATGAGCTTCTGCGTGTCGTAGAAGTAGGGGCTCTCGCCGCCCGGCGTCTTGCGCGGGTCGCCGTAGACCACGCCGATCTTCATGCGGATCTGGTTCGTGAAGATCGCCGAGATGCCGAACTCCTCGATGTAGAGGTTGAAGGTCGGAAGGTGAGCCGACGTGGCACGGGCGAGCGCCGTGTTGTCGTTCATGTTCCGGTCCGTCATGTCCCGGTCCTTCTTGGTCTTCATGTCCATCAGAGCGGACTGCGGGACCATCGAGGCGAGGGAGTCGAACACGAAGCAGATCGGCGCCTCGGGCGCGATGAGCTTCTGCTTGCGGATCAGCTCACCGGCGCGGACGGCCATCGTCAGGCTATCCTCGAAGGTGCGCGGCTTCTTGTAGATGAACTTGCCGGGCGTCACATCGAGGCCGATCCGCTTCGCCAGGGCGCCCGAGAACGAGCGCTCGTGATCGAAGAAGCCGGCGATGCCGCCCATCGCCTGCGCGGCGATCATGGCGCGGGTCGCGATGGCCGTCTTACCGGACGTGGACGGGCCGGCGATCTCGACCTGACGCCCGACGGCGATGCCGCCATCCCAGCGCGAGGAGAGGGCGTAGTTGAGCGGGGCGTAGCCGGTGTCGAGGAACTGGCTGACGGTCGCCTCCTCGTCGTTGGCGCCGATCAGCCCTGCGAGGTGCTTCGCGATGTCAGATGCGCTTGCCATTACTCGTCGTTCTCCACGTCGGTCGGGTTGTTGTCCTCGTCCTCGTCGAGGAAGAGGGCGTCGTCGTCGGCCGCGGGCTCGGCCGGGGTTTCGGGGCGCCGGCGAGCCTCGCTGACGAAGCGGCCGCCGAGGTCGTTCACGCTCGGGCCGCGCGGGGCGGCCGGGGCAGGGGAGCCGGGCAGGGCGATCAGCGGCACCACGGCCGGGGCTGCGATGCCGGCCAGCGCCGGCAGGTCCTTGGCGAGCGAGAAGTCCGAGAGACCGGCCGCCTGGACCGATGCGAGCGCCTTCTGCTGCGCGGCGCTGCCGGCGAGCGCGAGGAAGCTGAACGCCTTCTCGACCTCGGACGCCTTGAGCTTCACGCCCTCGCGCTCCACGAGCTTCACGAGCGCGGTGATGGAGCGACCGACGCCCGCGACGGCCGCCTCGAGCTTCTGCTGCGGGTTGCGTCCACGCACGCCGCGCGCGGGGACCTTCTTCTTCGTGGTTGCCTTCGTGGTCATGCTGCCTTCCGTAAGTCAGTGCTGACTTCACTCAGGGCGCGAAACGGCTCGAGCCAGCCATCCACGTCGCTGAGGATCTGGTTGAAGAGGAGATCGGAGCACTGGTCGCGCACCGCCTCGGGGTTGAACTCGCCCGGCGTCAGGCGCGGCCGGAGCGGCGCCGGGATGTCGGGGTGGTGGAGATCCATCAGCCGCAGGTTGCGGTAGAAGATGTCCCGCTTCTCCGGCGAGGAGCAGAAGTCGGCGAGCTTCTTCGGCACCTTGGCCTTGTGGATCTCGACCGCGTCGAAGAAGCCCTTCACCGTGCCGAAGGCCCGGACCAGGTCGAACGCGCCCTTGTCTCCGATGCCGCCGACACCGCAGATCTCGTCGGAGCCGTCGCCCATCAGCGCCTTGACCTCGAGATAGGCCTGCGGCGAGGGGCAGCCGCGCCACTCGATGTCCTCGATGAGGGTCGAGCCGTCCGCCTGCTTGGTCTTCTTCTGCTTCATGTAGCCGACCTCCTTCTCGAAGGTCTGCGCCGTGATGCGCTTCTTCTGCACGGGCGCGTGCCAGGCCACGCCGGGCTGCACGAGCTGGAGCCAGTCCTTGTCGCCCGAGATCAGGAGGATCTTGTGCCCCTTGGCCGCCAGGTCCGGCTGGTAGCGGCGCACGAGGATGCCGGCCCAGTCGTCGGCCTCGAGGTTGGCAGCCGAGAGCTGGTGGACGCCGCAGGCCTTGAGGAGCTGGAAGGCGAGGGGCTTCTGCGTGCGCCAGCTTTCGCGGATGCGCGCCTGCTCGATTTCGTAGGGCTTGGGCGCTTCCTTCACGGCGTCGCGCGAGCCCTTGTAGCCGTCGATCTCCTTCTTGCGCCACGAGTCGCCGTCCCAGAGGATCAGCGGCCGGAGCTGCGGGTAGGTCTCCACCATCTTCTTGATGGCGCGGATGACGCCGAGCGCGCCCTGCGTCTCCTGCTCGCCCACCTTGAGCACCCGCGTGCTCGTGGCGGCGAAGCCGATGTTATTAATATCAATCAAGAGGTGTCCGCGGTGCGTCACTTCACATGCCTCCACGTCTTGTTGTTCCAGATGCCGTAAATCATCTCCTTCGTAACCTTGTAGTTGCGGGCGACATCAGCGCCCTTCTCTTTGCCGGCCAGCGCGCGGATCGCGCGGACATCATTCTCGGTGAGCTTCCCACCTCCACCATTCCGCTCCCCGCGCGCCTGACGCCCGCGAGCGTCACGATCTGCGAGGTTCTGCTGGCGCGTGCCCCAGGACAGGTTGTCGAGGCTCGGGTCGGCCCGGTCGTCGTTGTCGTGCAAGCACTCCATGCCGGGAGGGCACGAGCCGACGAAGGTGTTGAGGACGATGGTATGAACGGCGACACGCTTGCGCTTGCCGTCCTTGCAGAGCGTGACCATCGGGTAGCCCGTGACCTGAGCGATGGGCGCCCGAAGGATGATGCCGCCGCGCGGCACCTTCCTGATATCGACACGAGGGAGACTGCGAACGCGCCCGAGATCGGACACCTCGTAGAAGCCCTCGTAACCGGCAATCGGGAGCCAGCGCTCACTCATCGACCCGAGTGACCTTCACGTCGAAATAGTCGGGCTTCTCCTCGCCGATGATGCCCAGGTAGTCCTGCCGGATCTCCTCGGCCGACCGCTCGCCGATCTCGTCGAAGGGCGGGTGGCTCCGGTAGCCGACCTGACCGTTCGTCCACTTGCACGGCTTCTTCTGTTCGATCTCGATGATGTGTCGGGCCATAGATCGTCTCCTTGCCTCGCTGACGGGGAAAGGGCGGCAGCCGAGAAGACTGCCGCCCTGTGAAGGGGAGGGCGCGTGCGCCCGTCCCAGCGAGGCTTAGATGCCGTCCAGACCGTCGAGCAGGCTGTCGAGCTCCGAGTCCTCGACCGCGGCGCCGAACTCAGCACCGGCCGTGGAAGCGACCGTGGTGCCGGCCTTCGAGGGAGCAGCGGTCTTCACCTCCGTCACCTCGGCCTCGATCGGCTCCTCGACGATGGTGCGCGGGGCAGTCGTCGCGGCAGCGCGGCGCGGGGCCGGGTCCTCGGGGATGTCGTCCTCCGTCGCGACGGTCGAGGTCAGCAGACCAGCGGCGCGCTTCGGGGGAGCGATGGCGAGGGTGATGCCGGAGGCCGCACCGATCGCGTTCAGCGCCTTGGTCTCCTCGCCCTTGAAGAACTCCTTCTCGATCGCCTCGAGGAGGTTGATCTCCTTGGCCTTGGCGACCTGGTCCTTCGTCAGCGGGTCGGACTTCAGGGCCGGGATGACGCCATATTCGGTGTCGAGGCCCTTGCCGGAGCGGGTGATGACGAAGTCGATGCCCGTGGTCGGGGACAGCGGGTCGGTCTCGTTGCCGTATTCCTCGATCATCGACACGATCGAACCGAAGGTCGAGGGCGTGATCTCGAGGATCTGCGGATCGGGCGAGGCGTCGGCGCCATCACGGATGATCGCCTTCACGAGGACCGACTTCTTGGTCTTCCACTCCTTGACCAGCTTCACCTGGTCGTCGTCCACCGCGGCCTTCATCGCCTTCTCGATCGCGGTGCAGATCGGGCAGGGCTCGTCCTTCACCAGGTCGGAGCAGCCGACCACAGCGACGGGCTTGCCGCCGAGCTCGGTCTTGATCCAGTGGACGCCGAGGTCCTGCCAGAACTTGCCGTCGGCCTCGGTCGAGATGATGCGGACGCGGGTGCGGCCTTCCTTGATCTTGACGAACTTGGAGTTGCCGCGGGTGTAACGGTTGCGGGCGTTCTTGACGAGCGCCATCATTGCGGGGCTGAGAGCCATGTGCTTTTGTGCTTTCGTGTTGGCAAAGTGCGCGGTGCGCTGCTGCCGTTGCTTCGGTGCTTTGCAGTTAGACTTAGCGTCGCTGCATCTAGTCTATAGCGAGAAGAGCTCGGTCTTTTCGCTATTTCATCGTCCCCGATCGAACTTTCTGATGGGGGCGATTGGAGGCTTGGCGGATCGGCTGCTTGGCGCCATTCCGCCAAGAAGCTCAGAAGGCCCGGCGCCGGCCGGCGATGAGCCGGGGCTTCGTGGTGCGGAGGCGCGCGACCATGAGGGAGCCGTAGAGGAAGAGGGCGGCGATCACGTCCATCAGGGCGTCGCCATCGTCTCGGCAGCTTCCGCCGCGGCCGAGCGGCCGAACCGGGCCGCGACGCGATCACGGGCAGACATGCCGGCCTGCTCCTGCTCGCGCTTGACCGCCATCGACAGCTCGCCGGCCCGCTCCTGACGGTCGGTGGCGCCGGCCTGGACGAGCATGTCCTTGCGGTGCCGGAACGCCTCGAGGGTGGTCTTGGCGACGGCCTCGATCTGCTTGGCCTCGTTCAGGGCACGCTTGAAGGCGACGACCTGCGGGTGCCGGGTGATGCGGCGCTCTACGATGCCTTCCGTGACCTTCTCGCCGAGCAGCGCCATGCGGGTGCGGATCTCGCGATCCACCTTCGCCTCGGTGTTCTCGATGAGGATCTTGATGTCATCGACCTGCTTCGAGGCCTTGGCCGCGAGCACGCCGTAGTAGGAGAACAGACCCGCCTGCTCAGCCATCGCCTCGGAGAGGCCGTTGGGCGAGTAGTTGAGCTTCGCCTTGAGGTCCTCCTCGGCGAGGAAGTCCTTCACCTTGAACTTGCGCACGATCACCGGCGGCTCGGGCGGCACGGTCGGAGGCGCGCTCGGCGCCTCCTCCGTCGTGGTGTCCTTCGCCACCGAGATCAGGCCTTCGCGGGCCAGAACCAGGTGCCCGGCTGCTCGGCCGAACCCTCGACGCGGCACTCGTCGATCACGATGGGGCCGCGACCGGGCGGGAAGGCGAGGAGCGAGACGATGTCGTGACCGTCGCCGGCCTCGAACACGGCGCAGACCAGAGCCGCCCAGTGCTTCACGCCCTTCGAGCCGTGATGGAAGTTCTCGGCCTCGGTCGGCACGTAGTGGACGATGCGGCCGGCGCTCGGGCGCGGCGCCGGCGGCGCGGGCGGGGCCTTCGGCTTCAGGCTGTCGAAGAACTCCTTGAGCGTCTCCTCAATCACCGCGTCGAAGGCGACGTTGAACGCCTGCGCGGCCCGGCGCTCGAAGATGTCGTCGAGCTGGGTGCGGTAGAGGTCGTTGAACTGGGTGCAGGGGTTGGAGTCGAACTCGAACACCTGGACGAAGCCGCCGAGCACCGCGTCACCGTTCGAGGCGACGTAGAAGACGTTCGGGTCGGTGGTGAGGGTCCAGAGCGACTCCGGCAGGGTGCCGAGGATGGTCTCGACATCCGCCTCGATCTCGGCGTCGCGCTGGGCCTCGTTGACCACGTCGCCGAGGTGAACGTCGCCGTTGATGGTGAGATTGATCGTCACCGGCTGGGCCGGTTCGCCGAGCGGCTGGATCATGCCGGAGAGGAAGGAGAGCGGGTTGTGGGCGTTCACTCTGGTCTCGCTGTGAGTAAGTGCTGACTTATCTTTTATAGCGACAGCACGTCGGGTTTCAGAGAAAAATCTCGCGGATGCGTCAGGCGTTCGCGAGGGTGGAGGCGACCTCGAAGACCTCGTTCAGCTTCGCCTGCTTCGAGGAGTCGTGGAAGATCTCGCCCGGCGAGAAGCCGATCACGAGGTTGGCGTCGAGCTCCTTGTGGTAGACGACCTCGCCGGCCGCCTCCGACGCCTTCCCCTTGAAGTCGGGGATGAACTGCCGGAGCACGGTCGAGCCGAGCAGCACGATCACGGGCGGCTTGAGGAGCTCGATCTCGCGCTGGAGGTAGGGCGCGTAGGTCGCGATCTCGGCAGCCGTGATCTGCTTGCCGGCCTTGGGCCGCTTCAGCAGGCCGGTCCAGTAGGCGTCAGCCCGGCCGAGGTCGTTGGCGTCGAGCGCCTCCTGGACCCACTCGTTGATGCAGACCGCACCGCGCTTCGGGTCGTAGGTGAAGCGGCCCTCGGCATCCTCACCCCGCGACGGCGCGTCGGCGATGACCATGAAGCGCATGTCGCGCCCCGTGACCATCTTCACCGGCATGCCGTCATCCGCGCAGCCCTCGGCATAGTCGGCGAAGACCGAGAGGATCTCGATCTTGGTGTCGCGGTCGCGGTGCATCTGCCGGTGGATCGGCACGTAGGCCGTCACCAGGCCGGGGATCAGCTCGCGCTGGTCCTTGATCCGGTCGGGGTGCTTGCGCACCAACTGCCCCGGCTCGATGTCCGCAAACGCGCCGACCGTGTCGAGCAGCCCGACGTGCTTGACGTTGCAGCGCCGCCGCTCGACCCGCTCCACGAGATCGGCCTTCGACTTGAACGGGCCGGCCTCGCGCGCCTTGAGGATCGCGGACGTGGTGAGCGCCGAGATACCCTTGATGCGGTTGAACGGCATGACGAGCCGCGCATCCGTCACGATCTCGAAGCGATCGGACGAGTGGTTGATGTCGGGCATGTCCACCTCGATCCCCATGCGGTCCGCGTCCTTCATCAGGCCGGGCAGCTTGTCCTGGGGCATCAGCGTCAGCGCCGCGGCGAAGAACTCCACCGGGTAGTGGGTCTTGAGATACATCGCCTGATAGGAAATCAGGGTGTATTCGACCGAGTGGCTCTTGTTGAAGCCGTAGCCGGCGAAGCCTTCGATCTTGTCGAAGAGCGCACCCGCCCATTCCGGCGTGCATTCCACCGTCTTGAGGCAGCCGGCGACGAAGCCGGCGCGCTCCTTCGCCATCTCCTCGGGCAGCTTCTTACCCATGATCTTGCGCAGCTTGTCGGCCTGCGCGCCCGAGTAGCCGGCGATCACCTGGGAGGCCTTCATGACCTGCTCCTGGTAGACGAACACGCCGTAGGTCGGGCTCAGCACGGGCTCCAAGAGCGGGTGGTCGTAGTCCACGCTCTCGTGCCCCTGCTTGCGCTTCCAGTAGGAGTCCATCATCCCGGATTCCATCGGACCCGGACGGTAGAGCGCGGTCGCGGCCGTGATGTCGTCGAAGCTGATGTTGCCGTCCCGTCCGAGCTCCTTCAGCAGGCGCCGCATGCCGCCGCCCTCGAACTGGAAGATGCCGGTGGAGATCGCGCGAGCGAAGTTGTCGAGCACCTTCGGATCGTCGAGCGGAATGCGCAGGAGATCCACGCGCTTCGAGCGACGCTTGCGGATGTAGTCGAGGGCCAGCGCGATCAGGTCGAGCGTGTTGAGGCCGAGGATGTCCATCTTCACGAGGCCCTGGTCCTCGACGATGCGCTTGTCCCAGCAGACGACGGGCAGGTCGGGCACCGGCTCCTCGCCTTCCTTCGGCTTGGCCGGCGCCTTGCGCCGCTCGATCACCGCCCGCTCGACCAGATCGACACCGCCGACGACCACGCCGGCCGCGTGCTGCGAGAGGTTGCGCAGACAGCCCTCGAGGTTCGTCGCCGTCTCCCAAATGATCGGGTTCGCCTTGCGGAAGTCGCCGATCTCCGAGACCTGCTCGGCCGCCGCGTTGAGCTTCACCGGCTGGCCGTGGACCTTCGGCACGAACTTCGAGCAGCGATAGGTGTCCTCGGGCAGGCCGAACACGCGGCTCACGTCACGGATGGCGGATGCCGAGCCGAGACGCCCGTAGTTCGAGACGCCGGCGACGCGCGCGGTGCCATACTTGCGGATGAGATACTGGAACACCTCGTGCCGGCGCTCGGACATGAAGTCGAGGTCGGCGTCGGGAAGGTCGATACGCTCGGGGTTGATGAAGCGTTCGAACAGCAGGCCGAAGCGAAGCGGATCGCAGTCGGTGATCCCCATGAGGTAGGCGACGAGCGAGCCGCCGACCGAACCGCGGCCCGGCCCGACCAGGATGCCCTGGCTCTTGGCCCACACCACCACGTCCTGCACGAGCAGGAAGTAGCCCGAGAAGTTGAGGTTGCGCAGGACCGTCAGCTCGTAGTGGAGCCGCGGCTTGTAGACCTCGGTGAGCTCCGCGGCCGACGGCCGGTGCCCGAACACATCCTTCGTGAAGCGCTCGTGCCAGCCGCGCCGGCACGCCTCGGCGACCGCCTTGAACTCGTCAGGCGCCATCACGGGCAGCGAGGGCGCGGACTTCTTCCAGGCGAACGTGACCATGTCCACGAGCCGGGCCGTGTTCTTGAGCCCCTCGGAGAACCGGCCGTTGGTCTTGACCCCGCGGTGCCGCTCCAGCCGGTCGGCTGCGGCCTTCACGTCGCGCACGAGCTCGCCGATGGTCTTCGGGTGCAGGTCGCGTGCCGCGTTGAACCACGCCCACGGCTCGGAGAGCTTCACGTTGCGGGTGACGGCGTTCATGATGTCGGCCGCATCCGCGCCGCCTTCCTCGTAGAGGGTCGGCGTCACCACGAGCGTCGGCAGGCTGAGCTCGTCCGCGAGCTTCAGCGCCTTGACGTTCTGCGTGTCCCAGTAGGGCGTGTCGATCGGCACCAGCGAGACGAACGTATTAGAAGCGCTCAGAGCGTCGGCGCAGCGCTGCATGATCTGCGGTGCGTTCGCGTGATGCACGACGCTATGCGAGCAGCTAGACGCAATCGCAGCGTCAGCCGAAGTCACATTCGCAAGCTCAGCGAACAAGTCTTCGAACGAGAGCTTGGGGACGTTGTAGAAGCGGTCCTCGGAGTTGGCCTTCGAGAGCAGCCGGTAGAGCGCCATGAGCCCGGCCTGGCTCAGCACGTAGTAGGTGAGGAAGAACTCGGGCGGCGCCTTCTTGTCCTCCTTGGTCTTGCGCCAGGAGGGGTCGTCCACGAGCCGCAGCCGGCAGCCGATGACGGGCTTCAATCCCGCCTTGCCGGCCTTCTGGGAGAGCTCGATGAGGGCCGTGACCGACATCGTGTCGGTCACGCCCACAGCCTTCGCGCCGGCCCCGGCCGCGCGGTCAACGAGCTTGTCGATGGCGAGGATGCTCTCACCGATGGAGAAGTTTGACCGTGCGGCCAGGATCGCGTGCATTAGCCTTCCAGCGCCTTCCAGTTGATGATGCGGACGTTCGTCAGCTTGCGGGTCTCGGCGAGCACCTGCTCGATGCTGAGCGCCTGCTCGGTGGTGCGGATGTCGGGCACATCGACCCACGCCCGGTCATGGCGCTCGAAGCCCTCGGCGTCGTCGTGGACGAAGACGACCCAGGTGCGCCGCGGCTGGATCTCGGGCTTCTCGTTCGCCTTCTTCGCCGCCGCGGCCGCAGCGCGCCGCTCCTTGCGATTGCCCGGCTCGGGCTTGGGGGAGGCCGGAGGCGTGGTCTCGGTGGTCATGCTGCTTCCTTCAAAACGAGGCGGCCATTCTGCTCAGTGGCAGCGCCCAGGGCGGTGAGTGCCTGGAACGCCTGGGTTGCGTGGGCGGCCGCCGTGCCCTCGCTCCATCCCAGCTTCTTCTCGAACGCCACCTTCAGCGTCTTCCGGTCGATGCCCGCCTGCATGTTGAGCAGCAGGTGGCAGGTGACGCGGAGGAACTGAGGGGACGCCGTGAACGGGTTCTCGCGCTTTGCCAGCGCTTCGGTCACGCGGATGCCGGCGCGCTCGATGCGGGTGAGGAGCTCCTCGACCTTCTTCGGCAGGCCGTCCGTCAGGACCGCGGTTGCGTGGCCGTCGGCCGGCGCGACGCGAGGCGCGCGCATGACCTTCGGCTTCTTCTCCTTGACCACGATGCCGAGCTCGGCCCGTCGCCGCGCGAGCTGCTCGGCGCCGGCCTGCTCGCAGTCGGCCGCGAACGGGCAGGCGATGCATTCGGGAGCTTCGGCGCGAAAGCTCAGGGCGAAGCCGTAGCAGCCGGGTCGCAGAGAAGTCAGCACTTACTTACTTCCTTAGCCAAGAATTTGACGCGCGAGGCCCTTGACCTCGCCGTAGATGCGATTGCGGTCCGTGCGTTCGCACCCCATCAGGTCGAACACGAGGGAGCCGGTGATGTGACCGGGAACGCCCGAGCGGATGCCCTGCGCGTTCGCGTGGTCGGAGCGGGCCTGGATCGCCGTCATCTCCTCGTAGAGGGCGAGCGGCGGATCAGCGAGCAGGCGCACGAAGGTCTGGGCGTCGGGCGAGAGCCGGGCCACGTTGTGCTCGAACTCCTGCCGGTCGCCGAAGGTCTCGTCCTGGAGCGGGGCGCCGTCGGCGATGATGTCGTGGAACGACGCGCCGTCCTCGCCAAGATCGTCGTCGATGTCCATGCCGACATGCCCGATCTGCTTGTCGATCCAGGCGTTGATGTGGTTCTGCATCCCGCGCTGAAGGTAGGCCCCGAAGGGCACGCCGAGGCTCGGGTCGAACTTGTCGCGGGCGATGCACCAGGCCACCGCCAGCTCGGAGCGCACGTCCTCGAGGAGCACGCTGCGCGCGCCGGCCGCGTGAGCACGGCGCAGGTAGCGGGGCGCGGCCTTCGCCACGACCTTCTCCCAGTCCTTCCAGCGGATCGGGTGCTGGTTGACGATCTGCGTGGTCATGGCGCTCACCCGAAATAGCGCTGCGCGAGCTGGGAGGCCGCCTCGCGGTCGATGCGGCTCATGCGGTTCATGTAGCCCTGGCGCAGCCCGGCCTCGTAGTCGGAGCCGCGCACCGCAGCCAGGCGGCCGGCGGTGATGAGCTCGCGGGTCGAGATCGTCATGCCGATCCGGCCGCCCTTGAACGCCTCGCGGATGTCGTTGGCGAACTTGACCAGCTTCTCCGCGTCCGCCTTCTTCAGGCTCGCCTGCGACTGCACGATCGCCGTCTCGATCGAGGCTTCCATGTAGGGGACCTCCTCGACGATGTGCATGCGGGAGTAGTTCGCGGCGTTCTGGATCTGCGTGCCCTGGTAGAGGCCCGTCTCGTCGCCGCCGCCGTTGGTGTTGCCGGTCGCCACGAACCGGAAGTCGGGGTGCGGCTTAATCATCCGCATCTCGGGCGGCGCATCCTTGATGTAGAGCGGCTTGCCCTCGAGGATCGGCTGGTAGAGCGCGAGCACGGAGGGGAGGGCGAAGTCATACTCGTCGGCGCAGTAGACGTAGCCGTTGAGCATGGCGATGGTGAGCGGGCCGGGCTGGAACACCGTCTCGGTCGAGAGGACCTCGATGTCGTTGCCGGCCGCGTCCTTCGAGGCGCGCTTGACCGCCTGCACGACATACTGGCCGATGATGTGCGCCTCTTCGGTGTTCGCCGTGTGCTGGACGCGCATGAAGGGCCGCTTGGTGCGGGCGCAGGCCTGCTCGAAGAGGGTCGTCTTGCCGGAGCCGTGGTAGCCCCAGAAGTAGACGTTCATCCGCATCTCGAGGCCCATGAGGGCCGTCTTCACGAGCTCGAGGTTGAACACGTAGTTCCGGTCGATCTCGGGCACGAGCGCCAACGCCTCGGGCTGATGGCCCTTGTAGACGGCGATGAGGATCGGCTCGTTGCGCTTGTTCTTGGTCGCGGGCACGTCGCCGGTCTCGAAGACCTTGGCGAGCGGCAGGCGTTCGATGTGGCCGGTCACAGCGGCTTCCTCGGCTTGAGCCTTCTTCTCGGCCAGGCGCTTGGCGGCAGCGGGCGAGAGGAGCGGGGCATCAGGGTAGGCGGCGCGGTAGCGCTCCACCGTCCACTCGGGGTGGCTCTCCTTCAGGTAGGCCTGGATGACGTGGACGCGGGCGCCGTCGAGCTCGCAGGTGATCTTGCCATCGTCTTTCGCGACGGGGGCGGCGGCAGTGCTCATGCGTTGGGATCTCCGTTCCTGTGAGCGCGTCGCGCTCTCTCTGTGTGCATTGCTGTTATCGCTGATCGCGTCGCGGGAAGCAAGTCAGTCCTGACTTATCCCGCGACGCCCCGCAGCGATGCGGATGTGGTGAGCGCTTACGCCAGGAGGATCTTGCGCAGCTCGCCCATGACCGCCTTCGGCAGCGAGGCGGCATCCTCCAGGAGGACGAACTTCTTGTAGTAGTGGCGCGGCGCGTCGTCCTCGATGCCGATGCCGATCGTCTCGATGCCCTTCTTCTCGACCGCATCGACGGTGAGCTTGAGATGCGCCCGCAGCGCGCGCATGTCGCCGTCAGCGGCCGGGTTGCCGTCGGAGAGCACGAGGAGCACCTTGCGCTTCTCCGGCCGCTGCAAGAGCCTCCAGGCTGCCCGCTCGACGCACTCGCCATCGACGTTGTTCGCCAGGAAGTCCTGGAACGGCGCGGCGGCGAACCGGCGCTTGACCTCGGAGGTCATCCGCTCGTCGAACCCCTTGTAGATCGGCATGTAGAGCGGCTCGTAGCGGGTGAAGGGCACGCCTTCCTTGCGCGCCGCCTCCTGCGCCTCGCGGATCTCCGGCCCGTAGGGGTTCCACTTCGTCGTGAAGCCGAGCACCTCGTGCTTGATCGCGACCCGCTCGAGGGTCGAGGACAGCGCGTAGCCCGACTGCATCGCCGTGCGCATCTTGCTCCCGTCCATCGAGCCGGAGTTGTCGATCAGCAGCCCGACGGCCACATCCTTCGACTTGTTCTCGTGGAGCCGGCGGAACACGCGGTCGTCGCCGGCAACGAGGCGGTGCAGCCCGGCCTGGTGCAGGCGGCCCGTGCGGAAGCCCGGCACCTTCTGGACCTGGGAGCGTGCCTGCATCATCCGCTCGATGTCACGCTGCATCACGCCGACCGACTGCCGGGTGCGGTCGTCGAGCTCGGTGAGCCACGCATCGCGATAGACCCGCATGTCGGTCGGGAACGGCTCGACCACGTCGAAATCGGTCGTGTAGATGCGGTAGGGCGAGGCGAGCGCCGCTTCCTTGGCCTCCTTGCCGATCTGCGCAGCCAACGCCTCCTCGAAGTCGCTCTCGCGGCAGGTGACGAGCACGACCGGGCCGCCCTGGTCCGGGTCCTCGTTGCCGTGTGCGCCCTCGACCTCTTCGTCGTTGGGCGTGCTCAGCGGGGCTTCTTCGGCCTCGTCCGCATCCGCACCGTCAGCCGCGCCCGGAGCGCCTGCCTCGCCGTCGCTACCCTCACCCTCATCGCTCTCTGAGCCACCAGCGCTCTCGCCGTCGGCGTCGTCGCCCGGCTCATCTGCCTCGCGATCTCCCTCCCCAGGCTCGTCCTCACCATCATCGTCGTCAGCACCGGCAGCGCCAACTTCGCCCGACTCGTCGTCCGCCTGGTCTCCTTCCTGATCGTCGCCATCGCCCTCGGGCGCACCGGCACCAGCATCCTCACCGTCAGCGTTCGGGTCCGCATCCGCTTCGTCGCCAGCAGCGGAGGCGCCATCCCCCGGCTCGCCGGAATCTTCGGGCTCACCCTCTTCGTCGTCGCCGCTCGCGCCTTCGCCCGGCTCGTCGTCCTCGGCTGCCGGCTCTCCACCAGCCTCATCGCCTTCAGCGTCAGCATCGTCGGCATCTTCCTCCTGCTCGTCGCCCAACGCGCTCTCGTCGCCAGCCTCATCGCCGGCCGACGGCTCGTCGTCCTCGCCTTCCTTGTCCTCGGGCTCGGCGTCCTCGTTGCCGGCGCCCTTGCCCTCGTCTTCCGGGGTCTCACCCTCGCCGCCGTTGGCGCCCGACGGCTCGTTCTCGGGCTCCTCTTCGGGCGGCTCGGGCGGTGCAGGCGGGGGAGGGGGCGGCGGCGGCGCGGCCTTCTTCGGCGCCTTGAGCGCGTCGTCGATCTCGATCGCCAGGTCGTAGCAGTCGGCCGTGGACGCGAGCTTCGGCAGCCGGGGCTCGAACGGCTTCAGGCGGTTCCAGGCGTTCGCGAGCTCGGGGTGCTCGAAGTAGCCCGTCTCCTTGAAGAACTCGATGAAGGGGCGCTGTCCGGCCCAGGCGCGGAAGGCCGGCACCAGCAGGATCGCGAAGGCGCTGTTCCAGTCACCGGCGGCGACCGCCTTGTCGAGCGCGGGCTTGGTGATCTCGGCGATGAAGAACTTGTGGAGCTGCTCGAGGTTGTAGCCGGAGCCGGAGAAGCGCTTGCTCATGGCGCGCTCGATGAAGGTGTCCTCCAGAGCATTCCACATGATGCGCAGATGAGGCCGGCCCTTCTTCTCCTCGATGTCGATGCGACCATGCACCGAGAAGTCGGTCTCGAGGATGTGGGCGACCTCGTGGTCGATGAAGCCTTGGATCGCGAGGATCAGCTCCTTCGACGCATTGTCGGGCAGGTAGGGGATGTTGACGCTGAACGGCTTGTGCGTGACGCGGTCCGTCAGCACCTTCGCTTGCGTGCCGCGCTGCGTCACTTTCAGGCCCATGCCCGCGAGGAGCTGCGTGACCTTAACGACAACCTCTCGCAGGATCAGGATCTCGGTGTTCACTTGCTATTCCTTCTAAGTCAGTGCTGAGCTATTCTGTATATCTCAAATAAATCGGCGATGCTAATAGGTTATCGCACTCACTTCATGGGAATAAGCGAAGCCGAGTCACCCGAGATCGAGATTATGCAATCGCCGTGAACGGGGTGAATACCGGAGTAATGCTCCATGATGCCGATTGTGACGTGACGCATCTGGTCGAGGACGTAGGTCTGTTCGATCGCTTCGGCCTGATCCATGCGAATGATGGTCGGATTGAACTGCTTCATGGGGGTCGAGATGGCCGGAGGAGCGGGATTGATCGTGGGGATCGAGGACGAAACCAGGGTCATTTCTTGCTGCCTATTGTTAAGTAAGTCACTACTGACTTGATTGATGTTCCAACGCGAACCACCCCTATTGTGGGGTGGTGACTTTCGAGCAGTCCTCAGCGCCCATTGTGGGCGCTGTGATCTCAAAGAGACTTGGGGACGGCACTCACACCGGTCTTGGGCCGGGCGATCTCCCGCAGCGCGTCCATCTGGCGCTCGTCGAACCGAACGGGTCCGCCGCCGAAGCTCTCGCGGAGCGTCTTGACGATCTCCATTTCGTCCCCGCTCACGGTGTTGCCGAAGGTCTTGTCGATGTCGTCGAGGGACACCGGCATGTCTGGCTGCTGCACTGCGAGGCGGAAGAAGAACTGCGGATCAACACGCAGCGCCTTGGAGAGTGGCAGAACCTTGTTTAGTGGCACCTTCGTCTCACCACGCTTGAACATGGAGAGGATGTTCGGCTTATCGTAGCCAGCCTGGAGAGCAATGTCGCGCTGACTAATGCCAAGATCGGATAAGGTGTCGATTTGCTTTTGCAAGAACCGCGACATGGTCGTGTTCTCGTAGGGCCGTTGTGTTATCTTCGTGACCAATGTAATTCTCCTGAGCTGCTATGGGGTGCTCGGGGCTGTTGCATGTTCTGGCTCTGCATTCGATTTCTCTTCATTCGATGCAGAGACGATATAGCAGCTAGAGCGCGGGTTTCGTCGGTGCCGTGCGATATGGCAGAGAAAACCCGTGTTTGTCGGATAAGTCAACGCTGACTTGACAGGTTCCCTCAAAATTTCCGACGCGAAGGTGTGGCGCTGACACAACCTAAGATGCCTCATCGAATTTTTCCATCGAATCCGCATCCGATTCTCGATTGGTTCCCTCGACCAACTCGTAACGCCTGTGCTCTAAGCCGAATCGCTCAGCGGCCAGCCGTGGAGACAACACTTGTTCCAATCGGAGTGTGAGGATTGCTGACAGCCTGCCAGGTGCGAATGGCCCGTGCCGCGCTGGGGCTTTCCCTTCACCAGCTCGCAGCTCTCTCCCATGTGTCCGAGAAGACCATCCGCCGCACGGAGGCCGCGATCGGCATTCCGCCGGTGAGCCGCGAGACGATGGTGCGCCTGCGTAAGGTGTTCGAGGACAACGGCTGCTCCTTCGACAGGGACCAAAGCCTCGACTGGGTGCTCGTAAAAGTCGATCGCGGCGCAGCCGGCCTGATGCGGCAGAATTTCCCCGACGGTGACGACCAGCCCGACGCGGGTGAGTAGGATCGCCGTCCTAAAGATCCGCTTTTGCCATGTTATGGAACTAAATGACGGGGCGCTTGCGGCCCGTTTTGCGTTGTGGCACCGTTACTTAGGGGATAGAGGCGCCAAGTTCCATAATCAAACTTATGCGAATGGCTCAGCCTGAAACGCGGAAGGCCCGGCAGCGGGTGAGCTGACCGGGCCTTCCAGGCGCTTAACGAGGGGCGTTGCGCGCCCTGGCGCCATCTAGCAGGCGATTGGTTAAGCGTCCATTACCGGACGCGGCAGGTCGAGCTTGAGCTTCAGACGAACGGTCGAGGCCGGCAGCCGGAGCCGTGTTGCGATGTCCGCTTCGGCCGCGGCGATGATCGCGTTGATCTCGTCTTCCTGCGTCGGCTCATCCTCGTCGGCCGGATCTTCGTCGTCATGATCCGCGACCGGCGCGGCCTCGTCTTCGTCCGGGCTCTCGGTGGTGAAGCTGGGCTTGACGCCGAAGGTCGGCGTGCCGTGCAGAAGGTGATGGGTCGTCGTCTTCAGTGCGTCGGCGAGCGCGGTGAGGTTATCCTGGACGGGCATGCCGTCTCCACGCTCCCATCGACTCACGGCAGCGCTGGTGATCTTCAGCGTTGTCGCCAGTTCACCCTGCGTCATCCTCAGCTTTCTGCGCCGCTCTTTGACACGCAGACCGAATTGCTTTCTCGAAACCACGGGAGACACCCTTGCTGGCGTTGTTGACCCGCCTTGAATTACACGGGAGTCAACGACATTCAAGGGGCATCTCGGTTTATTTCAACGGAATGAAACGGCAAGGCGCAACGCCATTGCGTCAACTGTCCGTTTTCCGGTAGGGCTTCCTGACTCGCCTAGAATCGTGCCACCACTCGTAACGCTACGAGTCGCGGAGCTTGAAGGAATGCCTGACACCCAGTCTCACGCCCGCGTGAAGCGGTTGCGCGAAGCCCGCAAAGCCTCCGGCCAGCGGGAGATGAACGTATGGGTGCCGGCGCATGTCCAGAAGGCGATCGAGAAGGCCGTCGAGGAGGGACGCTTCCCGAGCCGGCGCCTGGCAATCGTGGACGCGCTCGAGCGGCAGTTCGTGGAGAAGTGACGTGATGTAACCGGGCAAAGCAAAGGCCCCGGAGCTGGTAACTCCGAGGCCTTGGACCTTCATCGCTGGTTGGTGCCAGGGAAGAAAGTGATTCGCACCTCTTTCTAACCTCCCTGGACTCCTCTCGTCAATGACGCCCTCGCGGGCGAACGGTCCCGCTTTGCCTCCGCACAGGAGGTTTGAAGGTGGAGATGGTTCACTCGGGGAGCCGGCCGCTCACGCGCGCCGCGCTCGCCGGTCGGAGACGTGTGCTCGATGCCGAGCGGACGATCTCCCGCAAGGAGCTCCAGGCCGCCGGCCGGGAAGCTGCCAAGGCTCTACGCCTGCGCCCTGCCCTACGCTCAATGCTCTCGGCGCTCTGCGCGGTTTGGGGTGAGCAGCCCTGGAGCCGGCTGATCGTCTGGCCGTCCAATGAGCATCTCAGCTCGATGACCGGGTTGTCGGAGCGGGCGATCCGCTACGCTCTGCGCGACCTCGTGGCCCTGGAGCTCGTGACGCCGAAGGACTCGGCCAACGGCAAGCGCTACGCGATCCGGGCTCCCGACGGCACGATCGTGGACGCTTTCGGACTCGACCTGACGCCACTCGTGGCAGGAATGGCGTCTTGGCGCCAAATCACCATGGAGGCGGCCGCCCAGGATGACCGCAGGCGGCGTTCGTTCGAGCTTTTGACCTGTCACCGCCGCGCGGTGTCGGAGGCGCTCACGGCCCTCCTGACGCGATTTCCCGAGATCGAGGTTTCGGACCTGGTCGCGGCCCACGAATCTCTTGAGAAAGCGTCACCGAAACGCCGCGGCGCCGGCGATCCCGAGGCTGTGCTCGAGGCATGGGGAGAACTGCGCCAGATGGCAGAGGAACGCTTCTATCAGGCCGCCTCTGCCGGCAATTCGTGCCGCCATATAGAACAAGACCCCGGATCTCCTGGTGAGACCTGTGCAAGGGCTCCGCGAGAGGAGCCTGGGACGACCCCTCCCCTTCTCCCCGATCTCGTCGCGGCTGCCTGCCCGGTCGGCGCCGAGCTGCTCGGTGCGAATCTCACGGCGGAAGCCGACGTGCTCGACGCCGGCCGGCTGGCGCGGGCGGCGATCGGCGCGCACCCGTCGGCCTGGCAGGAGGCGTGCGAATCTCTCGGGGCGCTGCGCGCGGCCTGCCTGGCGCTGATCGTCGCCCAGAGGCTCGATGACGGCGCCGGCGGCGCTGAGATTCGCATTCAGAAGCCCGGCGGCTACTTCCGGCAGCTCGTGCGCCTATATGGCGAGGGCCGCTACGCGCTCGAGGCCGAGCTCATGGCGATGCGCCGCCGCAAGATGACGTGAGAGCTTGATGACCAGGGAACAGAAAGAAGATCTGAAAAACCAGATCACCATCCAACTACTCGCCACGTATCTGCGGGATAAAGATCCCGAGGCCTACGAGGAGTTCTTTCGCCCTCAGATCGAAAACGTGAAGAGGCAGATGCCTAACACCCCGGATGGGAAAGAGATCGCGGGGCATGTCGAGACTTGCCTGACGCAGCACCCAATGAAGCATATGCCGTAGGCCACTTGAAACAAAAGGGCGGTCCCGAGAGGTGCCGCCCACCCAATGCGCAGAAGGAAGATAACGTGACCGATAAAGAACGCCTCGATGCCCAGGAGCGTGCGATCCAAATACTCGCGAACTTCAATTCACTCGCGGACGTGAGTTTCCGGGGCTATGTTGAGCAGCAGTTAAGGAAATGGCATGACGCCAGCGAAAACAATATGAACACTAGCGAGGCAGAGAAGGCAAAGACTGCCGCATTCCACGATGAAATTAACAGATTACTTACGCCTCGGAAGTCGGATTTCGTATGAGTTGGTCGCGGTGACAGGAATTGAACCTGTGACCTGGGGCGTATGAGGCCCTCGCTCTACCGCTGAGCTACACCGCAACATGGTGGCGACAGATGGAATCGAACCATCGCGGGCGCAGATTTTCAGTCTGCCGCTCTACCGACTGAGCTACATCGCCTCTCATAAAAAAGGGCGGCCCCGAAGGACCGCCCACACACAGAAAGGAACCCAACCATCAGTCGGCTTCGCAAGAAGAGGGATAAGAGCCCCTCAGAGATAAGTCAACACTGACTTACGCAGCCACGCGCAAATTTTCGTCCTTGTCGTCGCGGAAGCGGACGAAGCGCGGGTGCCGGAGCGAGCCGTCGGGCGTCACCTCGTGGAACTCGACCTCGCACAGCCGGAACGGGGTGAGGAAGCGGCGCCGGACCTTGCCGTTGACCGTCCAGGGTTCGCCGGCCGGCATCTTGCGGACCTCGGCATCCCAGAACGCCAGCTCGTCGTGCTTGTAGCCGCCGCCGACGGCGACCACGACCATCTCGCCGTTGTGCTCGCGCTCGACCAGGAAGCCCGCGAACTTGTCCTCGAGCGCACGGCCGGGCTCGCCGGTCTGCCAGCCGATGATGCGCAGGTCCTCGGTCTCCTCGGCCTTGATCTTCTGCCAGATGTGACCCTTCTTCCGCACGTAGTGACCCTCGAGAGGCTTCACCATCGCGCCCTCGAGCTTGTTGCTCCGGTGCTCGTTGTAGACCTCGATGATCTCCTCGTGGCTGTTGATCTCGCGGAAGTCGGTGAGCCGGATCGGGGCGCCCTCGGGGGCGTGGGCGACGATGAACTTGAGGAACTTGCGCCGCACGCGCAGCGGCACCTTCCACTCGATCTGCGTCGGGTCGCGCATGAAGGCGTAGGGCACGGCGTCGAAAAGGTAGAGCAGCGCGTCCTTCGCCTCGTTGCCCTTGCGGCGCAGCTCGCCCGAGGTCTCGGCGTAGGAGCGCGTCATCATCTCGCCGTCGAGCGCGCAGCTCGGGCCGTCCTCGCCGCCGAGCCAGCGGTAGAAGTGCTCGGCCGGGCCGGAGCCGGCCACGAACAGGTTGTAGGCCTTGTCGTGCGCAGCCGCGACCATGTCGGCGAGGTAGGGGCCGGCCCAGTCGAGCTGCGGGAAGTGGTTGCCGACCCGCGAGAACGCCTTCGACACGCCGCCGGTGACGAGGCTCATGCCGCGGAATCCATCGAGCTTGGGCTCGACCGCGACCGGGAAGACCTTGATGCGCTTCTCCTCGTAGGCCCTGGAGAGCATCAGGTCGAAGGTCGGCACCGTGTTCGGCAGGACGCCGTTGATCGTCTTCTCGGAGATGCCGCAGCGCAGGTCCTTTGCCAGGATGCGCCAGAGCACCTGGGCGGCCGGGCCGTTGAACTCGGCGAAGAGCTTGTCCACTGCGGCCTTGGCCGCGTTGCCCGTCAGCTCGCGCGCCTTGAGCTTGTGCAGCGTGATCCAGGGCTCGGCCGTCTCCAGGTCGAAGGCCAGCTCGCCGGCGACCTTGGGCGGCTTGGGCGGCGTGATGCCGAAGGTGACGAACGGGTCGTAGGCGAGCCGCACGGTCTCCTTCACGAGCGGGTCGTCGATGTGCTGCCGGAGCAGATCCTCCTTGGCGTTGCGCGAGCTCGTCGCCGCGATCTGCTCGAGGAGGGTGAAAACGTCGAACGAGTTCACGATTGGTTCCTTAGATGAGGACGAAAGCGATTAAGAGGAGCCAGCCCCAGCCGTCGTGCCCGGTCAGCATGACGACGGCAGCCAGGACGAGGCTGATGAGGACAAGGAACGAGCGATCGGCGCGGCTCATCACGCAGCCGCCTTTGCGGCCTGCCGGGCGCGAGCCATCTCGAGGAGCGACATTCCCTTGCCGGCCGGTGCCGGTTCGGGAGCGGGCTTGGGGGCGGCCGGCGCGGGCGCAGGCGGCTTCGGAGCGGGTGCCGGCGTCTTGGGTGCCGGCGCGGGCTTCACGGGCTCAGCGGCCTTCGCAGCAGCCTTCGTGACCGCGGCCGACAGGTCGCCGCTGATCGCTGCCTTGGTGAGCTCGTCGTCCTCGGCCGGCTTGGGTGCGCTGGCCGGCTTCACGGGCGCGAGCGTGACCGAGGCCGCCTTGCGCGCCGACTTGCGGGCAGAGCCGGTGCCGGCCGCGTCGTTCATCGCGGCGATGGCCTGAGCCTCCGCGCCGCCGACGCCGAGTTCGTTCATCGTCTGTTCCCGAACGATGATCGGCCCGATCTGGTCGAGGATCTCCGGCCGCAGCGCGACCACCTTGGGCTCGCTCGCGTGGTAGTGGTCGTTGCCGGTGCGCTGGATGTCGCGGTTGATCCAGTAGATCGGACACTTGGAGCCGCGGATGCAGGCCTGGCAGCCGCGCCGCTCGTCCTGGATCTTGCCGCGCGCGAGCTGCTGCTCGAGGGCGAAGCAGTCGGCGATCTTGGTCTCGGCCCCGAAGATCGGGCAGACGATCAGCGCCTCGTTCTTGGGCGAGTAGGTCTTGATGAGCGTCATGGCTACCAGGATCCCCAGGTATCATTGACCGCGAGCTCGGCGTTCAGGGCGGCCTCTTCGGCCTCCTGCTGAGCGAGCACGGCGGATCGGTTGTGAAGGAGGGTGACGAGCTGACGCTGCGGCTCGCGCAGCGCGACGATGACTTCGGCGCGCGCCATCGAGGTTAGCGCCTCGAGAAGAGGCGGCATCCAGCGGCGCGTGTTGGGAACGGTGATCGCCTCCCTCACCACGATCCCCAGTTCGGGTTGGCTGCGACTTCTTCCTCGACCGTCGGCGCGGCCGGATCGACGAAATCCTTGAAGACGTGCTTGGGCTGGTAGCCCTTGCGGACGACCTTGCCGTCGCGATCGAACTCGGGGACCGGGTCGGGCTCCTTGACGCCGGACACGTCGAGATCGGGGGCGACGTGCAGCAGGTTCGCGGCGCCCATGTTGAAGCGCAGGTGAGGCCCGAGCGCCTTGGCGAACTCGGCCGCGTTGGCGCACTCGATGAGGTTGTCGCGGCCCGCGTCGTGCTCGTAGCCGCCGCGGTGGCTGCGCTTCTCGCTGTCCTTCATCTCGAAGGAGGTGACAGCCATTTCCGAGCGCTCGAAGGTCTCGACCTTCATTTGCCCGGTGGTGTTCTTCTTGCCCCAGCGCTGGACGAGAACGGCCCGGCCCTCGCCGTTCACGATGAGGACCTGGTGGTATTCCTTGGTGCCCTGTCGATGCAGCATCGACTTCTTGCGGATCGCGATCGGGTAGACCGTCATGGCTCCTCTCTGTGTCTGTGTGCGCGTCAGTCGCTACAACGTGACTATAGCGAACGCTTCTCGGGATGTGAGTCAGTCCTGACTTATTCGTCTAGGCAGCTTCGAGGGTCTTCTGCCGGCGCAGCGCGGTGTAGGGGTTGCGCAGGCGCCATTCGACGGCGAGGCGCGAAGAGAACTCCTGCGCCTCCCAGATCGCGCGGCGCACGACCGCGGGCTTGGCATCGTTCGGGTCCTGGTCGAGCGGCAGCAGGGCGACGCGCGCCTTGAGGCCGATCTTGCGAATGGACTCGGCCGTCTTCGTCGCGGCGACCAGCGCGTCGGGCGTTCCGTCCCAGCAGATGATGACCTCCTCGAGCCCGTAGCTCTTGAGGATGAGGAGCTGGCCGAGCTGGTCCTTACCCTCGAGGTCGCCGGTGGAGAGGTGCTTGCCGAAGGACCCGACCGGCACGATGTCGCGCAGGTCGCTCTCCTCGTCGAGCGCCGCCTTGAGCGAGAACACGTCGAAGGCGCCCTCCCCCATCACGATCCGGCGCGCCCGCACCGCGTTCTGGCCGTTGAAGAGGAAGCGCCCGGTGCCCGGCAGCGCGGGTGGGAAGAGGTATTTCGGCTCCTGCGTGCCGATCACGTCGCGGCCCTGGAAGGTCACGAGCGTCCCGTCGAGGTCGTAGACCGGGATGATGAGACGCTGCTCCCACTTCTGGCCGCCGCGCTTGCCGTCGTCCTTGGTCCAGTTCCACCAGCCGTCATCGCAGTAGCGCAGGTGGAAATAGGCCGCGAGCTCGGGGCTGATGCCGCGATCGGCCAGATACTTGAGCGTCTGACCCTCGGGCGTCGGCAGCGCGAAGCTGTCGGGCAGCTTGATCTCGCCCGGCTCCACGATCGCGGCCGTCGTGGTTCGTTTCGGGCGCCAGCCCTGGTCCACGCAAGCCTGCTTGACGTGCTTGAGGGTGTCGCCCCACTTCGCCGCGTTCTTGTCGCCGTGCAGATAGGCGTTGATGAAGTTGAGCTTGGTGAAGGTCGTGTCGCACACGAAGCACTTCCCCAGGCCGGAATCCGCGTTGAGGTAGACGCGGTAGCGGCTGTCCCGGCAGTGGTCCTGCGGGCAGTCGCGGCAGTTGATCTGCATGCCGCTCGAGCCTCGTGTGGGGCCGCGGTAGGCAAGCCCCTCGCGGTCGAACCACTGTTCGAGGTCGAGCTCCTCGGCGAGCTCCTGGAAGTCGCTCATACGAGGCTCGCGATGTCGAGGACGCTCTCGAGGCGGGTTTCGAGCGTCTTGATCCGATCCTTCGCCAAGTCCAGCTCGATCTGGCGCCGGCACTGAAGCTCCTGGTATTCATTGAGATCGACCGAGTTCGCCTCGCGCCAGGCAAGCCCGAGCTGGTTCTGGTCGATCGGCACCTCGTGCTCGACCATGAGCGCCATCACCGGCCGCGGCGGCGTGAACCACCGGCGCTGGGTGTAGCGAATCTCGAAACGGTAGCGTCCGGTCTTCACGCGGCCTCCTCCAGTTCGGTCGCCTCGCAGGCGATCTCCATGACGACAGAGACCGCGTAGCGGCCGGCGAGACTGTCCGGCGCCAGGATCTCGATGATGTAGTCGAAGGCGGTCCAGCTCTCGGGCTCGGCCTCGATCTGCGCCTGAAGGATGGAGGCCGCGGCCTCCTCCCCGGTGAGCATGAACGGGAACTCGCACTCGATCCCGCTGTCGTAGGGCTCGGCCGGCAGGTAGGCCGGGTTGAGCTTGATCTGCTGGCGCGGGCACTCGCGCCAGGTCACATCGACGGTCGTCATGAACGGGTCACTCCCAGGACCTTGGACAGGAACTTCATGCGGGCGCGATCCTGCTGGATGCGCAGCACGACGCCCTCTTCGCCGTTACGGTGAGCCACGAACTCGATGCGGGCCTCGGAGACGGCCTTCTCTTCGCTCGTGGCGCTGATCGCGATCACCACGTCGGCGATGCGGATCTTGTTGAAGTCTTCGGCCACGTCGGTGGCCTTCACGGAGGTCGCCTTGGCGCCCTCGCGGTTCGTCTGCGTCGCAGTGAGAACCGCGGCGTTCTGCTCGAAGGCGATGGCGCGCAGATCGACCCAGATCGACTTCGAGTTGGAGATCTCGTTGTCCGAGCGGTGCTCGGGCTGCATGATGTCCGCGTAGTCCACGCAGATCAGATCGAAGACGATCCCGCGCGCCCGGTAGCGCTCGATCAGACGCCGAAGCTGCGACGGCTTGAGCGTGCCCGTCGGGAACTCGTGGATGATGAGCTTGCCGGCCGTCTTCGCGGCCTTCTCGACAGCCTCCTCGACCTTGTAGGGGTTGTCGTTGAGCCCCTTCATCAGCACGTCGGAGAGGTTCGCGTCGATGCGGTCGGCGATGATGCGGCCGGCGACTTCGAGCGAGACGTAGAGGACGTTGTAGCCCGCGAGACTGGCGAACTTGCCGAACTCGCCGAGACCCATCGACTTGCCGCCCTTGGCCGGTGCCATCAGCGCCGAGAGCTCCTTGCGGCCCCAGCCCTTGTGGTAGAGGAGGTCGTCGATCTCCTTGATGCCGGTGCTGATGCCGTCGGGCTTGTAGAGCCCGGCCAGGATCGCCTTGCGGCGCTCGGTGCGGCTCGGCACGTCGGCGTAGTAGTCGATGCCGCCGTCGTCATCAGCGAGACCAACGAGCTTGGCCGCCTCGATGCGCTTGAAGACCTTCTCGTAGTCGCCCCGGTCCATGTCACCGACGGAGGCCAGGATCGCCTCTTCCATCGCCCGGTGCTTGGCGAAGGTGGAGATCTCGTCGAGGACGAAGTCGCGGTCGGAGATGTCGGCGGTCAGGATCTCCTTGATCTTGAGCTTGACATCCGCGACCTGGTCCTTGCGGATCTGCTTCAACGCAATGGCGTTCTGCACAAGACGGATGAGCGTCGTCTTGTCGGGCAGCATCTTATACTTGGCGAAATACTCCGTGGTGAGCCGGACGAGCGACGCCTCGGCCTCGTTCACGAAATACATCGGCATGATGAGGCCGTCGGCCCGCTGCGCGAACAGCGGGTCGCGGACCTGGAGCGCCGCGACCTTCGTCTGGAACTCCATGTCGAAGGTGAAGCCGGCCGGCGATGCGACCGGCTCGGCGTCCTCTTCCTCGATCGTGACGTGCGCGGTCATGGCTTAGGCCCCGATCAGGCCATAGGCGATGAACCCGCTCCCCTTCAGGAAAGTCAGCGCTGACTTACCCTTACCGTCAGACCCAGGCAGCTCGACCTTCACGGCGAACTGATCCGCAGCCACGAGCACGCCGGTCTTGGTGGCGCCGTCGGGCAGCAGCAGGGCGATGCCCTTGCCGTAGTGCGCCTTCAGCTCGTCCTGGTGGTTCCAGGCCTTCGGGCGGTTCGGGCTGCGGGGAGCGGTCGGACCACGGCGTTCGAACTGCACGGGGCCGCGTGAGGGGTGCTTCATCGTCTCTCTCGTGATTGCTGCTCGCGAATGACTATAGCGAGCGCGTTTCGGGGTTTCTCAGCGAACGTCGTCAATCCGCGACATCACCACGTCGCCCCAGCGCGCACGCGCCTTGGACTCGGGGAGGACCTGGTCGTCGTAGATCAGGCCCTTGAGCGCGTAGACGATGTTGGAGCGCTTCCCGACCTGCTCGAGGATCCACTCGTGATGCGCATCCTGGATCGGGGAGCCGGCGTAGCGCTGGTTCTTGAAGCGCTCGTCCTTGCCGACGTAGAGGATGCCGGACTGCCGATCCTTCCAGGTGTCGGACACGGCCGTCAGCAGGTCGAAATTGTAGAGGTGCGTCGGCCGCGGGAGATACTCCTTGCGGCACTTGCGCAGGGACCAGTGCATCGCGATCCCGATGTAGAGATCGTAGGGCATGCACAGGCCGTCGGCCATCTGCCGGGCCTTCCAGAGGCCGGCGCGGTCGGTGTTGCGCTTGGACAGGTCGAAGGGGTCCTCGGCCTTCACGCCCTTCACGTAGTCGGCCTTCGCGCGGTCGAAGGTCGAGGCATACATCTGCTTGTAGACGCGCCGGTAGGCGTCGGTGAACAGGTAGGTCGCGTGGACCGGGTGCATGAAGCGGTAGTCGAACCACTTCGCGCCCATGAGCCAGAGCTCGGGCTCGACCCACTCCTTCGGGAGCGCGTGCATGATGTCGTGGCAGGTCTCGAGGGGCAGGTCGATCCCGAAGACCGCCTGCTCCTCTCCCGTTGCCGCTTCCTGTGTGTCGGTGGTCATTCTACGCCTTGATGAAGCGCTTCAGCCCGTCGTCGCTGATCGCGTTGTCGTTGCTCTCGTCATAGCGAGCGACGCTCGGATCTTCGTCGTTCTCGTAGGCCTCGAGCACGTCCTGGCAGAAGCCGGAGCGGACCACGTCGGCGCGCGTGAAGCGCATCACCCCGACCGAGCGGACCTGCTTCTTGCGCAGGCGATCGACGGCATCGAGCAGCCCGGACGGGCCGGGGATGTCCTTCTGAGCGGCGTCGCCGTTGACGACCACGCGGCAGCCCTCGCCGATGCGGGTGAGGAACATCTTCATCTGACCGGGCGTGGTGTTCTGCGCCTCGTCGAGCAGCACGTCGGCATGCTTGAAGGTGGAGCCGCGCAGCAGGGCCAGCGGCCGAGCCTCGATCGTGCCGTTCTTGATGTGGCACTCGACGGCGCCGGCGCCCAGGACCTCGACCAGCGCCTCGCGCACGGGCCGGAAGTAGGGCTCATACTTCTCGTCCAGCTCGCCCGGCAGGAAGCCGAGGCTCTCGCCGGCCTCAACCGCAGGCCGAGTGATGATGATGCGCTCGATCTCGCGGTCGCGCAGACGCTCGGCCATGCGGGCGGCAGCGAACCAGGTCTTGCCGGTGCCTGCCGGGCCGAGGGCGAAGGTGAGCGTGTTGGCGACCATCAGGGCGTCGAACTGGCGCTGAGCGTCGTTGAGCGGCTCCACGCGGGTCTCACGGGGACGGGTGGGCGTCCGGGGCCGGCGGCGCTCGTCCTCGATCACGAGCTTGAGGAGAGGCCCGTGGTCCCCGCGCTTCCCCTGGGAGCGGGCATTACGGGCGTTACGGTTGAGGGCCTTCTTGGCGTTGCTCACGGGTTCGACTCCAAGGTCGGTGGGGATCAAGAGCGTGCTAGATAAGTAAGCACTGACTTATCATAGCACGCAAGCTCAGAGCTTTGATGCGGCGTCGAAAAGAGCCTGGAGCTGCGTGGCGTTCAGGTTGAGCTCCTCGGAGATCGCCTGGACGTAGGGGTTGGTGATCTCCCAGAAGGTCGCCGAGTCCCAGTAGATCTCCACCGGCGGATAGGGGTGGCCCTTCACGGCGGCGAGCGCGTGGTCGATCAGGCCGGCGTTGAACAGCGCCGTCTTCGCCTGCGCGGCCGAGACCTGGCGCACCTTGGGCGCGGGCCGGTCGTAGAAGGTGCCGGTGCCGATCTCGCAAAGCTTCTGCTCGAAGGGCTTGTGCGGCCGGTCCTCGTCGCCCTCGTAGCCGAGAATCTCGATCAGCGTGTGCCCGGCCTGCGGGAACAGGAGCGAGGGGTCGCGCACGATGGACTGGACGAGAAGACCGTCCTCGGTCGGCATCAGCACGCCCTTGAGGCTGCCCTCAGTCCAGCTCTCGGGGTTGCGGGCGAAGACATACCAGTCGAGGCCGTCGGAGACGCGCCGCGCGAACATGGCCGAGGGCGGTGCGCCGGCCGGAGGCTCGTCCGGCACGTAGCGCTCCCAGATGCCGTGATCGATGATCTCGTAGCCCATGTGATCCTCTGCTCTCGTGAAAAGGGCGGCCCCTGCGGACCGCCCGTAAGTCAGTGGTGACTTATGCCGCGGCTCAGACGTAGCCGCAAGTATACCAGTTGCCCCAGGCGTCGCTCATCTGGAGATAGCGCCAGCGGCCACCCTTCCACGAGTCCACGATGAACTGGTTCGAGGTCGTGTAGCGGCTGGTAAGCACGCCGCCGCCGTAGGGCTCGGCGAAGCTCTGGTTGATGTTCCACTCGTTCGTCAGGTCGCCCGCGTAGGCCAGGCGGATCGACTTGTTGTTGACCACGGCGCGGATGTGTTCGTGGATGTCGCCCATCTGCTGCGACCACAGCGAGCCGTTCGGCCGGACCGCGAGTGCCACGCTGTCGTTGTCCGAGTTGCGGAACTGGAGCTCCGCGTTGTTGCGGACCAGCATGCCCCAGCGGTAGATGCCGCCCCACACGAGCTGGACCTCGGGGTGCTCCTTGCCGATGACGAGGTTGCCCGACATCTGGTCACCGGTCTTGGCGACGCGGTTGTTGGCGTTGTTGGTGATCGAACCGAGACGGTCCGAAAGCCACCCGCCCCACATCGCGCCGTGGACGTTGCCGTCGGTGGCGAGAATAGCGCTGCCGTCGCCAGCGTAGACGTTGCCACGCGCGACGACGCCGCCGCCGAGATCGACCCGCATCAGCCAGTTGCCGCCGGTGTAATCCCAAAGGTAGGCGTTCGCGTTCTCGCGAACCTGCCAGCCGAGCTCCCGCACGCCGGGGTAGAGCATATGGACGGTCGGATACGCCTTCTGAATGGTGAGATCGCCCGTCATCGTGTCGCCGGTCTTCACCAGACGGTTGGCGAACTCGTTGCGCGCGACAGTCAGGCGATCGTTTGCCCAGTCGCGACCGCGCGCGTCGGCCCACGCATAGGCCCGATCCTCGATGCGGTTGTTCAGATCGCCGAACTGCTTGGTCCACAGCGAGCCGTCGGTGCCGAACGAGAAGCGCACGTCGCCGTCATCGCCGTTGCGCAGGACGAGGTAGGCGTCGTTGCGGGCGGTCATCTGCCAGTGCTGAACGCCGCCATACCAGAGGGAGAGCGACGGCCAGGTGCCAGCCCCGCCCACGCCGCCGTTGCCCTCGATGCGCACGGTGTGACCGACGGTCGGGTTGATGCGCGCGGCCTTGGCCCCGAACTGGTCCGACAGGTAGCCGAACATCGGCGTCCAGATGTTGCCGTCGTCGTAGGAGCGCAGACTCCAGCCGGCTCCGCTATTCAGGAAGCCGATCGTCCCGCCGTTGTTGTGGACGTAGCGCGTGCCCTCGTCGGTGTCGCGCATCTCGATGTAGGAGTTGGTCTGCCCCTCGCCCACGACGACGCGGCCTGCGGTGCGCAGGTTGCCCTCGACGTAGATCTGGCCGCCGCTGTGGCTGCGGAACAGCCCATCCGCCTCAAAGCCCCAATACTTGAACGGATCGGCCGTCGTGCCTGCGCCGACGCGGAACCGCATGTTGTGGGTGTTGAGGTCGGAGTAGACGTAGCCCTGCCCGTTCCCGAGCAGCACGCCGTTGACGCGCGGCGTGGTGCCCTCGCGCACGACCTTCGTGCCGTTCGCGACAATCTCGGCGCCGGGCATGATGTAGTTGGCGCCGTCGAAGTAGACGTAGCGGTCGCTACGGCCGGCGAAATAGAGCACACCGGTGCCGTCCCCGCGGTTCGCGCCCAGGTCGCGGAACGTCACGGTGGCGCCGACGGACGCCTTGGTGTTCGGGTCGAAGTTGCCCGGATACCAGACGTTCTGCCCGTTGACGCGCGGCACGCCCTTGGTGTCCCAGACGCCGGCGCGGCTGTCGTAGAAGCCGTTGACCGTGCCGTCGTAGGTCGCGAGCCCGAGGCCATACCAGAGCTGCATCTTGACGTTATGCGCGGTGTAGCTCGCGCCGTCGGCGTTGCCGATCATGAACCGATTGGTTCCGTGAGCGCTGGCAAGCCCGATGTCACCCGACGAGCTGATCCCCGGCGCCGAGATGGCGCCCGTGAAGGCCTGGCCGGCGACGTTCGCCTTGGTGCCGGGGTTGAAGTTGGCCGACGTGTGAATGGTCGCGCCCCCGATGGTCGGGGCGACGTTGAAGTCGTAGCGGTAGCCGTTCTCGGCTGCGATCGTGACGACGCCGGCCGTGCCCCAGCCGATGTAGCCGTGACGCGTGCCGTCCGCGTGACGGAACTCGACATAGCCGGAGCGCTCCGCGTTGCCCTCGTTGAGACGCGACAAGCCGGTGCCGGAGTTCTGCGCCGTGAAGCTGCCGATGGCCGAAACCGCGCCCGTGAAGGCCTGACCGGCGACGTTGGCCTTGGTGTTCGGGTCGAAGTTGCCCCGCGTGAAGACCTCCTGGCCGCGTGCGAAAAACTTGCCCGAGACCGTGGAATATTCCCAGATCGAGCCGGCTAGGCTGTCATAGGTGCCGATGCTGCCCGCGTTGGCATACTGGTAGACGTTGCGGTCGGCCAGGACATAACGCCAAGACTGCCTCTCGGCCACCGAGGCGTCCTGCACGAGAGTCGTGTTGGCGTTGTGCTTCGCGCTCGGGTTGAAGTTCAGGCTCGTCCAGACGCGATACCAGGCACCCCAGACGGCACCCGACTGGTTGCGGACATAGATTTCCGGGGTGCCGGCGTTGAGGCGCGTGGCGCGCTGCTGGACGTAACCGTTGTCGCTCTGGTGCCGCTGGACCTCGATGTAATACCAGCTCGCGTCCGGCGCGTTCACGAGCCCGTTGCCGTCATAGAAGCCGGCCACCTTGACGGTGTCGAGGTCGGTGCCGACCGCGAGGTTCGTCGCGCGGGTGTAGGTGAGCCGGTCCGAGCGCACCATGCCCGTCGCCGTCACGTCGCCCGAGACCGTGCCGCCCGCCTTGTCGAACTTGGTCGAGAGCGCCGCGTTCACGTCCGAGCGCAGGCCATCGAGCGCGCCCTGGAGCCCGGCCACGTCGCCGATGGCGATGCCGAGCGCCGCCTTCAGGCCGGCAGCCGTGATCGCGCCGGTGAGGCCCGCGACCGAGAGAACGGCGTCGGTCGGCGTCAGCAGCTCCTTCCAGTTGGCGAGCGTCGTCGCCGGCTCGCGCTGGAGGATGAAGCAGCGGTTGAGGTCCGAACGGATCGCGATGTCGCCGCGCTCGGCGTCGAGCGCCAGCATTGCGGCCTGGGTCGCGACCGGGAAGGTGTCGGTGATCGCCACAGCCGGGATCGTCGAGGCGTCGAGCTTGCCGTCGGCGCCGAGCACCGGGAGCTGGCCTGCGGCGTTGCCGGCGTTGCGGGCCGCGGCCGTGCCGAGCTGCGCCTTCGTGGCGCGCGTGTCGATGTCGGCCTGGAGCGCGCTGCGGGCGCCGGAGAGGTCGCTCGCCAGCTTGTCGGTCGCGGTCTTCATGTCGGCGCGCACCTGCGCGTCGGCCGCGGCGAAGTCGGTGCGAACAGCGGTGTCCTTGGCCGCTTCCTCGGTCTTCGTGGCGCGGGTCGCCACATCGGCCGCGAGCGCGTCGATCTGGGTCTTCACCGAGCCATCGAGGCCGCCCAGCGCGTCAGCCAGCTCGGTCTTGGTCGCGCGCGTGTTCACGTCGTCCTGGAGCTCGGCCAGGCTCTCGGAGACGGAGCCGCCCATCGCGCCCAGCGCGTCCTGGAGCTCCTGGTGCGCCGTCGCGCCGATGGCATCGAGCGCCGCCTGGAGCTCGTTCACGTCCTCGATCTGGAGGACCGTGCGCAGCCACACGAGGATGTCGCCGACGCTGATGCGCACGTCGCCGTCGTTCTGGACCGCAGCCCAGAAGTCCTCCGACCCGAGCGCAACGACCGGGTTCTCTTCACTCGCCTTGCGATATGCCACCGCTCTTGTTCCTTTGTGTCGGGGTCTAGTTCACGTCGCGTTCGGTCTGCCGAACGTCGCCGCTCTGGGTCTCGCGGATGTCATCGGACTGGGTGCGCCGGTAGGTGATCGGCGGCTCCATGGTCGCGCTCACGATGGCGAGGCTCGAGGCCGTGCCGGTGAGCTGCTTGCGGATGCGCTCGTCGCCGGTCATGAGGCCCTGGCCGCTCGTCGCGGCGACCAGGAGCTTCGCGACGGTGAGTGCCCCGGCCGGTGCGCTCAGAGCGTGCGCAGAGCCCGTGAGCTGCTTTTCGGTGAGCAGGGTCGCGAGCGTGTGCGCGGACCCGTCTGAGAGCGCTCCCAGCAGCTTCTCGGTGCGCATCGTCGCGACAGCAGCAGCATGCCCGGCAGCGCGCGTCACGAACAGCTTCTCGATCAGCGGGTTCGCCGCGACCGATGCGTAGCCATGCACGGTCGGAGCGCCGAGGATCTTCTCGACGGTGAGACGCACGTCGGCCGACGGGATACCGCGGGCGGTCGCCGTCAGCTCCTTGGCGATGTGAATGGTTGCGGCGCCCTCGGCCTGGCCTGCCGCCCAAGTGCGCAGGTTCTTGCGCACGAGGAGCTGGCTCGCGACCGTGGACTTGCCCGTCATCACGCCGTCGAAGACGCGCGGGCTCATCTCGGCGTAGACGTGCGCGGAGCCGCGCGCCGTCTCGCCCTTGAGGATCTTCTCGACCCGCAGGCGCAGGTCGAAGCGAGGGGCGCCACCGGCGCGGCCCTCGAGCATGTCGAAGCGCTTCTCGACGAGAAGGCGCCCCCTCGCCTCGCAGTAGCCCAGGGCGGCGCCGGACAGCGCAAAGCGACTGCCGTTGAACCGGCGCGCCGCAATTCCCTGGAAGCTGGAGGCGAGCATCATCAGGCCGAAGGCTTAGTCTTCGGTGATCGAGAGGGAGCCGACCGGGAAGCTCACCGGGTTCGTGGTGTTGATGGTCTGCGTGCCACCCGTGAGCGGGCTCGTGTAGAGCAGGTTGCCGCCGTCCTGCTGCGAGAACAGGGCGAAGTGGGTGACGTTGGTGCCGCCCTTCGAGTTGCCGAAGTCCACGATCGCCGAGTTGGAGATCGTCTTGTTGGCGATGGCGCCGAAGGTGGCCTGCACGCGGCCGGCGTCGCGGATCGACTTCGTGACCTCAGTGCCGCCCGAGGCGTCGTCCAGCGGGTCGCCGTTCCAGAGGGCGACAAAGACGCCGCCGGGCGCGGCCGGGAAGGCGACGCCCTTGACGTAGTTCAGCAGTGCATTTTCGAGAAAGGCGCTCTTGCCGGCCATCGAGTTCTCCATTGAGCCGGCGATGGCCGGCGATGCGCAGGGTTGGACTGCGCACCAGGATACTCGCTCAGGCGAGATAAGTCAGCACTGACTTACCGAAGGGGCGATAAAGAAACCACCACGCGGCCAGGTAGACGAGCACCGAGGCAATCGTGGGCGTGATCCACTGCCAGCGGTTCGAGCCGGACCAGGCGAAGAAGAGCGCGGTGCCGAGCCAGGCCAGGAAGGGGTTCCAGCCCCGGCGCTTCAGGTCGTGCTCCCGCTGCCCGGCCTCCCGGCCGTAGAAGAAGGCGGAGACGATGACGGCGCCGACCAGCGTGCCGTTGAGCTCGAACAGCGGGTAGAGACCGAGTCCGAGGAGCGCGGTGTAGAGGGCCGCGAGCAGAAAGTGGGTGATGAGAGGGAACTTCAGAAGAAACATGGTTTAGCTCCGGGAGTGAAATCCAAGTCCATCGCGCTGTATATAGAATATATCTTATAGATATACTTACTACATACAGGCCGATGGCGTTCTACGTCCGGCTCCTCACTGAGGCGTCCGGGCGAAATTTGCGCGCACATCTTCGATCCAGGACACGGCCCGGTCCCCGCACTGGGTCTTCGCCCGGTCCAGGATCTTGGCCTCCCCGATGATCCGCTTCACGTCGGCGCGGGTGAGCGCCCGGTCGGGGATCTCGGGGAAGGCCCGGTGCAGGCATTCGGCGACGCCCTCGGGCGCGGCCGGCAGCGTGACGCGGAAGGTGGGGCCGAACGGATCGACCGCGGCCGGTCCGTTAGAGGTTACGCAGGCGGCGAGCGTCGTCGCCATCAAGGCACTCGCGAGCGCCATCCTTACCCTGTTCATCGAGCATCCTCTTCAGCTTGGCGTTGTCGGCACGCTCACGCGCGAGGTCGCGGGTGAGGCGATCGGCCTGGGAGCGGTCGATCTTGTCGGAGCGGGCCTGGCGCTGATCCTCGGCGCTCTGAGCCCGGCTTGCGGCGAGCTCGGTGGCTTCGCGCGCACCCTGGATGTGCCCGGACCCAAAGGAAGCGCCGGCCACGATGAGCAAGGAGCCGAGCGCGATCAGACCGCGCCTGGCGAAGTTCGGGAGGAAGGCGAGGCCACCGAAGGCCAGCGCGATGAAGCCGAGCCCGGTGAGCACGGCGAGCATGGCCGGCGGCGAGAACGCCGCCCAGGCGTTGACCAGGCCGGGGAGACCGAAGCGATCGAGCATCACTTCAGGCCCTCGAGGCACTTGGCCCGCTCACGCTCGCGACGCAGCGTCAGGCCGCGGACCGGCTGCATCTTGCCGTTCACGCGGGCCTTGTTCCACATCAGGATCGCGTCGCAGGCGCCCTTGTAGTCGCCCGCGTTGTAGCGGCGCACGATGGTGGAGCCGCAGAACCCGCCCGAGCCGATGTTGTAGGCGGTGCCGGTGAAGGCCACGAGCGTCAGATCGCTCATGGGCTTCTTCACGCACTGCTCGACCTTGCCTGCGAACTCGTCGAGGCGCTTGAGAAGCAGCTCGTCGCACTGGGCCTTGGTGTAGGTCTGACCCATCTTGGCGTTCTGGGTCTCGCCGTAGCAGTAGGTCGGGACGCCGACGATGTCCTTGTAGGTCTTCAGGCGAAGGCCCTCGTCCTGCCCGACATCCTTGACGGCCATGGTGCCGGCGACGGTGGCCGCGAGAACGACCGCGCCGAAGAAGCCCCGCTTCTTGGTGACGAGGCGGCTCACGACTGGGCCTCCTCATCCTTGGCCGGGATGCCGTCCAGCTCGTGCTGCTTCACGAGGCGAACCCACATCGACAGGGCCGTGAGCACGACGCCGATGACGGCGAAGTGGACGGGGTCGATCGGCGGCTTGCCGGCCAGCGTGTTGAAACCGACCTCGAGGCCGGCGAGCGCGACGCTCAGCGCATCGATGCGGATCGACCAAGCCCGCTTGAGGATCTTCTTCCAGTCGGGGTGCAGCTTCATCGTGTTCTCTCCTGATGAGTCAGCGCTGACTTACTACGGCACCCAGAACTTGAAGATGCCGATGGCCGTGGAGACCATTCCGAGGACGCCGCCGATCAGGGCGCCGAGGCCGGCGATGGCCGTCCAGCCGCCGCGGTAGCGGACGACCAGACCCTTAAGCTCGGCGATCTCGTTCTTGGCCGTGGTGAGTTCGGTCTTGGTCTTCTCGAGTTCGCCCTGCGTGCTGGCGAGCTTGAAGGAGGTCTCGACGAGCTGGAGCTTCACATCGACAAGCTCGCCGTTGACGGCCTTGATTTCATTGCGCGCCTCGGTGACGGAGGCGACGAGGATTTCCATCCGGGCGATCAGGCCGGCGAGATGGGCGTTGGGGTCGGCCGGCATGGTTGTCTCCCGAGGAGATAAGTCAGTGATGACTTATTATTGCACGGGAACCACGAGCGGCGAAACCCGTTACGCGGGCCACGGCACTCCGTGATGTTCGAGGATCTGCTTCATCTCGACATGGCTCTTGGCGCCGTCGATGGCGAGATTGACCCGCTGGCGCTCGAGTTCGATCGTCAGGGCGAGCGCGTCCGAGGCCTCGACGATGGTCCGCGCCAGCCAGTAGGGCGCCACACCCCGCAGATCGGCCTCGGCGACGATGTAGGCCGACTCCTCCTCACGCAGCACCTTGTGCGCCTCGACCAGCTTCAGGGCGTCGGTGCGCGCGAGCGCGCTGTGCCGGGCCGCGTCCTGCTGGCCGGCGAAGTGCTCGATCGCGCTGGCGCGGGCGGCGAGCTTCAGGGCGTTGAGCGAGCGTCCGAAAATCATGCCGTCACCGTGAGCGTGAGCGTTGCGGGCAGGTAGGGGAAGGGCTCGCAGGTGAGCGTGTAGTCGCCCGGCGAGGTGAACCCGACGACGAGATCCCCGCCCTCGTGCTCGTGGGAGCCGCTCTCAGGCCCCTCGTAGGTGATCGTGCAAGCCGGGAGCCCCGGAAGGGTCGCTTCGGTCTCCACGGGCACGCTGGCCGGCCCGAAGACCCCGTCGAACACAGGACGCTTCGTGACGATGGGCTCGCCCGAGCTCGTGTCCACGTAGTCGAGCATGCGGTCGGCGTCGGCGAAGAGGACGGACTGCCCCTTCGGGCAGTTCTCCTCGCTCGCCTTCCAGCCCTGAATGCCGGTGCCGTGGATCCGACCCTGCGCGTCGTAGAACGCGAAGGGCCGGAGTTCGAGGTAGCCGGGGTGGATGTCGTGCTTAGTCATGTCAGCGCTGACTTACTTCGTAAGCTCGATAATGGAAAGGTTCATCCCCTCGGCGTAACCGGTCGAGGATTCGATCGTGTAGGAGTGGTAGCCCGGCCCCGGCTGGTGGACCACCTCGATCGGCGTGGTGCCCCAGTAGTAGTTCAGGAACCGGTCCATCCAGAAGTTCTGGGCGACCGTGGCGATGATCCAACGCCGGCTGCCGTCGTTGTCCGGGTTGAAGTAGATGTGCAGGTAGCCGGCGGACCGCGAGCCCCAGTTGGTGTTCGGGTTGTTCTGAGCGATGCCCCGGATCTGGAGCTTGGCCTCGTGCGAGCGCACGCCAACGCCGAGCACCTGCGCGCCGCCCGCACCCCAAGAGCCGGCAAGGGCCTGCGAGACCGCGCCGTTCTTGATGTTCGCCATATCGACTTCGAGGTAGCCGATCTTGGCCGAGGTGATGGCGCCGTTCTCGATCTTGGCGTTGTTGATACTGGCGTCGTCGATCATCGCGCGGGTGACGCGCAGGTCGCGGATGTAGGCGGCCGCAATCGAGGCGCCGTGCTGATCGACCTGCATGACGTGGTTGCCGTCGGGCGCGCGGATGATGAGGCCGTGCCGGCCGTCGTCACCCTCGCCCCAGAAGCGGCCGATGTTGCCGATCGACACCATCTCCGTGCCGGACGGTGCGAAGACGCGCATCATCCGGGTCGGCACGTCGAGCGAGAACCGCGGCGAGCCGATGTAGATCGCGCTGGAAACCGTGATGGTGCCCGCACCGATCTTGTCGGCCGTGACCTGATGGGCGCCGATGTGCTCAGCCTTGATGGCGCCGGCGGCGATCTTGTCGGCCTGGATGGCGCCGGCCGAGATCTCGTTGGCCGTGATCGTGCCCGTCTGAATGCGCGTGCCATCGATGATGGTCGAGCCCTTCAGGACGTTCAGCCCGAGGTAGCCGGAGTAGAACGCCATCGGCACAGCGTCCGGGTGCGCGTAGTCCCGGTTCCAGCCGCCGTTGCCGTCGTTCGACCAGTCGAGGTAGCCCCGACCCTTGAACCAGGTGACACCGAGCCAGCCGTTCCAGCCGACGGAGCCGGCGGCGATGGCCGTGTGCTGCTGGTTGCCGTTGTCATCGACCCAGGCGATGTGGCCCGAGGTCCAGGACAGCAGGCTGTCGGACTTGCGCGCCGTGAACTCGATGCCGAGGATCGTGAGCCCGCGGGCGCCGACCTTCAGCGAGTTGGCGGCGATCGAGTTGGCGGCGATGTAGCCGCCGTTCATCTGCGTGTTGTTGGGGCCGCCCAGCCAGGTCGTGAGCGAGTTTCCGCCCCCGATCTGGATGCGGTCGGCATAGATCGAGTTCGCGGCGATGTAGTCGCCCGTCAGGGTGTAGAAGGCGATCTGGTTGGCCGTGATCGTGTGCGCGGCGATCTTGTCGGCCGTGATGGTGCCGGCGATGACCTTTTCGGCATGCAGCGAGTTGGTCGCGACGATGCCGCCGTCGATCACCGTCGAGGAGTTCGGGCTCCACGGCGAGAAAGCGCTCTGGTTGGCGTGCGCGTTGCCGAGGTAGAGGCCGGTCCAGAAGGTGTAGGGATCGACGCCACCATTCCAGGTGGTCCGGCAGATCGGCACCATCGTGACAGCGGTCGCCGGCGCGACGCCGAACACGGCCGAGCGCGGCCAGTTCGAGAGCACGCCGTTGGCGCCATTGGTCTCGAGCGTGTTGCCCCAGGCGATGCCGACTTCCTGGCCGGCCGCGTTGAGGAACTGGATCGCGACGGTCGCCTGGCAGCGGTGGACCGAGACGTAGGCCGAGAGCTCGTAGCGCCGGCCCGGCACGCACGGATAGTTGTTGACCCAGTCCGTCTGCGTGCGACGGCGCAGCACGTAGTCCGCGACCGAGCCGAAGCCCGGCGTGCCCGGACGGTGGACCATCGCCGAGCCCATGCCGGTCGGCGCCCAGTCACCGTTCCGGGAGACCGTCGGGGCGACACCGTCGCTCCACCAGTTCGCGACCCAGCCGCCGAGATTGTTCGTGAAGTCGGAGCCGAACAGCAGGTTGCCGTTACCGAGGCCCACGCCGATCTTGTCGGCCGTGATGGCGCCGGCCGCGATCTGCGCCGCCTGGATGGCGCCGGCCATGATCTGAGCGGACGTGATCGAATTGGCGACGATCCGGTCGGCCTGGATCGAGTTCGCGCGGATCTCGTTGCCGGTGAGCGTGCCGAAGGCGATGTTCTCGGCAGCGATCGTCCGGGCGGCGATCTGGCCCGCGGTGATCGAGTAGGCGACGATATGCCGGGCCTCGATCGCGCTCGCGCTGACATGGATGGCGCGGATCGCGTTCGCGCCGATCTGGTCGGCCGTGATCGAGTTGGCGATCAGACGGTCGGCGTGAACCGAGCCAGCCTGGATCTGGGCGGACGTGATCGTGCCGGCGACGATGTGCCAGGCCGCGATCTGGTTGGCGGCGATGTTGGTCGCCGTCAGCGAGTAGGCCGCGACCTCGTAGGCGGTGATCGCGCCAGCGGCGATGTTGCCGGCCTGGATCGAGCGGAACGCGAGGTTCTCACCCGTGATGGTGCGAGCGGCGATCTCGCCGGCCGTGATCGTCCCCGCGATCAGGTTCGACGCGGAGATCGTGCGGCCCGCGATGCGGTCGCCCGTGATCGCACCGGCCATGATCTCGCCGGCGGTGATGGTGCCGGCCACGAGGTTGGCAGCCGTGATGGACCGGGCCGCGATGTTGGTGCCGGTGATGGTGTTGGCGGCGATGAGGTTGCCCGTCAGCGTGCCGACGGCGATCTGGTCGGCCGTGATGGCGCGCGCGGCGATCTGCTGAGCGGTGATCGAGTAGGCGATCAGGCGATCGGCATGGACCGAGCCGGCCTGGATCTGCGGCGACGCGATGGCGCCGTCGGTGATCTGGACGCGGGTGATCTTGCCGGCGAGCTTGCCGACGCCGACGGACGCGATCTGTCCATCGACCACCTGGCCGATGAGCTTCGAGGCCTCGATGCCGGCGAGCTGGGCGGCCGTGAGCTGGCCCGCGAGCTGCGCGGCGTTGATGCTCTCGATCTGCGCAGCCGTCAGCTTGCCGATCAGCTTCGTGGCTTCGATCGCCTCGAGCTGGGCGGCCGTCAGCCTGCCGATCAGCTTCGTTGCCTCGATGGCCTCGAGCTGGCTCGCCTTGAGCTGACCGATGAGCTGGTTGACGCCCAGGCTCTCGATCTGGTCGGCGACGACCTTGCCGATGAGCTTGTTGGTCGAGATCGCCTCGAGCTGCTCGTCGGAGAGCTGGCCGGCGACCTTCGCGGCGTCGATCGCCGCGATCATCTCGTCGGTGATGAGGCCCTTGATGTCATCGACCGACACCTCGGCGATGACGAGCTCCCACTTGCCGTTCGTCAGCCGGTAGAGCTTGCCGTCTTCCTCGTTGGCGATGATCGTCGGGCCGTCGTAGCCGGCGACCGGCGGCAGACCCTTGGACGTGCCGATGAGCGTCAGCCCGCGAGCAAAGCTCGTCTGGTCGAGAATGCCGGCCGCGATCTCCTGCTTGGTGATCTGCGGGGCGACGGCGCGGGCCGGGCCGACGAAGACCTTGCTCTCGGCATCCGACGTGTTGACCGTGCGGGCGAAGTAGAAGCGCTCGCCCGAGACCTGGAGCGTCGTGTCCCAGAAGGACTGCTGCCCCTTGCCGGCGCGGCCGATCAGCCGGCGCTCGCCGGCCACGGTGTCGGCCGCCCACAGTTCGACGTAGGCGAGATCGACCTGCTTCGGGTCCACCCACGACAGGGAGACGGCGCCGAAGGTAGCCTCGGCCTCGAACTTCGTGACCGGGTCGGGCGGGACCTCGTTCTTGGCGAGGACGATCTCCTCGATCTCGGACCAGCCGCTCGGGTAGCCCGAGGTGTTGAGCGCGCGCACGCGCACCTGGAGGATCTCGCCGGCCGGCAGGCGCGAGCGCTCCCACTTGGCGTCCAGCACCGGGTCGCGCGCCCAGGAGAGGTCCTGCTTGCGCTTGAACTCGATCTCGTAGCTCGCGAAGTTCGGGCTCGGGTTCGCATCCCACTCGGCGATCACGCGGGCGCTCGTGAAGTCAGCGCTGACTTCACTAATCGTGCGCAGCTTGAGCCCGGTCGGGATCTCGGGCGCGACGTTGTCGATGACCTTGTTGGTGACGAGCACCCGCTGCTCGGGGCTGATATTCAGCCCTTCCTTGCCGAAGGCGTCGTAGGCGGCGAAGCGGACGTAGTAGTAGGTGTCCTTCAGCACCGGCAGGTTGATGAGCGTGTTCGGCCCGTCGTAGGTCGGCCGGGTCTTGAGCGGGTCGAAGCCCTGGTCGCGCTCCAGCCACACGAGGCCACCCATCCAGTCGAGATCGGCCGGGCGGTCGTAGGAGACGAACACGCTCTCGGTCGTCGGACGCACGTCCGGGATAATCATCTCCGGCGCCGGGTTCTCGCAGACGAGCGAGGCCGGCAGGCTCTCGCGCGAGATCGCGTCGCGGGCGCGGACCTGGACCCAGAACTTGCGGCGCGGGCCGCCGTCGGCGACGTTGCGGTCGAAGCCGTAGGTGAAGGTCGCGCTCGTCGAGAGGTGGTCCGACAGGAGCTCGCGGCTCTCCAGGTCGAAGACGCGGACCACGTAGTCGATCTCGTAGGGGATCGTGCCCTCGGGCCAGGCGACATCCCAGTCGAGGACGCAGTCGCGCGAGGAGAACCGACCGCCCTCGCCGCCGCGGACGCGCAGGTTGGTGATGGACGGGCCGGCCAGGCCCTCCCAGCCCTTGATCGTGAAGGCCTTCTCGGTGGCCTCGGAGCGCAGATTGCCCGCGCCGACGGCCGTGACGTAGACGGTGTAGTCGCCCGAGCGCAGGTCGATCAGCGTCATCGACGGCGCGGTCGTGGTGCCGAGATCCTGCTCGCCGTCCGGGCCGGCGAGGAAGACGCTGTAGGCGCTCGAGAGCCAGTCGTTGGCCGGCGACCAGGAGATCGTGGTCTCCGTGACCGGCACGCCGTTGCGGAACGTCTGGTGCTCGCGCACGTCGATGTTCGTGACCGGGCGGATGGTCGTCTTCGGGCGCGTGTAGCGGATCGGGTCGAGGACGATGCCTTCCTCGACGCGGGCATACTTCTGGGGATCGTGGAACAGCGCCGCGATCTTGAAGGTGTTCTTCTTGGGCTCGGTGACGAGCAGCACGCGATACTGGCGCGGGGCGACATCGGTGCCGGTGATCGCCCACATGGCGCCGGGCACGATCGGGCCGGACAGGTCGCTCTCGAGGATGGCGACGAGGTTGTTCTCGGCCCAGCCGACGATGGCGCGGGTCTCGAGCTCGCCCGAGGCCAGCACGACGGACAGCCGGTAGCTGGAGCCGGCCAGCGGCACGAACGCCTTGTCGAGCGTGATGCGGCGCCCGTCGCGGTCGGCCACACGGCCACCGATGCGGGTCTGAGCCTTGCGCGGATCGGCAACCGCGATGATGTCGCCGGGCTTGATCGGGTCCTTGGCGAGCGCGTCGAGACCCATCTCGAACTCGACCGTCTCGGTCGCCGTGTGCTCGGTGTCGAGCGTCCAGCGGCCGATGCGGTGCGCCATGCCGCGGCTCGTGCAGCCGTGCGCCTGGATGTCGGTCGAGCGCCAGCCGAAGCGGTCGAGCGCCTCGTCGTGCTGCACGACTTCGATCGCCGGGCGGTAGTAGTCCTCGGGATCGTTCCACGAGACCATCGCGACCGAGTTGCGGGTCTTCTTGGCCGTGCGGGAATACTTGAAGGCGCCGCCGAGCACGTTGGCCGGGGCGAGGATCTTCGTGTAGTCGGCCGGCATGTCGGCGACAGCGAAGACCTGCCCGACCGACCAGAAGGCCATGCCGCGGAAGCTCGTCGTGATCTGCTGGAGCACCTTGAAGGCGTCGTCACGCGAGTTGATGACGCCGTTGTAGGTGTAGCGGGGTTCCTTGCCGCCCTTGCCGTCGTCCACGAGCTCATCGCACCAGCGCGCGATGGCGTAGAGGCCGAACTTGTCCACCTTCGAGGCGTCGATGAACTCGCCCAGACCGTAGCGGTTGTTCGTGAGCAGGTCGTAGAAGATCCACGCCGGGTTGTTGGTCCAGGCGCGCTTGAAGCCGCCCTGCCAGAAGCCGTCGTAGGTGCGGGTCTCCGGGTTGTAGTTGTCCGGGACCTGGATGATGAGGCCCTTGACGTGGAAGAACCGGCTCGGGATCGACGTGCCGAAGTTCTGCGCGTCCACGACGAGCTTCACGAGCGCCGTGTTCGGGTAGGTGAACTTGCCCTCGACGATCTGGGTGTAGCTCTCCCAGACCAGCGAGTTCTGGTGCCACTCGACGTTGGCGTCGGGGTTGATCTTGCGGACGCGGATCGACCACGGGAAGCCGTAATCCGGCAGCTCGATCACCGACGCCTTCTGGTAGGGCGAGGTGGTCTTCTGCTGCTGAAACAGCTCGCGCTTGACCGCTTCCCACTGGCCGCCGTTGGGCCGGCGCTCGATCACGTAGTCGAGGTCGGTCGGCAGGAGCGAGCCGTTGTTCTGGTCCTGGATCACCAGGCTCGGGATCGAGGCGATGATGCGGACAGCCGTGGTGTTGCGGTCGGCGATGACGCGCACGGGCGGCTGCTGGGCCGACTTCACCTCGACGTTGACGGCGAAGGTGGTCTCCGCGGTCGCCGTGCCGGTGAGCATCTCCTGATCGGGCAGGCCGGTGCGCTGCTCCCAGTCCACGCCCTTGAAGTTGTAGCTGTCGTCCGAGGCGTTCTGGAGCGGCGTCTGGTCGAAGTAGATCGACTTGGCCCCGTTCACGAGGCCGACGATCTCGCCCTCGCCCAGGACCTCGATGATCTTGGCCTTGGCGTTGGAGCGCAGGGTGTTGTTGGCATCGGACTTCTGCGAGCCCTTGCCGCCCTTGCCGCCGCCACCCATGAGGCCGCCGGAGCCGACGATCTCGTTGAAATCGGTCGGGACGTTCGAAAAGTCAGTGCTGACTGACTCGTGAGGACGTGCGTCTTCCATCTCGCTCATCGGCCTACTGCTGCGTCCAAGTCGTCACGTCACCCATCGGAATGTCTTCGGCGTCGATGCTGGTCGAGCCGGGGATCGAGCCCGTCATCACTTCCCCGTAGATCAGCGCGACCGGGTTGCCCTGCGCCTGCGCGTTGCCGGGGCCGTTGAGCGAGAAGGAATCCTCCTTCTTGACCTCGTCCTTGGCCTCGTCCTTCTTCGCCATCATCTGCGCGGCGCCGGAGACGGCCATGCCGAGACCGAGCATCGCCACCGTGCCCCACATGCCGCCGCCGGCCAGGCCCGCGAGCGGGGCGGCGAGCGTGCCGCCCGAGGCGAAGATCGCGATGCCGACGAGGGCGACGCCGAGGATCATCTTGAGCATGCCGCCGCCCTTGCCGCCGCTCTTCTTCGAGCCGGCCACGACCGGCACGAGGTGCAGGTCGGCATTGCCGAGGCGGAACTCGTTGATGTCGCCCTCACCCAGCCGCAGGCCGGACTTGCGCTTGCCGCGGATGACCTCGTAGGCGCCCTTCTTCAGCTCCTCGAGGAAGCCGGGCACCTGGAGCGCGATCCCGCGGATGCACTCACCTACGGTCGCGGCGTCGAGCTTGAACTCGGGGCCGAACATGCGCTTGAGGCGGCCGTAGAGGATGACCCTACGCATGGGAGCGTTCCTGTTCTTCGAGGTAGCGGTCGAGGCTCTCGTGGCGCAGCCACTTCTCGACGGCGCGCAGCCAGACGCCGATCGGCTCGCGGCGCGAGACACGGGTCGGCAGGTGATGCAGGATGAGGTTCGAGCCGACGTAGATGCCGCCGTGGTTGAGCGTTGCGAACTTGTGCCCGAGCTTCATCAGGAAGCAGTCGCCGGGCAGGACCTCGCTCTGCTTGATCTCGCGGAAGCCGACGTTGCGGAAATCGTCGTAGAGGGAGCGGTGCGTCGCCTCGACGCTCGCATCCCACCAGCCGTCCGCGCGGGCCTGCGGGCGCAGCTCCACGGGCTCGAGCATCCACTCGCTCGTGACGCCCTGGCGCGCGAGCTCGTCCTTGCCGGCGGCGAAGGTGTGGCGCACGAGCTCGTAGCAGTCGGTGACGCCGTGCCGGAACGGGCGCTCAAGGATCGGCCCCTGATCGACGGTGTCGCCCCAGATGATCGGGTCGGCGCATTCCTCGCCGTTGGTCGGGATGATGACCCACGGCAGATCCATGGAGATCTGGCCGATCATGTCGCTCTCGGACGGGAACAGCGGCCCGTCCGGGTGCGAGTGGATGACGGCCTGGATCTCGCGGCCCTCTTCGCGCAGCTTCTTCTGGATGAAGGCGGCGATGACGAAGTCGCGCTCGGGGTCGGTCGCATAGTTGATGCAGGGCAGGTAGGCGCCATCCACGAGCAGACCGCAGGCCTCCTTGGGGTAGTCGCGTAGAGCATGCGCCTGGGCGGCTTCGCGCGCCGCCAACGGGAGAACGAAGCTCACGACTGCCGCACCCGCGCCATGCCGGGGAAAGACCAGGTCGGCAGGCTGTTGCCCTTGCCGAAGCGCTTCTCGCAGTCCGACAGGCGCCGGCCGCAGGCGTCCTTGGACGGGTCGTTGGTCGGCTCGCCCATGCGGGTGAAGCAGGCGCCGCCCGTGTAGGGGCAGCTCGCCTTGGAATAGTCGAACGCGCCGCCCTTGAAGGCGCGGTAGCGGGCAAGGCAGGTGTCGCGGAGCATCTGCCGGCCCGGCAGCTTGCGGCCCTGCTGGTCGAAGGCGGCCGAGAGCTCGAACTCGATGTAGACCGGGTTCTCGTCCGAGAGCTGCTCGATCTCGAAGGTGTCCGGGCCGTAGAAGGCCTGCGGGTCGGCCTCCTCGGCGCCGTCGAGATACTGGGCGTAGGTGCGCACGCGCTGGACCGGGCAGCCGATCAGCCCGTCGCCGAACGTGTTGACGAGGCCCTGGATGACCTCGTTGGTGTTGGAGAAGCGGATCTTGGGCTGGGGCAGCGCGCCCTGGGCGCTGGTCTCGTAGTTGTCGAAGTCGAAATCGACGGCCGTGTATTCCACGCCGCCGAACTTGACGTTGCCGTCGGCGTGCGCCGCCTGGGCGAAGTAGTAGACCCGGCCACCGATCGCAGTCGCGTCCATGCGGAACAGGAACACCTGGTTCCCGAACGAGCCGCTCTGAACATTTGCGTGGATCGACGACATGGATGCCCTCAAAGGAAGGCATCCATAATAAGTCAGCGCTGACTTACCTACAAGCTAGACCAAAAGGAACGACTGGCGCAGCGTGCATTCGAAGGTGTTCGGGGTCTTCTCGCTCCGCTGCCAGTCCTTGCAGGTCGCCTTGATCCGCTGGCCGTTGGCGCGGGTGAAGTAGAACGGCTGCGTTCCGCCGTGCTCTTCCATGAACCGCTCCAGCGCGTCGGCCTGCTCGACGGTGAGGACCTCCCACGACAGGGAGACCACCTTGCGAATGTGGTTCATCCCGTCATGGCCGGCCTGGGTGTAGCCCTCGCCGAACTCCGACTCGAGGAGCTTCAGCTCGGGCTTGTTGGTGGCCTCGGACGGCCGGGGCTGGGGATCGAAGGTCTTGAGTGCCATGTCGTGTCAGTCCTAACTTGCTTACTGGTTGAGCATGTTGCCGGGGCGCATCTGCGAGCGAAGCTCGTTCGCGACGATGCCCCGGATCATCCCTTCAGCGGCCTTGGCCGTCTGCTGGGCGAGATCCGCGTTCTGTTCGGGCGTTCCCCCGCTCGCGTTGACGGTGATCGCAGGGGCGATCGTGACGATGTTGGGCGCGGACGCTCCACCCATCGCCGCCATCTGCGCCTTGGTGAACACCCCCTCCCCGCGCTGGGCGATGATCGGCACCTCGTCGTGACCGATGACGCCGCCCGTGTGGAAGCGGGGCGCGCCGGAGAAGACCGACGGCGAGACGTTGCGGGTCATCGAGAAGCCGTCGCCCACCACGCCACCGGTGTGCATCGCGCCGAACAGCATGCTCAAACCGCCAGCGCCCTTGCTGGCGCCTCCGGTAGCCGCCGCCGTGCCAGCCTTGAGAAGCCCACCCATGCCGCCGCCGGCGCCGCCCTTCGCGCCGCCGAACATCTGGCTCATCATATACTTAAGGCCCATCTTGGTGATGTCCTTCGCGATGCTCTGGAAGAGCGAAGCGAAGTCGGCCTTACCCGTGGTGATGAAGTCGGCGAGGCCGTCGGCGGCGCTGTCCATCCAGCCCGTCATGGCCTTTTCCATGTTGTTGCCGAGGTCGGCCCACTCCTTCATCTGCCGCTGGACCGGCGAGGCGTTGGCGAGCTTGGCGCGCTCGGCCGCGATGCGCCGGGAGGCGTTCACCTCAGCCTGCGCGCGCGCCTCGGTCCCCTCCTCCGTCATGGAGACGAGACCGTTCTGGCGCCGGACCTCGGCCTCGTAGGCAGCCTGGCGCGCCTGGTCGGCCGTCATGTTCTCGCGCTCGACCGCCTCGGTCTTCTTGCGCTCGGCCTGGAGCATCTCCGAGACCTCGACATCGCGCAGCTTGCGCATGCTGTCGGCCTGGCTCTGCGCGAGCGCGGAGACCTTGTCCTCGGTGAAGTCCTTGTGGCCGTCGGCCTGGAGACGCTTGGCCGCCTCGAGCACGCGCTCGTTCTCGGCCATCTTCCGGTAGTAGCTGTCCGACAGGGAGACATCGGTGCCGTTGGCCGCGTTGCGCTTCAGCGCAGCCGCCCGCTCGGCGAGCTCGATGCTCTCACGCTCGCGCGCCTCTTCGTTGGACGCGATCCGGGACCGGTCCTTCTGGTTCTTGGCGCGCTTGGCCTCGGCCTCGTCGAGGAGCTCGGCCGCCTGCAATGCCTTCTTGTAGCGCTCGCTCTCCGGGCTCTTGTCCGCGCCGTAGTCGCCGCGCTCGATCTGCTTGCGCAGCGCCGAGACACGCTTGCCGTAGCCGTCGGCGACGGACTCGGCCTCCTTCATGTTCTCGGTGAGCGTCTTCACCGCGTCCACGAGGCCGTTGTCGAACTCCGCCTGGTTGCGGCTCTGGATGAGCTTGCGCGCCTCGTCGAGCTTGCGCGCCTCGATCGGCGCGATGTTCTCCGGGATCGCCTGGACCGGGTCGTTGGCGTTGCGCGGCCGGTAGCTGCTGTCGCGCTGGACCGTGTTGCGGTCGCCCTGCGTGTCCCACTGGCCGTTCCAGATGTTGCGCGACTTCTGGGCGCCCTTGCCCGACTGGAGCGCCTCCCAGGTGCCCTGGAGCGCCTGGACGATCTTTTCGGAGAAGCCGTTGGCGACGAGCTCAGCCTCGAGGTCGCCACCGCCCGTGTTGCGGCGGTAGTCCTGCTTGGCGAGCTTCCACGCGGCCATGTCCTGGTTCTCGGGCGTGAAGGGCTGGCCTTCCATCCCGAGGGACTTCCAGGTGTCGTAGACGATCTGGTAGCGGCCGGCGGCCGAGGAGCGCTTACCGTCCTTGGTGCGCTCGTAGATGCGCGGGTGCTGGTCGTAGCTGTCGAAGGTGGCGCCGCCCGACGGCGTGTAGCGGACGTTGTAGCGCCCACCCGACTCCGGCCCGGAGATCGCGTTCAAGAAGACGCGCGCGGCTGCCGACAGGTTCTTGGAGACGGCATCCATCGTGCCGGCGCCACCGACGCCGGTCGAGCCCGCGCCGGTGACGGCGCCTGCGATGTTCGGGAAGCTGACGCTGCCCGCGCCCGCGCCGATCCCCTTGAAGGCATTGGCGACGCCCTCGGCCTTCTCCTTGAGGGTGTCGAGCGTCTGGGCGGCCGTGGTGCCGAAGGAGGTGCGGATCGAGTTGCCGGCCGCGACCGCAGCCTCGCCGACGGCGTTGACCGTCGTGCGCATGGCGATCATGGCGCGCTCCATCGGGGTCGCACCGTTGCCGACGCCCGCGTAGCCGCCCGAGTTGAGCTTGATGATGAGCTTGTCGTAGGCCGTGGCGTTGCGGTTCTGGGCCTCGAAGAGGTCCTGCTCGGCCTTCAGGCGAAGCGAGGACACGTCCTTGTCGAACGCCTGCTTGCCGGCCAGCAGCTCGTCCAGCTTCGACTTCTCGGCCTGGGCCTGGATGAGCTGCGCGATGAGCTCCTGGACCTTGCCGTTATCGACCGGGCCGAACTTGCCGTCCGCGAGCTTCGTCTGGAGCTCGTAGACCTCGGCCGACATGCCAGCCAGCGCCGCGCGCGAGCCGGCGATCCCCGCCTTGAGGTTGTCGAGCGCCTTGCCGCCCTTCTCGAGGAGCTTCTGCTCATCGACGAGCTTGGACGTGATCGGCACGCCGCGGGCGCGCGCCTCTTCGGCCTCGCGCTGAGCGCGCAGGGTCTCGAGCTGGCGCTTGGCGCCGTCCACCACGGCCTGCTGCTGCTGGAGCTCGATGCCGGTCTTGCCGACAGCCGCCTTCTGGGCCTCTTCCAGGCCGCGCTGGTAGATCGTGATCTGGTCGTCGAGGACGGCGAGCGCGCGCGCCTTGGTCTGGTTCTTGTAGTCCTCCTCGAGCTTCGACGTAGAGCGCTTGGCCGCGGTCTCGCGGGCGAGCGCGTCACGCTGCGTCTCCTCGGCCTTGGTCGCCTCGAGGTCGCGCATACGGCGCACCTGGGTCGCCTGGTTGGCGAGCGCGTCGAGGCGGGTCCGGGCCAGCCGCTCGCCGGCGGCGACCTCGGCGTTGAACGAAGCGTCGCGGAGGAGCTGCTCGGCCTTGGCGAGCTCCTTCTCCTTGGCGCTGATCTCGCCGCCATAGACCACGTCGCCCGTGCGCCGGGCGTTTCCGGCCGGGGCCGCGGTTCCATTGAGGCGGTCGCGGCGCGCCTTCAGGCGATCGAGCTCGGCGCCGGCCTCGGCGACCGACTTGCGGAAGATGTCGAGGCTCTGCTTCGAGGCAGCGCCGCCGAACTTCTCCACGTCGTCGCGCGCCTCGCGCGCCTTCTGGCCGAACACGTCGAAGTAGTAGGCCGCGGCCATGATGCCGGCGCCGGCAATCGCCAGGATCGGGGCGAGCTCGGCGACCATGACCACGAGGCCGCGCACACCGATGCCGGCGCCGCGGGCGATGGCCGAGAAGCCTTCCATGTGGGTGCCGGCGCCCGCGAACGCCGTCTGGGCGAGGGCGAACTCGGCCCGCATCGCGCCCAGCTCACGCCGGAACACGCCGGCCTGGGTTGCGGCCACGTTGAGCGAGGAGGCCATGGCGTTGAGCGCCTGGAAGGTCTTGGTCGCACCGAAGGCATAGACCAGCACCGTGCCGGCCTCGAGGATCTCGCCCCGGAACTCGACCACCTTGCGGATGGCACCGTCGATGAAGCCCACGAGCGAGGCCAGGCCCGAGCCGACCTGCTGCGACAGGCCGCCGGCCAGGAGGTTGCCCTGCTTGTCGTAGAGGCCCTTGATCTGCGGGCTCTCCATGAGAGCGATCAGGTCGCGCGCGCCCTTCTTGGCAGCGTCGAAGAAACCGGCCTCGCCGGTGTTCTCGGCCAAATTCTGCATGCCCGTGGCGAGACGCGCCATCAGGCCGTTCCAGGTGTCCATCTGGGCCTGGGCCGCGCCGCCGAAGGTGCGCTCGAACTCGGCGTTGAGGCCTTCCAGGGCGCGCTTGGACTCGACGGTGCCGGTGGAGATCGCCTTGACGAGCTGGCCGTAGGTGACGCCCATCGAGCGGGCGAGAAGCTCGGTCGCGCGCGGCACGGCCTCGCCGAGCTGCTGGCGCAGCTCTTCCATCTGGATCACGCCCTTGCCGGCCATCTGCGTGATGGCGAGCGAGGCGCGCTTCATCACCTCCTCGGAGCCACCGAAGGAGGCCACGGCGTCCACCAGGCCCTTCATGCCGCCCTTGAGCGGGTCGATGCCGGCCGCCTTCATCTGGGTGAAGACGCCGGTGATGGCCTGGAGCGAATAGGGGGTGGTGCGGGCGAACTCGCGCAGGTCGCGGAGCTGCTGGTTGGCGTCCTTGAGCGGGTCGGCCGCGGTGGACATGCCGCGCAGCAGCGTGCGCAGGCGCTCGAACTCGGCGTTGACCTTGATGATCTCGGAGGCCCAGCCGGTCGTGGCCGAGCGCACGAAGTTGATCGCGGACGAAGCCTGGCCGAGCACGACGGTCACGTCGCGCAGGGTGCCGAGGAAGCTGCCGCTCGCGCCCTGGAGCGCGTTGATCGACGTGACGCCCTGGCCGACCTGACGTTCGAACGTCTGGATCGACTGGCCGGCACGCAGCATCCGGGTCGTAAAGGAGCCGTCATCGAGCTCCAGCTCAACCCGGATCGCGGTCATGTTCGTGCCCTTCCCATCGCCTTGAGTTCAGCGAGGCCGGCGCGATCGAGCTGCTCTTCCTGTGCGATCTCGGCGATGGCGTCGGGCGACTGCCGGACGATGGTTCCCACCTGCCTCTGCAACCGTTCGATGAGCGCCCCGTAGGCCTCACCGCTCGATGCAGCCGACATCACCTGGAGGAGCCGAAGGTCGAGTTCGGCCTGAAGGCGGTCGATGTTCTTGGAGAAGAGCCAGAAGGTCTTGAGCGGCATGCTCATGACCTCCCGGAAGCTCATCCCGTAGTGCTTGGAGACGCGCGAGACGAGAAAGCCGAAATCGACCGCCTCTACGCCTGCGCCGCGGGCTTTCCCTCGGCGACCGCCTGGGCCTCGGCCTCGCCCTGCACCTGGTTGGTGCCGTCGTGACCCTGGGCCACGCCCACGAGCTTGTTCAGGTTGACCAGCGGCACCTTGCCGAGGAGCTCGATGTCCATGGTCGGGAAGGCCCGGACGATGATCTCCTTCAGGCCCTTCACCTCGGCCTCGAGATCGCCACCCTTGCCGAGCGCGGCGAGCAGCTTGGTGTTCTTGACGAAGTCGTCCACCGACACGGGCACGAGCTTGTGCTCCTTGCCGCCGAGCAGGACGGTCACGTCGGGGAAGTTATCGACCGCGTCGAGGTCGATCAGGTTGGTCTGCGAGGCCATGGTGTCCTGGGTGTTTCCGAGGGGTTGCGACTTGCCCCAGGCGATCCGGGGCAAGTCAGTGGTGACTTATCTTGCCCCGCAGGGCAAGAGGTTAGGCAGCGGAGACGGTCTCGTCGCCGGCGATGAACAGCGTGCCGTCCGTCGCGTTCGGGTAGCCCTTGAACGTGCAGTTGAAGATCCGCTCGTTCTCGAGCTGGTAGGCGAACTGGAGGCCGCCCGCGGTCGCTGCCAGCGGAATGGTGAAGTCGTCCGACAGGTCGTCGAGCGCATTCGCCTTCGGATGGAAGCGCAGCTCCTTGGCGATCTTCAGGAGCGAGGTGCCGACGGCGTTCGGGACCACGACCTTCTTGCGGTTCGGGTCGGCCTTGTCCGCCACCAGCTTCGCGCCCGGCATGATCTTGACCATGTTGTCGAGCGTGGTCTCGGCGAGCGGCACCTTCGCCGTCACCGTGCGGCCCATGATGACCTCGTCGATCGGCGACTTGCCGAACTGGTCCACCTGGACCTCGTGGGTTTCGGTCGCGACTTCCACCTCGACGCCACCCTTGGTGTAGCCGAGATCGGTGTCGCCGAAGAAGACAAGGCAGACGCCCAGCTTCACGTTCTTGGTGTCAGAGGCCATCGTAAACTCTCCTGCGCTGAGCCCGTCAGTCGGTTTTGGATCCAAACCTGCTCACGCAAAGTGAGTCAGTGCTGACTTATTCTAGCGGAGCACGTAGGAGGCGTCCATATTGATCGACCACTCCTTCCCGTTTCCTTCGGAGCGCGGATAGATGATCGGCAGGGTCTTGGGCCGCATGTGGTTGATGAAGAGCACCTCGCGGCCTTCCTTATCGACCAGACCGTGCCGGTAGAGCGTGAGCGCATCCATCACCCGCTTTGCCAGCCGGTCGCCATCCTCGGCCTTCTGGGCGCGCACGATCGCCTGGACCTTGCCGCGGAAGTAGCCCGGCAGCTCGTGGTCGATGTCGATGCCCTGGAGCGGCAGCTTCAGGAGCACGCCGGTGCGGCAGTCGGCCGGCATCTGGTCCTCGAAGATGTCGATGCCGGGCGTGCCGATGCCGCGCAGCTCGAGGAAGTCGGCGAGGAGATCGAGGCGCATCAGATGCTCTTTCCGTTGATGCCGCGCAGGACGGCCTGGATCAGGGAGGGGCGAAGCTTGCCCTCGACGGCCTCGACGGCGCGCTCGAGGAACTTCTCGCCGATGAAGCGGCCGGGGTTGGCGTCGCGCTTGGCGATCGTGCCCTTGCCGGGGTTCATCGAGCCGTAGTTCTCGTGGATCTGCATGGCGTATTCGTCCACGTTCACGCCGTTGACGATGCCGCCGACCTCGATGTCGATCTTGAGCCGCTTGCGGAAGGTGCTCTGGTAGGAGATGCGCTTGCGGATCGCCTGCTCGAGGTTGTGCTTGTCCACGGGCGCGTTGAGCACCGCCTCCTCGATGATCTTGTCGGCGTTGCGGTGCATCACCTTGCGGGCGTTGTCGGGCACCTTCTCACCGATGTTGAGGAGCTCGGCGAGCAGGCTCTTGGTGCCTGCCACCTGCATCTTCATCCTCACAGCTCGTTCCCCCGGTCGTCGGCGTCCCAGAACACGAGGGCGACCTCGTAGTGGTCGAGCTTGCCGAAGGTGTCGAAGCGCGGCGTGACAGCCTCGATACGCAGCACGGTCTCGGCCACGACGAAGCGATCTCCCCTCCCCGGCTTGGCCGCGACCTGGAACAGGATCTTGGCGGCGGCGACCTCCTCCTCCGCGTTGCCGCGGCTGGCCGAGGAATCCGTGCGCACGCTCGTCTTCTCGATCTTGGGCGTCAGGCTCAGCACATCGACCCGGCAGCGGATCGCGCTCTCGGAGTAGCGCGGCTCGCCCCGGCGCGTGGAGCCGATCAGACGGGTGAGGAAGCCGGTGTTGTTGCCGACCAGGGAGAAGCTCATGGGGCTCTAGCTCCGGTGCTGCTCGGGCACGCGCAGGACGGCCTCGGCGTTGGGGTGGAAGATGTCGTTGCGAATCTCGCCGTAGGCCGGCAGCGCCGTGTTCGAGCCGAGCGCGACGAGCTGGCCGTGGACGCCGGCCTTGGCGTGAGCGTGCTCGATCTGCGCGGTGCCGATGCCGTGGGCGGCCAGCACCGTGAGCGTGACCTCGTTGAAGACCGACAGGAGCGCCTGGCGCCAGGTCGAGCGCACGAACAGGCGCGAGGGCCACTTGCCGTTGCGCCGGTCCCGGAAATGGAAAGCCGGGGCCTCGCGCGAGGAGAACTGGTGCTCCAGCAGCGCCCGGCGCAGCGAGGTGCCGGCCGCCTGGGCGTTGAGGCGCGCGTGCAGGAAGGTCTGCCGAATGGCCTGCTGAAGCTGCGCGATGTCGCGCTCGATCTGAATGGTGATCTCGCGCAGGAGATAGCTCGCCGTCGCGCTCAGCGTCTCGCTGGCAGCGTCCTCGAGTTCGAGCGTGTCGTCGCTCCCCAGGTCGTCGTTTGCCGCTGAGAGAGCGTCTGACGCGATCTCCCCGAACGCTGCCTTCACGGCCTCGGTCTCCTTCTCGAGGAAGAGCCGCGACAGGTCGTAGGCGCGCGTCGCCGCGCGGGCGATGACGGAGGCGTTGCCGGCGTCGCGGGCGCCGATCGCTTCGGCGTAGATGATGGACAGGCCGTCCACGAAGGTCTGGTAGCGGGCACCCGCGGCGTCGGCCGCGGGCGTCATCTTCTGGGTCGTAATCACGAGCGGCTGATCCGGGCGCGGATCTCGATGAAGCCGGACAGGTGCTCCAGCGTCTCGCGCGAGACGCCGAGATCCAGCGGCTTGCCCGAGCGGAACATCGCCGAGCTCTCACCCGTGGTCTTCGACAGGAGCCCGGAGGCGCGGTGATCCTCGGCCGTGCCGACGGTGAGGATGGCGTTGGCCTCCTGCACCTGCGCGCGGGCGAGCGCCTTGCGGAACTGCGGGTTGAAGCGCTCGAAGTCGTCGGGCGTCATCGCCTGCCACTCGCGCGGCGCGACGTGCTCGATCGGCCCGGAGATGGCGTTGAAGTTGACCTCGTCGCCGTCGTCGTAGCCGGCCGGGTAGACCCGGTAGCCGAAGCGCGTGAGCCGGTTGTAGGCCTCGATCAGCGCCGGCTCGCGCTGGCTCTGCTCGGCCATGACCCATGCGTCGAGCCGCGGCAGGTCCTCGGCGACCACGAGCAGACGCTCGTAGGTGGCGAAGGAGTTGACGAGGTGGCGCAGCCGCAGCGCGGCCCGGATCATGTAGCTGTGGCGCAGGTCGAACGCGCCGTCGGCCGTGGTGAGCTCGACCTCGAGGGTGCGCACGCCGACGGCCTCGCCGGGCGCGAGCACGTTGGCTGCGGCCGGCACGACGTAGACGAGCTCCTCGTCCTCGAGCGAGGCCGTGGGGATCTCAGGCCCATGCAGAATGCGGCCGTCCTCATCGAGGACGGTCACGATGATCCCGGTCGGCGTCACCGCGACGCCCGAGGCGTTCTGGAACGGGACCGTGAGAGTGGTGGCGATGCCGGCCGGGAGGTTCTTCATCGGAGCTTACGCCTCGCTGTCCGCGCCGGGGCCGGCGTCGGAGTTCTGCGGGTCGCGGTCGGCCGGCGGCGTGGCGTTGGCCTTCTCCGCCTCGACAGCCAGGCGCGCCTTCTCGGCTTCCGCCTCAGCCTCAGCCTGCTTGGCGGCGTTCTCGGCCTCGAGCGCCTCGCGAGCGGCCTTCTGCTCGTCGGTCTCGGCCGGCTCGCTGCCGGTGCCGGTCTCGTCGGTCTCGACGACCTCGTCGGGCGCGTCCGTCTTGGTCGCGTCCTCGCGCACCAGGGCGCCGGAAGCCTCGAGCTGCGCCTTGCGCTTCAGCTCTTCCTTCAGGATGACCTGGATCGCCTTGTTGATCGACGTGGCCTTGAGGCCGAGCGGCTCCATCACGGCGCGCAGGCCGATGATGCCCCTGGCCTCGGCGATCTTCTCCAGGTCCTCCTTGGTGTGGAAGACGATCTCGGAGGTGTCGGCCTTCGCCGGGGCGGCCGGGGCCGGTGCGTCGGTGGCGCGGGCGAGCTCGACCAGCATGGGCGCGGCCATCGACATGGTGCCGTTGGTGAGCATCTGGTGCTGGAGCGCCGGGTTCACGCCGGTCTCTTCGCCGATCTCATCGACCGTCACGAGCGAGAGCGAGGCGCCGATGATCGCGATGTGGCGCGCGTTGACGGACTCGACCGAGATCCCGCCCTCGAACAGGGTGGTCCCGATTTCGCCGGTGAAGCCGTCCCAGCCGGGCTGGGTGATCTTGATGCGCGGCATGGGCTTATTCGCCTCCAATCATCTGCTGGAGCTCGCCGGAATTGTCGGCCAGGGCGAGCTGGGTGAAGCCGCCGACCAGCCGGTCGCCGACGAAGATCTGCGGGACGGGGAACTTGTCGGCCCCGAGGCGCTCGACGAGCGCGGCGCGCGCGGCGCTGTCCTGGGTGAGGTCCGTGTAGGAGTGGTCGTAGGCGCGGGTCTCGCAGAGAGCCTTCGCGCGGGCGCACCAGACGCAGTCCGGCTGGCCGAAGATGCGGATCTGCATCTGGGGTCCTTGGGTTCGAGGCACAGAAAAGGGGCGAGGATTGCTCCCCGCCCCTCAATAGTAAGTCAGTGGTGACTTACCTTCAAGCTTAGACGTTCGTGATGCCCTTCAGGCGAGCCACGGAGTGAGTGGCCTTGAGGGCGGTGCCGCAATACCACTTCAGACGCCAGCGCTGGGCGTCCTTGCCCTGGAGCTTGCCGATCTCCTCGACCCGCAGGCCGGCCGACGCGCCGCCGTAGAGACCGTGGATGCCGTCCACCTCGTTCAGACGCAGAGCGTAGATCGAGCAGGTCGTCTCGTTGGTGCCCTGGACCTCGTCGGCGGTCATGAAGTCGTTGATGATGATCGGCGTGCCATCGAACGCCGGCAGGGCCTTGCCGAAGTCCTTGACGATGATGGTGCCGGCGTCGTTGCCGCCCATGGCGCGCAGGAGCGCCTTGATCGAACGCCAGGTGCCACGACGCATCATGAGCACGTCACAGCCGTTCTTGACCACGTCACGCAGCTCGTCGAGCATGGTGAAGGAGACCGCGGCGCCGTCCTTGCCGGCGATGAGGGTCTGCTTGGCCGGGACCAGCTTCTTGACGCCGTCGAACTCCTTGCGGTTCACGCTGGAGTCGCCGTTGACCAGGGTGCGGCGGAACTGGCGACCGATACCCTTCGCCTTGGCGGCGAGCTGGATCGCGAGCTGGTCGTGGGTGTCGGACTGGGTCTCGACGAGGAAGTTGTCCAGATCGACGTGGCCCGCGAGAATGCGCAGCTTGGCCTGCACTTCCTCGAACGTGGCCGCGCCTTCCTTGATGTCCTCGTAGGGATCCAGGAAGTCGCCTTCGGAGAGCGTGCTCTCGCGAATGTAGTCGTAGGCCTTACCGTTGACCTGCATGAACGGGAACAGAGCAAAAAGCTCGTCCACGTCGATGATCTCTTCGATGACGCCGCGCTCGAGCTGATTGACGCTCAGCTTCGCGGCCTCTTCCACAAGCAGGGGCATTTCTTTTCTCCTGAAGACTGCCCGTGCCGGGCCAAGTCAGTGGTGACTGACAATAGTATGACCCGGCACGGGCGGTGCTGCCAAGAGAAAACAGTCAGCACTGACTTACTTTTTTGCCCCTGACAAGGGCGTTACGCGCGAGCGGCGTCCTTCGCGGCCTGGAGCGCGGCGCGAATACGGGCCGTTCCCTTCAGCTCGGACGGGTCGTTGCCGTTGGTCTTGCCGGCCTTGGTGTCGTCGGTGGTGTTCGACTTCACGCCCGGTGCCATCTTCGAGCGCAGGACGTGATCCTTCTCGGGATCGGCCTGCACCAGCTTCTCGACAGCCGCGTCGAAGCCCAGATGGTTGCCGGCGGCGTCCACCAGCGGCGTGCGGTTCTCGGCGCCGCGCGGCTTGTCGTAGGCGACGACCTTGGTGCCGACGGTGTCGAAGTGCGCGCCGTAGATGGTGCGGGCCTTGGACGGCGTGAGCACGGTGCTCTCGCGGATGAAGTTCGAGCCCGAGAACGCGGCGCCGACGGTCAGCTCCGAGATCGTGGACTGGGCGGCCGAGAGCTCGGTGTCCTTGGCGGCGATCAGCTCGTCCTTGGCGGTGAGCGCCTGGGTGTGCTGCTCGGTCATGGACGCCTTCACCCGGTCGAACTCACCGCGGGCCTCGGCCTGGCTCAGCTCGTCGGCAGCGCGGGCCTCCTCAGCGGCGCGACGCTCGGCCAGCATCTCCTGCACCTGCTCGGGCGTCACCTGGCCGAAGAGGTTCAGACGCTCCTGCGCGGTGCGCGCGGCCGCCTTGTGCTTCATCGTGTCCTTGAGCAGGCGCGCCACCTCGTCGGTGATGGGATCGCCGATCTTCGGCTCGCCCGGCGTCGCGTCCGGCTGGGTGTTCGCGGGCGGGTTCGCCGGGTCGGCCGGCGGATTGGCAGGCGGGTTGGCCGGGGGATCAGCGGGCGGGTTCGCCGGAGCGCCGCCACCACCGCCCTCGCCCGGCGCGTCGAACACGGGACGCGGGCCGAAGGGCACGGAGAAGATGGAGTGCAGCGGGAAGCTGCGGGCCGGGGCTTCGTAGACGACGCCTTCGATGCCGGCGCGGGTGTTGGTCTTGGTCACTGTCATGCTCCTTGCGCCACAGTCTCTCGGGCGCGCGGGGTGGGTGCCGGGCCTGGGGATCAGGCCGCGGTCTTCTTCTGGGTCTTGTCCGTCACCTGCCCCTGGCGCTTTTCCTTGGGCGCCTTGGTCTTCTCGGTGGACTTGGACTTCGAACCCGAAGCGGGGAAATTCGTGGGCGGCCCGGCGTCGGGAGGCGAGGTCGCCTCCATCATCTTCCGGGCCTGCTCGATCGGATCGGCCGGCCAGTCCTCGAGCTCCTTCTCGAGCTTCTCGCGGACCGCGGCCTTGATGCCGGGGAACAGCTTGTCCATGACCTGACGCATCTGCTCGGAGCGGATGCCGCGCGGGGCGTCGATCAGGGCGAGACGCTCGGCGACGGTGAACTCGTCGAAGAGGGAGCGCACGTCGAAGGTCTCGGGGTAGGCGACCAGGTCCTCCTTGGGCGCCTCGGCGCCGTTCCAGAGGGCGACGAGCTCGGCGATCTTGTTCTCGGTCTGCTGGAGCGACTGGGCCTTCGAGGTGAGCAGGCTGTTGAGCTTGTCGAAGTCGTAGGCCTTGGCGACGCCCGACGAGTTGTCGATGCCGACCGAGTTGTCCTGCTTGGTGCGCTCACCGGCGGCGCCGGCCGTGTGGTAGATCTCGGCGATCACCTTGTTGATGACCTCCATGATGAGCTGCGCCTGCTTGGGATCGGGCGACAGGTATTCCGGCGCGCCACCCTCGCTGTCGTAGAGGAAGGTGCGCTTGGTGCCGGCCTCGATCAGGGCGTCGTAGTCCTTCTCGCCCGGCAGCACGGACTGGGCCGGCATCGCGAGCTGGGAGAAGGTCTGATCCTGGATGATGGCGTCGAGGTTCGAGAGGTAGTTGGCCGTGGCCCGGTCCAGGTAGGCGATCTCGTCGATCAGGCCGGCGGCCGTGTAGAGGTTCTCGCCGAGCAGGTGGTCCGAGAAGAAGCACGGGACGCGGCCGATCGCGACCGGGCCGGTGCCCGTGATCTCGACACGCGCGGTCCCGCGCCGGTCCTCGCGCACCTCGAAGAGCATCCACTCCTCGCGCGTCCAGAGCCGGTAGCGCACCTTCACCTTGCCGGTGGCCGTGATCGGGTTCTTGTCGTCGCGGTAGGTCTCGGCGACGAGGATCCAGAGGAGCTCGCCGTCGTCGTCGTGGAAGCCCATGTCCAGGATGTTCTGGGGCTTGACGATGTAGGCGTAGACGCGCGCGCCCTGGGCCTTCTCGTCAGCGAGCGAGACGGCGGCGTCGGTCTTCGTGGAGTCCACGAACACGGCAACGCGCCCGAGCTGCGACGTGGCGCCGGAGACGAGGCGGACGAACTGGTCGATGTTGAGGTTGGAGCGCGTGCAGCGCTTCCAGAAATCCTTGAGGAACTCGGGCGCATCCTCGGAGCGGATGATCTTGCCCTTGAACAGATACTTCTGGACGAGCTCGACGATCTCGCGGGTGTGGTTGAAGCGGTAGGCCCGCGCCACGCGATCGTTGAACTCCTTCCGCCCCTCCTTGAGATACTTGAAGATGTTCGCCTTGAACCACGCGCGCGAGCCTTCATAGGTCGCTTCGAGGAAGTTCCAGTGCTTGATCTTCTCGTCGTATTCAGGGTGGCGGCGCTTCAGGAACTCCTGGAGCACCTTCTGACTGGCTCCAGAGAGCATCCTCGCGCCTCGTCCAAGTGTGGCTGTCTGGCTCCATGATAAGTCAGTGGTGACTTACCTTCAAGCTAGACAGAAACACCCAGCACCTTGATCTTGCGGACGGGGAACTTGAAGTCGATGCAGTAGCCCAGCGCGTCGGCCGGGTGCTCGACGCCGGCAGACTTGTCCACCTCGCGCGAGCCCGGCTTGTAGATCGTCTGCTCGAAGGCCGAGATCGTGTGCTTGCAGCCCCGGTCCACCCGCAGCTTGATCGTGCCGTCGGCCGCCTTGAGCATCCGGTTCACCGCGTTGACGCGATCCGACACGGGCGGGTGCTTGCGCTTATACTGGAGCTTGCGGAAGCCGCCCTGGCGCAGGATGTCGAGGTCGCTCTCGCCGCGGCCGTGCCCGCGCTGCGCGCCGGCCGGGTCGGGGAAGATGATGACCTGCTTCTGCTGCTTGAAGAAGCGCCGATCGAGCTCCGTGCAGACCTCGGCCGTCGAGGAGCCGAACAGGATCGCCTCGCCGACGATCCAGACCTCGCCGTTGTCCTGCGGCTGCATGATGACCGAGGACATCGGGTCGATGTTGAAGTCCTGGCCCACCCAGATCGGCAGGTGCGGGTTGAAGGCGTAGTCGCCGACATGCTGGTTGCGGTCGAAGGCGTAGTAGACCCGGCCCGACATCGTCTCGAAGGACGCCTCGAACTCCTGACGGAAGCTCTTCTCGTCGAGGTTCTGGCGCGCGGCCGCGATCTCCTCGACCGGGATGAACGGCGAGGTGATGGTCGGGAACTGCCAGCTCTTGTGGTCGTTGCGGCGCAGCCGGCCCTTGCTGTCGCGGTAGGTCTCCCCGCGCTGGCCCTTCATGTAGACATCGTAGAGCCAGTTGTAGGCCTTCGGCGTCCCGATGATGATGGCCTTGCCGCGCGTCGAGGTGAGCGTCGGGTAGAGGACCTTGAACCAGGTGTCCGGCTCGATGTCCTGGGCCTCGTCGATGATGACCAGGTTGAGCGCGACGCCGCGCAGCGAGTCCGGCTTGTCCGCGCCCTTGAGCACGATGCGTGAGCCGTTCACGAGCCGGATGGTGAGCCGGGTCTCGTTGACCGAGCGGATCCACTTGGCCGGGATCGAGTCCTTGATCTCGTCCCACATGATGCCGCGGGCCATCCCGTAGGTCGGCGCCACATACCAGATGAGCTGCTTGGGCTTGGCGGCAGCGGCCTGGACCGCGAGGATGCGCGCGAGCTGCGTCTTGCCCCAACGACGGCCGGCAACGACCACACGCACGCGGCGCGGGTCGTTGAAGACCTTCGACTGCCCCTTGTGGAGCGTGAACGTGTTGGGCGCGACGGTGAGCAGGCTACTCATCGTCGTCGTCCTCGATCACCGCCTCGTCGTCATCCTCGCCGGCGAGCGCGGCGATGGCCGCGTCGTCGCTCTCGTCGAGGATCTCGGCGTCGTCCTGCTCCTGGGCGTCGCGGCGCGCCTTGACCTCGGCATCGGTGAGGTCGCGGATCGTGAGGGCCGGCAGCTCCTTGTCATCGACCTCGCCATGCGCATCGAGCAGGGTGAAGCGCTCGTCGCGGGCGGCGATGAGGATCTTCATCGTCCGCTCGAGGGTCTTGATGTTCTTCTCCTCGGTGGCGAACGGCCGGTCTTCCTTCTTGGCGTTGGCGATCAGCGCCATGGCCTGCCGGGCGATGGTCTCGGTCCAGAGCAGGTGCTCGCCCTTGGCCTTGTCGATCTTCTCCTTGCGCTCGCGCGTGAGCTCCTCGGCCGAGCGCTCGACGGCCTTCTTGGCCGCCTCGGTGGAGGCGGCCTTGACCTCGTGCGCCCGCGAGCCCCGGCGGATGCCGGCGCGCTTGATGCGCTTCATCAGCGTCTCGGGCTTGATCGAGAACCGGGAGCAGATCTCGGCAGCACTCGCGGTGCCGAGCTCCCAGATGTCCACGATCTGAGCCCACTCGGCCGGGGTGAGACGACGCGCGGAACCGGCCGCATCCTCGTCACCGAGGGCAGCATCGTCTTCCGGGTCCTTCGTCACCTCAGTCAGCACTGACTTACTCCTCCGGGCATGGCTCGGGCATCCGGTGCCATCGCCCTGTTATATGTATTATATAGATACTACTCTAATAGTAATAGTATCTACAGCGCGATGGACTTGGATCCGGCTCATCACACCGATGATCCGGGGCGGAACTCCCGGTAAGCCTTCAGCGTCGGAGCGATGTAGAGCTTCCGCTTCTCTCCATACTTCCGGGAGAGGAAGCCGTGCTGCTCCAGATACCGGATGGAGAACTGAAGGGCCTGGGGCGTCACCGCCGGCCCGTAGCTCAGCGACGCCTTGAGGTCGTGAAAGGCGATGTCGCTGCCGGCGTCGGCCGCGGCGAGCACCAGACCCATGATCTCGTGCTGCTTGTCGGTGCCGGCGAAGGTCTCAGGCATCGAACGGCACCTTCAGCTTCTCGGTCGGCTTCTGCCAGTCGAAGGCGGACAGCGGCAGGCGCTCCGGCATCTCCCGGCCGTGGTCGGGGTTCATCCAGACGCCGTAGAGCGGCGAGGCGAGCGTCATCTGGGCGATCGACTTCAACACCTCGCGCGGGGTCATGGCAGCGACACGCTCCCGGCCCTTGCCGCGGTTGTTGCCGGTCTTCTCGAGCGCCGAGTGCCGGTAGTAGAAGGCGCGGGCGTCGGCGACGATCACCTCGGCCTGCTCCGCGGGCAGGCGCGCCAGCTCCTCGACCATCCCCTCGAAGTCGCCGGGGCTGCTCTCGAAGTGGCTGCGGAAGAACTTGAGCCCCTTGTCGAACCGGTTGGCGTTCATCGGCTTGACGAACCGGAACCCTGCCTTCTGGCCGAAGTGGTTGAACTTCGACATCGACGACTGGATCTCCATGATCCGGTTGCCCTCGAGGCGCGAGACCAGGTTCATCATCCGGTAGCCGGCGCCGATCCCGCGGAACATCGTGTCGATCACGAAGCGGGAGATGACGCGGAAGTTCTGGTTGATGAAGAGGTAGCGGTCGGTGTTGGTGATGACCGTGTCGCCACCGCCCGGCTTGATCTTCGGGAACGCGACGTGGCGCTCCTTCAGCAGGCCCTTCGGGTTGGCCGTGACCAGGACGCCGATCGTCTGGCCGTCGAGCGTGAGCTTCCAGAAGCGCGGCCCGATGGAGAGGTTCTCGGCCTTGTAGTGCAGGTCGTGCAGGAGGTCCCAGTCGGCCTTGGTGCCCCGCTCCACGAACATCTGGTCGATCAGCGAAAACCGGGGCGCAGGGCTCTCGATGCGCTCGATCAGCGTCTCTGGTGCTTCGAACGCGCGGACGCGCTCACCGGGCAACGTCGCGAAGCCCAGCGCATCTCCGGCGTCGAAGTTGATCGTGTCGAGCGACATCAGTGCGTTCCCGACGCTGCAAGGCCGATGGTGATGAGGAGAGCGAGCCCGGCGAGCCAGGCCCAGTCGAGGGCGCGAAGGTGCATCAGGCGTTCGGGTCCGGCCGGGTCCAGCGGGTGACGACCGGGCAGGACACGCCCTCGCGGCCGCGCAGCACGTCCCGGAGCTCCGGCGGCAGGTCATCCGCGCGCAGGTCCTCGAGGATCACCGTGCCGATGAGGAGCCCGCGCAGCATCGCCACCGCCGACGGCTTCATGGCGAGCTGCTCGAGCGAGGTCTCGACGAAGTGGGTGCCGGGGAGCTGCGCGGAGTAGGCCAGCCCCTTGCGACGCACCACGACCACGGAAACGGGCACCGGCACGGAGATCTTCTCGACCGGGATGCTGCCGACCGGGATATACGCCGCGGTGACGCTGCCGAAGTTGAGCCCGGAAAGGACGGAGTCGCTCACGACACGACCTCCCAGTCCTGGGCCAGCAGGTCGGACTGCGAGCACAGCCACGGCACCCGGTTCTTGCAGGCCGTGAACATGAAGACGTAGGGCAGGCTCATCTTCGAGTGGGCGTCCGGCACCTGGAGCTCGAGATACATCCCCTTGCCGTTCCAGCCGGCGCGGGCGACACGCAGGCCGGCCCGGAGCGCGGCGACAGCCTGCCCGATGTTGAGCGCGCCGTTCTTCTCGACCGCGGCGTCCTCGAAGGAGACCTTCGTCACCTTGCGCACGAGCCCGAGCTCCTCGACGGGCGGCCGAGCGTTGCGCGGGGCGAACGTGATGCTGCCGATCGTCAGATCGCCGCCGGCCTTGACCTTCATGTCCACGTTCATGCTGCTGCCTTCTCGACTTCGACGCGCTCGCGGAAGCGCTTGGTGAGGGTGAGGGAGGGACCGAGCTCTTCCTTGAGGTCGGTGTGGGTGGTCGCGACCATCAGGGTCTTGCCGGAGCGGCGCGCGATCTTCTGGACGTTGGAGGCGACGACCTTCGCGGTGACGCGGTCGAGGACGGCGCCGAACTCGTCGGCAATCCAGACATCGGCGCCGGATTCCAGCACCTTCGCGAGCTTGAGGCGGTAGCGCTGGCCGTCGGAGAGCTCGGACGGCTTGCGGATGTAGATCCAGGCGTCGGAGATGCCGGCGAGCGCGAGGAGGTAGGTCGCCTCCTGGGTGTTCTTGCCGACCTGCTCGATCACCGGGCGCTCGTCGAGGCTGACGCCGTCGATGTCGGCGACGACCTTGCCCTCGGCGCGCATCATCGCCGTGAGCTCACGCAGCAGCAGCGACTTGCCCGAGCCCGACTGGCCCTGGATGTAGACGACATCGCCGGCCCGGATCTCGACCTGGAGCCCGTCGTAGATGACGAACTCCTTGTCGGAGAGGCCCAGGCCGAAGCTCTCGGCGATCTCGAGCACGCGCGGGGTGCGCTCCACCGACGAGGTGAAGCTCTTGGAGATCGTGTAGGTGTTCTGGGTGATGATGGTCATTCGTCGTCCGGCTGCTCGGCGTCGAGGTCGATGAAGACCGGCTGGTCAGACGCCTCGAAGGCGGCCGCGGTCGGGCTGTCGATGCGCGAGAGCACCTCGACCTTGCCCTCGCAGAGGTCGGTGAGGCTCCGCTCCAGCACCTTCAGGGAGCCGAGCATCCGGGCGGCGCCGTCGGCGACCGAGAGCCCGATGGGGAGCGAGACGTGCGCCTCGAACACCTTGTCGGCCTCGTTCCAGACGATCGCCGCGATGCCGCGGCAGAGACCCTGCTCGAAATCCTCGGCCAGGCCGGTGGCGACCTTCAGCGCCTCCTCGTCCACGGCGTCGGGCGCGACCTCTTCGATCTCGTCCTCGGCCGGCGGCGGCTCGTAGGGCGCGCGCGTGAAGATGTGGAACACCTTCGGGGCGTCCGGGTCGGCCGGCACCTCGGTGAAATACTTCTTGCGGATCTCGTCCAGGGCGTCGCTCATGGGCGTGTCAGTCCTGACTTACCTCAGATGCCGAACTCGGTGAGGAACGCCATGAAGGCTTCCGCACCCTTCTTGCCGGTCTCCGTCTGGATACGGCTCATGAAGGCCTTCACGCGCCGGCTGTCGGCGACCGTGACCTTGGAGAAGCCGAAGGCCTCGGCGACGCGCTGGGGCGCCTCGTCCACGGCGATGGCCGCGGCCTCGTTCTCTTCCTTCTGCTCCTCGACCGCCTCGGCGATGTCGTCCACGAAGGCGTCATCGAGCGTGGCCGCGAGGTCGTCGGTCATGAAGGAGAGCTCCTTCTCGTCGAACCCGAGCCAGTCCATCTCGAGCCCGGCGTCGGAGAGCGCCGTGAGGCCCTCGCGCACGAGGTCGGTGTCGTAGATCTGGTGCTGGACCCGGTTGTCCGAGAGGCGCAGCGCGTCGGCCTCGGCATCGGTGATGCCGTGCATGACGACGACCGGCACGGTCTTGCGCCCGAGCTCGATCGCAGCCAGGCGGCGCCCGTGGCCGGCGATGATCTCGCCATCCTCGCGCACGACGATCGGCTGCGTCCAGCGGCCGGAGCCCTTGATCGCGGCAGCGAGCTTCTTCGTGCTGTCCTTGGAGTGCTTCTTCGCGTTCTTGGCGTAGGGCACCAGGCGCTCAACCGGCCAGTGCTCGACGACCATCTCACCGGGCGGGGTCTTAGGCGTCGTCACGGGACCATTCCTTCAGCATGTCGTAGAGATCGGCATCGCTCGGTTCGGTCTCATCGACCGTGGGCTCGAAGTTCTCTCCGGCCCGGCACCCGAGGCATTCCCGCTTGATGCGGGTCGGGTCGAAGTGCTCGCACTGGGAGCACTCATCGAAGCGAGGCTCGATCCTGATCTTCACAGGGGCGCTCCGAAGCCGTCGTCCTCGCTGGGCTCGTCGTCTTCGACGGCCGGCGCAGCAGTCGCGCCCGAGAGCAGGAGGAAGCAGAGAGCGTCGCCGGCATTCATGAGGGCGGTGGCGCCCTCGAAACCCTGGCGCTTGGCCGTCCGGGTGATGAGGTCCGTCAGGCGCTCCGCATCGGCGAGCGGCACCTGGAAGCGCATCATCGCGTGGGTCTTGGGAGCGGCCGCCGCGGGAGCGACTTCTTCCGGCTCGCTCGTTTCGGACTCGGTCTCGAGCAAATCGAGATCATCGAGCGCTATAGAAGACGACGAGAAGATCGACGTGATCTCCTCATCAGAGAAAGGCATCGTGTCCTGGATTTCCTCCCCGTTCACCAGCGTCTTGAGAAGAGCAGCCAGCTCGCTCGCGTCGTCCTCGCCGTAGCGGGCGTTGTCGATGAGCCCGATCTTCTTGGCCTGATCGTCTGCGATCGGCCCGACGTTGATGACGGGGATCTCCTTCAGTCCCAGATCCAGGCAGACCTTCCAGCGGTGCTCGCCCCCGATAATCTCGAGGTCGCCGCCGGCCTCCCGCACCACGACGGGCTTGAACAGTCCGTGCTGACGAACGGACGCGGTGAGACGCGCCTCGTTGTCGGGGCTCATGTGGTTGGTGTTCCACGGATTCGGCCGCAGGGCCGTCGGCGGAAGGGTCAGGGCCTTGGGATACATGGGAGGACGTGGTAAGTCAGCGCTGACTGACTTGTCAATGCCTATCGGAGCGAAATGAGCGCCTATGACTGAACTGGTCCGCATGGGTGTGGGCGTCGTGAACGCCCGCATCGAGAGCCCCTCGAAGGCCGTGAAGGCTCTCGTCCACAAGACCCTCTCCTACGTCGTCGAGGGCGCCGAGTTCTCCGGGGCCGGCAACGGGCAGTGGGACGGGCGCTCCTCCTTCTTCTCCAACCTGAAGCACACCTTCCCGGCCGGCTTCGCGCACATGGTCCACGCCGAGCTCAAGCGGGCCGGCCACAAGGTCCACATCGTCAAGCACCCGCTGCCGGAGCCGCTCGGGCCTGAGAACCCGATCGTGGATGAGTTCGGCAACGACGACCCGCGCTACGACTACCAGATGCGGACGGTGAACCAGCTCATCCGTCACGGCCGCGGCATCGCCCAGGTCGCCACCGGCGGCGGCAAGTCGAAGATCGCCAAGCTCGCGGTCGCCCGCATCCGGCGCCCGACCCTGTTCCTGACGACCCGCGGCGTGCTCATGCACCAGATGGCCGACGGCTTCCGCGACGCCGGCTTCACCGTCGGGCTGATCGGCGACGGCGAGTGGTCCCCGGTGCGCGGCGTCAACTGCGCGATGGTGCAGACGCTCGTGGCCCGGCTCGAGGAGACCGATGTCGCCAAGGAGCTCTTGAAGGCTGTCGAGCGCCGGGCCGCGGCCGAGGAGCGGGCCAAGAATGCGCTCAAGGCGAAGATGAAGCGCGAGAAGGCCAAGAACGCCGAGATCTACCGGGCGCTCGACGCGCTGGGCGCCCAGCAGGAGGCGGCTCGGCCGTCCGACGAGCAGATGGCGAAGGAGGCTCAGAGCCGCGCCGTGACCCAGATGGCGACCCGCGCCCGGACCATCAAGTTCCTCGAGCTGATCGAGCTGGTGATCGGCGAGGAGGCGCACGAGGTCGGCGGCACCAGCTACAACGAGATCATGCGCCACTGCACCAAGGCGCGCTACCGCCTGGCGCTCACCGCGACCCCGTTCATGCGCGCCGACGCGGCCGACAACATGCGCCTGATGGGTGCCTTCGGCCCGATCCTGATCCAGGTCACGGAGAAGGAGCTGATCGACAAGGGCATCCTGGCGAAGCCCTTCTTCCGCTTCGTCGAGACGCGGGACACCAAGAAGCTGTTCAAGACGACCGACTTCCAGCGCGCCTACAAGGCCGGCTACGTCGAGAACGAGGTCATGCACGCCGAGATCATCCGGGAGGCCAAGATCGCGGCCTCGCTCGGGCAGCCGGTGATGACGCTGATCCAGCGCACCGCGCACGGCGAGATCCTCGCGACGAAGATGGCCGCGGCCGGGCTGCGGGTCGAGTTCCTGAAGGGCGAGGACAACCAGAAGGCCCGCAAGCGCGCGCTCGCCCAGCTCAAGGCCGGCGCGATCGACGTGCTGATCGGGACGACCATCCTCGATGTCGGCGTGGACGTGCCGGCCGTCGGGATCGTGCAGCTCGCCGGCGGCGGCAAGGCCGAGGTCGCGCTGCGGCAGCGGATCGGCCGCGGGCTTCGCGCCAAGAAGGGCGGCCCGAACATCTGCTTCGTGTCCGACTACTCGGCCCACCCCAACGCGCACCTCGCCGGCCACGCGCGGGAGCGCCGCTCGATCATCGAGAGCACGCCCGGTTTCGTCGAGGGAATCCTCAAGCCCGGCAGCCAGCACCCCTGGCACATGCTTTCGGCGTCAAAGCTCGCAGCCTGATCCCTATAGAGAGCCCATGAGCACGAAGTCCCGCCTTGTCGATCCCGTCCACCTCTTCGATGAGCGCGGGCACGCCCTCTCCTCCTACGACGTGCAGGAGGAGAGGATCCGCGTGCTCGAAGCCGAGAATACCCGGCTGAAGGGCGAGCTGGCGCGCATCAACGCGATCATCGCCAAGTCCCGCGCCGCCCGCACCCGCGAAATCCCGCCCCGTCTGCACTGAGCAGGCGGGTTTTCTTCACCGTTCACCAAGGGCGATGTGCGCCCAGAGAGATAAGTCAGCACTGACATGACCTTTGCACTCGACATCCCCCGCTACATCGCCCTGTGCGGCAATCCCGGCTCCGGCAAGAGCACCGTCCAGGAGATCCTGCGCGCGAATTACGGCGTCGAGCCCGTCGATGACGGCTTTGCCCTGCGCAAGATCGCGGTCGAGCAGTTCGGGCTCACCTGGGACCAGGTGATGACCCAGGAGGGCAAGCGCGAGACCGTCACGGTCGCCGGCAAGGCCTGGATCGTGCGCGACCTGCTGGGCCAGCTCGGCAACCGCATCGAGGACCTGCTCGGCCCTCACGGCATCCCGTTCCTGTCCGAGCGCCAGGTGGCCGACAAGCCCGGCTGCTTCTCCTTCGGCAGCGTCCGGCGCGACCAGGGCCGGTTCTACCAGGACCGCGGCGGCGTCGTGATCGGCGTGCGCAGCCCGAAGGCCGGCCCGTCGGAGTTCGAGTTCGACCGCTTCGACGAGGCCTGCGTGGATCTCTGGATCGACAACGACGGCGAGGACCTGCGCCGGCTTGAATGGTCGGTCTGGACCGCGATCAAGGAGCTCGAGGCGCGGCGCCGGGTCTTCGTGACCCAGATCACGGAGCGCGCCGCCTGATGGTCGCCTGGTTCGACTTCTGGCTCCGGGCGGCGACGACCGCCCACGGCCTCACCTGTGCCTACTGGCTCGCGATCTCGAGCGAGGCCACCGATCTCACCTTGGAGCAGACCCGTGTTCGGCCCGACCAGCATTAACGGCACCCACGCGCCTCTCAACCACCTCGAAGTGCGCTGCGATGCGACGGACCGGCTTCTGGGCTGGCTCACCGGCATCGAGGCGGCGAAGGTGCCGGCGACCGAGCCGCTGGTGTTCGAGGGCGCCAGCGACGACGAGATGGTGATCGAGGACGAGCACGGCGTGAGCATGCTCGGGATCGCCACCGAGATCCGGGTGGATGAGTTCTCGGCGATCTTCCCGCGCCACAACGACTTCGCCGGGCTCGAGGCAATCCACCAGGCGGTGCCAAGCTACGCCAAGCGCACGCACATCAAGGCTGATGACAGCCTGAAGTGCCTCTACACTTGGACCGCGGCCGTGGTGACGCCCGAGGAGCACGAGGAGCTATTCGATTTCGACAACTTCCTCCCCTACGGCGAGGAGAACCGCGAGCTGATCGAGGACGAGCTCGACTTCCATGCCCGGAAGATCGGCGCCGGTGGCGACGCCATGATCGACGACCTCATGTCCGAGCCGGGCCTGATGACGGGCAAGTTCATGACCGGGGTCGGCACCATCCGTCCGGCCGGCATCGTCAGGGCCGAGGACCTGATCGCCAACACGATCTCGGCCAAGAGCCTGGCTGCGACGAGCACCTCCTTCTCGGCGGCGATGAAGGCCGCGGGCCGGGCGCTGGAGCGGGCGAAGGATGTCACCTTCCCCACGCTGATGCCGAAGATCGGGCCGTAGGTTCGGGGTCCGTTCCCCTAGCCGTTAATGGTCTAGTTACCTATCCATGGCCGTTATCCGCTAAAGCGCCATGTCTCCATGGCGCCAAGGCACCAAGAGGATGACGGCCATGCAGACCCTCGCCGTGCTCTCCCAGAAGGGAGGCGTAGGCAAATCCACGATCGCTCGCCTCATGGCGACCGCCTATGCCGGCGCCCAGTGGCGCGTGAAGATCGCCGACTTCAACGTGAAGCAGCTCACCAGCGTGGACTGGTCCGCGAGCCGCATGGCCGCCGAGATCCAGCCCGAGGTGCCGGCCGAGGCCTTCTCCAGCGTCAAGCAGGCGCTCCGGCAGAACCTCCACTACGACCTCATGGTCTTCGACGGGAAGCCCGACTCCGACGTGACCAGCCTGGAGATCGCCCGCGAGAGCGACGTGATCCTCCTGCCGGCCGGCGTGAGCGGTGACGACCTGCGCCCGCAGGTGAAGTTCGCCCACGAGCTCGTGTCCCGCGGCGTGGACCGGGCGCGCATCCACTTCGTCATCAACAAGACCCTCGAGAGCGCAGCCTCGATCTCCGACGCCCGCGGCTTCATCGAAGCGGCCGGCTACCGGGTGCTCGCGACGGATCTACCCTCCAAGACGGGCTACCAGCTCGCGCAGAACATGGGCCGCGCCATCTCCGAGAGCGCCTTTGCCACCCTGAACGAGCGGGCCGATGCTCTGGCCCAAGAGGTCGTGGATCTCATGACCACGCACGCCGGCACGAAGAGGGTCGCCTGATGGTCACGGCTCCCCCTCCCCCGCGCACGCTCGCCAATGCGGGTCGTCTCAAGCCCGAGAGCGCCCCGGCGCCGGCGGAAGCGCCCAAGAACCTGTCCACGTCCAACCAGGGCAAGTGGGTGCCGCTCACCTTCAAGGTCACGGAGGACGAGCGCTACGCCTACCGGCTCGAGGCTGCGAAACGGCGCATGAACCTCAAGGAGCTATTCGAGGCCGCGCTCAAGACCTACCGCGAGCAATACCCGCTCCAGGAGTGACGCCATGCACATGACCCACGCCGACCTGTGCGCGATCTACGCGAGGATGACGCCCGCGGAGCGGGCGGAAGCCCAAGCGGAGGCGCGCTCCAAGGGTGTTGAGGTTCACGAGCTCCTGGCCCGAGCGGTCGAGAGCCTCATCCAAGGGTATGATCGCCAGACCGTCGCGGTGCTGAAATCCTGGCATACGAGCGCCGAGCGACCGAGCGCCGTGGTGTCGAGCGTCTGAGCGACCGAGAGCCGAGCGACTGAGCGCCAAGGGTCCGATCACCGGGAGTTCCGGGGCCTATCCCAAGGGTCCGGGAATATGTGCTGCCGAGACCCGAGGCATAGCCCTCGAGCAGACGCGATTTATCTAAGACTTCGTAACTTTACGCTAACTTTTCCGCAAAACACTATGCGAGCGCGCTAATGTTAACGCGCTCGCTTCTAATGTTATGCGAAGTCTTCAAACATTAGATCATTGCACACTGCGAGAAACTGCTTTAACAGTGCGAACTCTTCGAAGCGATAATAGACGATATGTGCATTTGCGGTGCGTTGCGCTTCGCTTACATCATGCGTCTTATTCGCTAGATGCTTGACGATAGCGACGTGATAATCTTGCGCATCTTTGGTGCAAGCGAGCACTTCGACATAAACGTCTTGCATGATAAGCGCAGTGTAGCGCTCTGACATAGCGTCAACGTTATCGAGTTGCGTCGCGTCAGTGCGCATGTCAGAGAAAGCGTTAAACGCTTCTTCGTTAAAGCTGCAATCTATGCGATATTGCGCTTCGACGTTGCTAAGCGCGCGCTCTAGCGTGTGATGCACCGACGAAAGCAACACATTGATGCTTGACGCTTCGCTGTCGTTTTCGACGTAGCACGTCTCACAGATAAACGCGATGTGTTCAGCGTCGCTGAAAGTCACCGCAAAATAGTTGCTGTCGTTTTCGTTAGAGAACGTCGCGACAGAGCACAAGTCGTTATAGTCTTGAAGCGACAGCATCACAGGTGTTTTTGTGTCGTTGAGCTTGTTATGAATGAAGCGCGCGAAGTCTAGCGCGACAACATCACGTTGCGCTTTCAGCGGTGCATCAGCGATCTCGAAAGAGACAGCATTCATCTCATGAATATCAGCGAGCGTCATAGCGTGTGCTTTCTGTGGTGCGTTGTTGACTAGAGAGTTTTACTGTCGTGCTTGTGCGGTGTCAAGTCAGCGCTGACTTATTTCTGCGCTTCAAGCACTTTCTTCGCGCGATCAATGCGCATCACATGCGTGTGACGCTCGCGCTTGAAGCGCTCGACGTTTGCAAGATGCGCTTTATGCGTCACGTCTAGTTCAGCGGAAATCTCAGCTAGACGCTTTTGCGATGCGTCAAGCATCGCTTGCGCGCGCTCGACTGTAAGCGCATTCTTGCGCTTGATATTGTTCGCTTCGTTTTGTTCGCGTGTCTGGTAGCGCGCGAGCTGTATTTCAGCTTTGCGCAGCATATCGACAAGCTCTTTTTGCGGTAGCGTCATCAGCTCAGCGGTGCGAGCGTTCAGCGTCAACGCGCTTGTCGCGCTCGCATTCGCTTTGCGACATTGCTCGATCATCGCTTGTTTGCGATGCGCTTTCGATGCGTTGCAGCGCTCAGTCATAGCGTTCGCTTTCTGTGGTGCGTTATTGCGCTCAGAGCGTCACACAGCGCGATGCGTGCGCGTGTCGCTTCGTCGGTGCGCAGAGACGCGCGAAGCGTCTCTGCGGTCGAATGTGAGCGCTAGAGCGCGACGCTCAGAGCTTTCGCGAGACGCTTCGTCGTCGGTGCGTCTTTGTTGAGCGTGTAAGCAACTTCGTTCTTGTCGTCGCGCGTCTCTTTGAGCACGTCGAACATTTGCAGAGCGTTGATGCTAGAGCTTGATTGCGTGTCTGCGGTGCTCGCTGCGATCGAACGCGCATAGCGCACGATATGCGCAGACTTGTGCGCGTCGCACCGCAAATCAGAGCAGAGCGACGCTTGCGCGTCAGCGTGCGTCATCGACAGCTTTTCTTTGGTCAGCTTCAGCGCAGTGAGAAACACACAGCGCGTGTAATTGTTGAGCGTGTCAGCTTGCGCAGCGCTTCGCGCAATGTTTGCGACTTTCTGCGCAGCGTAGACGTTGAAGCGCTTGTTCTTACGCTCATGTCTGTTGATGAAGTCAGCGTTGACGTTTGCGGTGTGCATCACGCTAACGACAGCTTCGTGCGAGAAATCTTTCGCGAGATTGCTGAGCGTCTTTTGAATGTTGTCGTTGTCGGTGTTCTGCGCTTTCTCGTAAGCAGCGCGTGCGCTGATCGAAGTCTGAAGCGCGACGCTGTAGTTATTGAGCGCGTCGATCTGCTGCGCGTTGAGCTTCGTCATAACTGTGTCTCTCTCTCGTTTGTGGTGTGTTTGTCGTGTCGTTGTTGACGAGAGTTAGAATAGCGATCTGCGAGAGAGGCACAAGCGTCAAATGATAGAAAAACCGAAAAAAGTCAGTTCGCGCTGATTTTTTCCGAAAAACGCATTTTCTCGCGTTTTCGGTCAAAAAGTCAGTTGACGCTGATCTGCGTGCGTGTATACTCAAGACATCAGAGAGAGACAGAGAGCTAGACAGATGAAACGAAGTTGACCGCAGAGCACCGCAGAAGAAAATCAGAAAAAGCGACGCGCTCGACTAGACAACAAGCGAGCAAGCGTGTAGCTTGACCATAGAGCAGACGACTCGACAGCGACGCACGACCCCAGACTGGGGCCGGGTGCGGGCGCGGCTGGCTCGGCGCCGCCCGCCCATGGGGCAGCCATGGGAAGCCGTGGCTCAGGCCGTTCCGAATTTTCCCGACAGCCGTTCCTAATTTCCGCGCCCCAGATTTTCGCACCGGTCCCATGGCATCCCGAGGCGCTCCACGGCGACCGGACCCATGGCGCCCCACGCGACACCCATGGGAGAGCCGGAGATGGTCCATGGCGCCCCATGCAGCTCCACGGGTCTCCCATGGCGTCCCATACTCTCCCATGGGGGAATGCACGCACGCGAAAAGCGCGCTGGGGCTCAGCGCGCTCATCTGGGGCTCTACTCGGCGAGCAGGGCTTGCTGGCGCATCAGCTTCGCGTGACGCTGCTGCGAGCGGTTCATGCGGCGATCGAGGCGCGACTTGGCGTAGAGCATCTTCTGGCGATGCGCGCGCAGCGCTGCGGGGCAGGTCTCGTCGGTGGTGATGAGCGAGAGCTCGTGCTTGGCGCGACGCATGGCGACTTGCAGCTCGTTCGAGTGGGCTCGCTGGGCGCGCACGGTCTCGTCGTTGACGACTTCGAGGTAATCGGCGCACTGGGCGAAGCGAAGGGCGATCTGCTTGATGAACTTCGTCATGGTCGGCACTTGCTCTCTTGTCTAGCAGCGGTGTCGCTGCGTTGTTGACAAGTATGTTTTAGCAAGTGCGCAGAGTTTTGTGCGCGGAGCGTTATGGCAATACTTGCACGGCACTGGGGCTGTATGGGCGTCCGGGAGCGGATGTGCGGCTGTGGGGTTGCTCGAGGCCGAGAGGCAGTGGACCGCGTCGAGGCCTAGCGGATCGAGGTCCTCCCATGGCCGGTAGGCCTACAGGCCTGGCCTAGAGGCCTGCATCCATGGCCTGCCATGGGGAGGCTTGGTCACGAGAAGAGAGCGCACGGGGCGCTCTCTCTTGGGGCTTAGGCAGCAGCGGTGCGGTAGTCTTGCGGAATCGTCTCGTGGACGACGAGCGCGTTCGCGTCGCTCTCGGTCACGAGGATCTGCGACAGACCCCAGGTCGTGCTCTCGAGGGAGATGTAGGTGACGGGCTCGTTCACAGCGGGGTCGAAGTCGCTGTTGACGCGCACGGCGGTCGTCGGGTCTGCGAGGAACGCATTGGCGATGCGATCGACTTCACCGGAGAGCTGGGCGCGCAAGCTGGGCGCATACTGGGGATCGTTCTTGTAGATGGGGTCGCTCTCGGCGTGCATCTTCTCTTCGCAGTCGAAGACGATCGTCATGGACTCGCGGAGCTGCGCGACAGCTTCTTCGACGGTCTCGAACGCGAGGATCGTCGTGTTGTCAGGACCGCAGTCGAGATAGGCGAACAGCGTCTTGGACGCGCTCGCAGCGATCAGCGCATGGGTGCGCTCGTTGGTCTCGTAGATGCACTCGTCGTCGCTCAGGTCTTCGTGGGGCGACGTGTTGCAGGTCACGCTCGGGCACGCATTCTCGCGCTCTGTGAGCGTCACGCTGATGTCGAGGTAGGTGAAGGTCTCGGCGTTGGTGATGGTGGTGTTCTTGGTGATCGTCATGTCGCTCTCTCTGGTGCAGCTCGTTGCTGACAATCTCGTTATAGCGATGCTCTCTTGCTTTGTGCGCGGCGAGGTATGGGCGCTCTAGGATCGCTCAGGAGCGCTGGGACCGGTCTGGGAGCGGGGAACGCCGCCCCATGGGGCTCCTCGGGGCTCCACGGCCGCCCACGGCGATCCATGGACGCCTCCCATGGGGAGCCACGGGCGGCCCACGGGCTCCCATGGGTCTCGTGCGCTGGGGCGCCCCAGCCGTTCCTATTTTTCCCATGGGCGGATTCGATCACGAGAAAGGGGAGCCCCGTGAGGCTCCCCAGACTGTCGATCAGGCGGCGCGGGCGAAGAGCACTTCCTCGAGACGCTGCACGATGGGGCTGTCCGTCAGCGTGAAGGTGGGGTTGCGGCTCGATCCCTCGCGCTTGACGATCCCGAGGGTCTCGAGGGCCTGCATGGTGGAGGATGCCTGGGTCGGCGCGGTGCCGGCGCTCACGGTGTGCCGGACCAGGTGCTTGCGGATCGCGAGGTCGATGTGGTGCTTGTCGGAGGCGCACGCCTTGGCGACCTCACCGGTGAAGGGCAGCCCTGCCTTTCGCATCTGGAAGAGCGAGACCATGCAGGCCCGGTTGATCGCGTTGGAGACGACCCCGTCCGCCAGCGCCTTCACAGCGTCCGCGACCTTGTCGATGGCGTAGACGTTGTAGCGGCTGCCGTCGTGGAGCGTGCGGTTGATGAAGGACGGATCCACGTTCGCAGCGAGCATCACGCGGCTCGTGTCCTTCCACATGAGCTGCTTGCGGACCTTGTTGAGGGTCTTCTGGATGTTGTGGCCCGCGCCCTTCTTCGCCAGCTCGAAGCTCTCACGGGCGTTGATCGAGGCGGTGATGGAGAGCGTCATGCTCTGGACCGCAGCGTCATCGAAGGCACGCATCGCCTCGGCGAAGGTCTTGGGCTCTTCAGCGGTGTCGGGCTCGTCGCTCACGGCCGGCTCCTCGTGGACCTCCTCGGCCTGCTCTTGGAGGAGATCGGCCTCGGCCGAGAGGACCTGCGCCTCGGTGTCGTCGAGATCGCTCATGGAGAGCGAGGCGAGGGCGGCGTCCAGCTCGTCGGTGACGGCGAAGGTCTGGGCGAGAGAGGCGGCGCGGTCCTCGTAGCGCATGTGGTCGGTGAAGTCGGAGACGTGCTGGGCGAACGAACCCTCGAGCACGACAGCGGCGACCGGGGCGAGCTTCTTGGAAACAGACTTGCGAGCCATTTGTTTGTCGATCCTTATCTGATGAAGCACTGCGCTTCGTTTCGACAAGTATCGTTATGACGACTCCAATACCCGGTTGCACTTGGCACGTTATGGGGATTTGCGATTACTTATGGGAGCCGGAGCCCTCGGCAGCCCATGGCGTTCCATGGGGAGGCGCGGATCGTGAGGGGCCGGGAATAGTCGTGCCCTAGCTCCAAAACGCCATCGGCCTGTTCTTAGATATATACCTTTAGAGAAGTAGATACATAACAGGCCGATGGACTTGGGAATCCAACCCCGGCTCGGGAATCCATGGGTCTCGGTGAGGGAGAGATGGGTCCGGCTCTGAGTGAGCGGCACCGGTCCATGGAGACCCGAGGGCTCCCATGGCTTGCGAGGCTCCGGCACCCGCGGCCGTTCCTAAATTCGGGAAGGCTTGACCGGGACCGGACCGGGTCTCTGACATTCGAGGGGCGCCAATCCCTCGCACTCACCGGTCCGGTCGCAGCGTCAACAACGCCAGAGCACCACAGAGAGACAGGGTGCAGGAGCGCATCGGCGAACGCGCTCAACTGACGCTGTGATCTATGACGACCCCGCGCGAATTTTTCAAATGGCGTCGCAAGGCGTGAAAACGGGCTCGTGCGTGGAGATTGGGTGCGGCCGGCCTCTCGCGTGTTTCCCAGGCTCTCGATCTCTCTAGGCACTCTCTGCGCATTCTCTGTGAGGCACCTCTCTATGGGCTCACACAGGCACACGGGCTCTCTCTAGGGGCTGCCTCTCTCACACACCTGTCCCCGTATGCGCTCTATGCGTCGGAGCTGCTCTCTAGGGGTCGTGTGTGCTCTTCTCTCTCTGTGACGCGCTCTCTGGTGCGTGCTCTCGCTCTCTATGCGGGCGTGCTCTCTGGTGCGCGACGTTGCTCTGTGAGCGCTCTCTCTAGCGTCGTGCGTGTCGTTGCTCGTTCTCGTGCGTGCTGATGCTCAGCGGTCGATTTTGGTGAGGGTGGTCGGTTTGTCCAGAAATGCGCAAAACGGGTTTCTGACCGGACAAATGGGGGACATCCAGGGGACATCTGGGGGACGTTTTGGGGACAAGTGCCCGATGTTCGTATTGGACGCTCGGGGGACGTTTGAGGGACAGCTTGTCCCCTGGTTGTCCGGTGGCCTGCAGGTGGTGGACGGCCTCTCTTGGCCGGGACCTGCCTCGACCTAGCTGGACTGTTGGCGTGCGAGCTCCACGGCTCTGGCGAGGATGCGCTCCTCGTTCTCTAGGCCGGCGATGATCTTGGGGATGGCGTAGGGGCTGCGTGCTCTCTGGCGCGGCTTCTCCAGAGAGAGAGTCGTGAGGGCGAGCCGCAGCGAGTGGTCGATCATGCCCGGTGAGCCCGTGGACATCATCTCTCGGAGGCGCTGAGGCGTCATGGCTCACTCGGCCGGTAGGGCGATCCCCCAGTAGCAGACGGCGTAGCCGCTGGGGCGGAAGCATTCCATGGCTGTCACAGATCCCTGTGAACTGTCGCTTACCGTGAGCCGCTCGCCGGCGTCCTCATAGCGACAGGATGAGCCGCGGCCGGGGATGTTCTCGCGTTCCCGCTCTCGGATGAAGGCGGTGAAGGCCACGGCGTCGCCATGGGCTGCCAGGCGTGCGAACTGATCCGCATCCGAGAGGCGCTGGCAGAGGAAGTGGGGCTGCGTGAGCAGGACGGTCTTGGCTTGGGCCTGGGCTGCGCAGGGAGCGGCCAGGAGCGCCAGGGCGAGGAGGAGACGGGTCTTCATGCCCGTCTCATAGCTCGGGCGTGGTGGGACGTTCTAGGGGCTGTGACGCTTCCACTCGAAGTAGGGCATCCCCTTGTCGTCCTTGTTGTGCTCGCCGAGGAAGACGGTGCCGATCGGCTCATCCACGATGATGTTGGCGAGCTGGCGCTGGACGGACAGCGGCATCGTCATGGATGGGTTGCCGAAGGCGATGTCTCCCCGCTCGGCCGGACGCCATTGGAGCTCGTAGCGTCGCTCGGGGCCGCGGCGCGGGTAGTGGACGATCACCAGGTCGATCTTGTCCTCGGCGACCTTCTCCGCGCGCAGCTCCACGTCCGGTGCTCTGGGGATGAACTCGACGCGGGGCGGGCGCTCGGCATCGCGCTGAGCCTCCATCGCCGCGCGGATGCGATCTATGACGCTCACCGGCCGCGACCCTTCGCCATGAAGATCTGGAGCTCGCCCCGCTTGAAGCCCTCACCGAAGACCGGGTCGATGCCGAGGCTGAACGGCCTGACGATCTCGGGCTTGCGCACGTCGGGCTGGATGGAGGTGAGCGTCACCGGCCCGTGCTCCTTCGCGATCTCCCGCAGCTCGTCGTAGATGGCGCGGATCTTCGGATCCTCGTCGCGGGAGAGGCCGATGTAGCGACCGGTGGCTTGGTTCTCGCTCATGCTGCTTCCTTCTCCTCGAAATCCAGCGGGTCGAAAAGGTAGAGGCACTCGTTCGCATCCTCGAGGATGTCGTCGCCCACGTAGACCCAGCGCTCGATCGCGGCCGAGACGGTGAAGGGCAGCGCCTTGAGGGCGGTCACGAGGCCGGCGATCTCTGCCAGCGTCGGCGCCACGTCGCGCGAGAACTCCAGGTCGCGCTGCCCGAAGCCTGCGCCGGCCCCGCTGAACTCGAAGCCGAACTCATCGGCGATGGCATAGATCGGGTCGTCCTCACCCTCGCCGTAGAAGCGGTGGACGTAGAGATCGTGGGTGACGGTTTGCATCGAGTCGCTCTCGCTATGTCGTTGCTGACACTGCATTTATAGCAATGCCAGCACGACTTGTGCGCGGCGTGTCGTGGCGCTCAGATGTTCCTCTGCACGTCCACGAACTCTTCCATCGCCTGCCGGCCGCGGGCGATGATCTCCTCGGCTTTGACGCTGGCGTCGTGCTGGAGATCCTCCAGCACGCCCTCATCCTCGGTGTAGCTCGCCGTGTTCATCACGGCGATCAGCGCGTATTCCCGCACGAGCTCCGCGAGCTGTTCCATCAGACGATCCCCGCGCGCTCGAGGACGGCTCTGCGGGCGCTCTCGCCGACCCGCTCGGCCTCCTGCCGGATCTCGCGCTCGCGGCGCTCCTTGGCCTTCTTCTCGTGGTAGTTCGGGTCCTTGGTCTCCGAGACGCCGATGTTGCGCCAGTAGACCCGCACCTCGCCAATGGCGCTGCCGTAGCTGTGGACCTGAAAGCCGACGGGCGCATGGATCGGCTTCCGCTCGCCCATGATGTCGATGAGCTTGTTGGCGTCCTCCCAGTCGAGCAACCGGATCTGGAACTCGCCGATGCCAGCCTCGGCGAGGGCGGCTTTGAGGGAGAGGGTCGCCTTGGCGACCTTCTCGACGGGTGTGAGCTTCTTGGCGGACATCAGGCGTTTCCCTCGGCCGGCTGCATCAGGATCTCGCGGGCTTGCTCGATCGCCGTCTCGACCTCGTGGATCTGGTCCTCGGGCACGGTGTCATCGAACAACACGGCGAGGTCGAGGAGCGTCTGGAGCGAGCGCAGGTCGATCTGCACGGTGCCGGGCATGAGGCGCACGTAGTCGCTGCCGTCGGCGCGCTCGATGGTCTGGGCGATCTGGCCGCCCGGAGCGTCGGTCTGCTCGATGATGCGCTCGCCGCGCTGCATACGGGTGATGGTCATGGCGATCCTCAGTCGTTGATGGTGAGCATGGCGAACAGATCGGCCTCGGCTTCGGCGAGGCTGGGCGAGGTCTCGACGCCGCCCATGCCCCAGCACCACTCAAAGCGGCCGTCGATCTCGATGACGGTGACGGCGAAGGTCTCGGCGCCGGAGACGCGGGCGTAGAGGTGGGGCACGGCGCGCGGCGCGGCCTCGGAACCGACGAGGCCGGCGACGCTGCTACCCGTCAGCGTCTCGAAGTCAGCGGGGTTGAAGTGATTGCTCGTCGCGCGGAAGTCTTCGAGGGTCTGCATCTGTTGTCTCGCTGCATGTCGTTGCTGACACTGTATTGATAACAGTGCCAACAGCACTTGTGCGAGGCGTGTTACGGGAGCTCGTGCTCCTCGACGTAGAAGTTCTCACCCTCGCTCGAGATGGTCTTGGCGAGGCTGAAGGGGTTCCAGTCCTCGCTCCACGGGCTGTCGTCCCAGAGCTTCAGTAGGGCGATGCAGGCGTCCCGCTCCGAGGTCGCCACGCGGGTCTCGACGATCGGCTCCGGCTCGTCGCCCTCGACGACCTTCACGCATACCCAGATCTTCATGCTGCCTTCTCCTCGAGATTGTGTCTGAGGAGCTGGGCGATCGAGTGGACGCCGACGGACGCGGCCGCTTCCTCGTTGAGGATGACCGTGATGCAGGTGATGTTGTCCTCGTCGATCAGGTGCAGCGCGAACGGGTCGGTGCCGCTCGTGACCTGGAGGCCGCCCTTCACCTGCATCACGGAGCCGGCGACGACGCTCGGGGCGAAGCGCTGGTGGATGACCAGGCTGGCGATCAGGTCGCTCCTGGACGGGTCGGCGGCGACGGCCAGCCGCATGAAGTCCTTGGTGATCTGCCTCATCGACGGCGCCCTCCCCGCTCGCGCTGCTTCCAGTCCTGCCGCTGCACCCAGTGCTTCTTGGGCCTGACAGGTCCCAGGAGGCAGGCGTCCTTCATGGGCTCCTCGGCCTTGTTGAGCAGCCGATGCATCGCCCGGTAGTTTCGCTCGGGCATGAGCGTGGTCATCTCCTCCTGGAACTCGTCCACGACCGCGAGCACCAGCTCCTTGCCGATCGCGGCGATCCGCTCGTCGTCCACGACGACCGTGCCCGACCGGATGGCCGGCATCATCTCCTCGATCATCGACTGCACCATCAGGCTCTTGCCCTGCCGCTGCCCGAGGACGAACGCCGTCTCGCCGATCCCCACGCCGGTGGCGCCGGCGAGGATCAGGATGTCGCTGTAGTCGATGCCAACGCCGTTGCCGGTGGCGAGCACGGCCGCGGCCCGCTCGGCGATCTCACGGGCGGTGCCCTCGGCCGCGTTGATGACGATGAAGGGCTGGTGCGGGTTGCTCACCCGCTCCTCGACGCCCGCGTCGTAGTGCTCGGGGTCCATCACGACGGCTCTCCCGCGAGAACGATCTCGACCTCGTCGCGCAGCCGGTCGGGCACGACCTCGCACCGCGGCGCCTTGCCCTGCGACCTGTCATAGGAGTTGAACAGGTTGGCGCAGGTGTCGCAGTAGTGGTGGAAGAGGTTCTCGAAGCCGACGGCCTTCATGCGCCACTGCTTCCGACCGCGCAGCGGCGCCTGGCAGGCCGTGCGGTTGCAGTTGCCGTCCTTCTGGCCCTTGAGCACGCGGCGCTCGACAGAGGCCACGGCTGCCGGCGGCAGCGGGTTGCGGAGCCGCTTGCGCAGCATGTCGGTGTAGCGGCCCATCAGAAACCTCTCTGGTCGTAGGGGATCACGGGGAAGACGGCCTGGTGCCAGTTGCCGTAGGGCTCCCAGGTCACGCCGGGGACGCGGAAGCTCCCCAGAAAGCGCTCGATGTCGGGCCGGCGCTCGGACGGCACGCGGATGCGGCCGTGGAAGGTCGGCTTCTCGCCTTCGAGATTGACCACGACATCGAAGGTGGCGATGTCGAGGTAGCGGCCCATGTCAGCGACGAGGCTGCGTAGGTGGACGGCCATCAGGCGGCCAGCGATGCGCGCAGCTCGGCGAGCCAGCGGTTGCGAGCCTCGGTGCGCTCGATCTCCTCGCACCGCGCCTTGGTGTGGTAGTCGAGGTTCCACTGGGCGCTCTCGATCTCGCCCTTGAGCCACTTCGACGGGCTCAGCTCCTTCACCTCGGTCTCGCGCGGCGTGCAGTCCCACTCGATGGAGCTGGTGAGCTGCTGGACCATGAAGTCCTTGAAGCCGACGTGTTCGGACGTGGGTGGCTGCCAGGCCTGCACCTTGTTCAGCATCGCCTCGTAGCGCTGGCGCTGCTCGGCCTTCTTCGCCTCGTAGCCGTCGTGGCTCTTCTTGGCCTCGACGCAATCCGCGTGGGTGGCCTGCTGGAGCTCGTCCAGGGTCATATTGGCGAGCTCGGTGAGACGAGCCTTCGCGTCCTCGATCTGCCGGTCGTGATAGTCGGTGCTCGGCTCGAAGCGCTCGGGGATCGGCGCGCTCGACGGCAGGTCGCGCATCATGATGAGAGCGCCCATCGCCCGCGCACAGCTCCAGGCGAAGTCGGTGAACTCGGTGATCTCCCCATCCTGGACGGGTGCGGTGTAGCCGGACGGCATGTGTCAGTTCCTTTCGTGAGGCTGGAGTTCGTCGTAGAGGTCGCACCAGTCCTGCCCGCAGGGGCCGCGGCTCGCGCGGGTGTTCTGCATGGTCTCGTTCTGGTGGAGCGCGAGGTCGGCGGCGCTGCGGAAGCGGCGCGCGTGGCGCCGGTCCTTGTCGTGCCGAATGGAGGCGATGAGAGTGGCGACCAGGCCACCGGCCAGCAGGCCGGCGGCGAAGCCGAGGGCGTGCAGGTCCATCAGCGTTCGTCCGCCAGGAACTTGCGGGTCTCTTCCACGCCCCACTGCTCGACCAGGAAGGCGATCTGCCCCTCGAGGCCGGCGTTGTTGATGGTGCTGGCGTAGGAGGAGGCGGCGTCATGGACGGAATCGTCCAGGTCCTCGGGCTTCAGGTTGTGCCGGTGAGCGAGCGCCACGAGCTCCTTCATGCTCTCGGCCATCAGTGGCCTCCCTTCAGCACTTCGTCGCGGAAGCTGTCCTGGGTGAGCGCATCCTCGGCGCGCAGCGCGTGGATCATGCCGTCGGCGATCCAGACCTTCGTCGGGCACAGCTCGGGATCGAGCTGCTCGCCGGCGACGGTGAAGCGGATCCAGGCGTTGTCGCGCGGCTCCCAGCCGGCCTCAGCCGCGGCGATCTCGTCGTGGTGATCGTCGATCTCCTCGACCGCCTCGTTGAGCAGGCGGACGGACGGCGCGAGCTGGCCGAACTTGTTCCAGTTCGAGAGCACCAGGCGCGCGGCCTCGTAGAGCTTGGTGTTGAGCAGCTCGAGCTCCTCGGCGCGCTTCTCGGCGCTCATGAGGAGGGTCGCCATCTTGTCGGTCGTGGTCTTTTCGGGTGTCATGCTCGTCTCCGGTGAGTCAGCACTGACTGACAATTATGTTTATAACTCAAGCACTTACGGGTAGCTCTTGGGGTCTCGTGGCAGCTTCGCGGAAGCGTTCGTAGTGGGGCTCGAGGTGCCCGCACACGCTCTTGTCGAGACTGGCGTCGGCGAGCGGCGCCCAACCGGGGCCGTAGCAGGCGATGCAGAGGAAGCGGTCGTAGTCCCCGCTCTCCCAGTCACCATCCGAGGGTTTGGCGTCGATCAGCTCGACGTGTTCGGCACACCCGCAGCCGGCGCAGGTGAGGAGCGCCATCTCAGGCGCTCACCGTCATCGCGTGCTGAGCGTGGTCGGCTTCCTCGGCGTCCTCGTGCTCACCCTTGCACGCCAGGTCCGCGAGATACTGGGTCGCCAACTCCTGAAAGTGCTTCGGCAGCGGGGCGAAGAGCAGCCCGCGAAGCTGGTTGAGGACCTCCCAGACCTCGCCGGAGTCGGTGCGCTCGTCGCGGATGCACTTCACGGCGAAGTCGTCGATGATCTTGATGGCGTCGTCGCAGGCGTCGCGCGCCTTGAGCAGGTCGGGGACGACGACGCCGTCATGCCCGTGCTCTTCGCCGAAGGCGCACTCGTCGCCCTCGTGATTGATGACATCGGTGACGTAGGGAAGCGCGTCGTCGCGGGAGCACATGCCCTGCTGCATGCCGATGGCGCCGTTGACGATCCGCTCCCGCATGATGCCGGCGGCGTCGTCGGGTGTGGCTGCCTCGATCAGCGCCTCGTAGCGGGAATAGACCGTGTCCTCGATCGCGACGACGCGGTGCGTGGTGACGACCTCGAACTTGTCCACGCCGAAGACGAGCATGAGGGAGCGACCGTTGTCCCATTTCACGCTGATCTGGTGCCGGCCGTGGAACGGGTCCTTGTTGATCCCGGTGACGGTGCCGAGGGTGCCGGCCTCGACCGGGCACGGGTCGTTCGGCATCTCGATCAGGCGGATACGCTGGCCCGGCTCGGGGAGATGGTGTGTCATCGCTGACTGACTTTCTGTGTGCGCGTTGTCGATAGACAGACAGTAGCGCAGAGCGACGCGCTTGTGCGTGGCGTCGCTTGGCAAGTCAGTGATGACTTATCATAGCCATTAAGTCAAGCGGCTTCGGGGAACAGGATCACCCGCCCATGGGGACCGGCCAGCCGGCGCGCGAGGCGCTCGGCTGCACGCTGGGTCTCTTTGCGGGCGACGACGGACGGACTGGTAAAGGTCCGTCCGTCGGTGTGCTCCACCGTCACCGTCCAGCCCTTCGAGGTGTTCAGGACGGCGTAGGTGGTCATGCTTCGCGCCTCGCGATCACGGCGGCCACGTTGTCGGGCTGAGCGGCGGTGAAAGCGGCCTTGACCGCCTTCATCATGTGGTGCTGCTCGGCCGGCGAGTATTCCTCCCATGCCCGGATGGGGCACGGGACATGCGGGCACCGCTTGATCCAGACCTTGCGCCACTCGGCGAGCCAGGCCTGAGTGGCGATCTCGAGCGCCTGGAGCGAGAGGTTGAGCTTGCTCACGCAGCCCGCTCGAGATCCGAGGCGCGCCCGATGGTGCCGGGGCCGTAGTTGACGGCCGCCTTCAGCTTCGCTTCCGTGCGGATGAGGCTGTCGAGGTGGGCGTCGTCGGTCTTCGGGGACGCGAGGGTGAGCGGGACCGCCTGGTTGTTGAGCTTGTAGGTGAGCGCCGAGATCACGTCGTCGGCGCCGGCCAGCTCCTTCGAGTAGGCGTCGGCCACGCGGCTGTGCTCGGCGGCATCGACCTTGAGGGCGGCGATCTCCGTGGACAGGTCGTCGCGCTCCTCGCGCAGCTCCGCGACCATCTCCTCGAGGCTCTCGTTCTCGACCAGGAGCTCGCCGAAGCGTTCCAGCACCGAGCGGCTGGTGCGCATGGCGACGGACCGGATGCGGTCGTAGTTGGTGAGGATCTCGTGGGCGCGGTTGTCGATAGTCTCCTCGGCGCGCGCCTCGTATTCCTCGACCCGCTGCTTGGCCTGGATCATGAGGATCTTGGACACGCCGGCCGCGGCGCCGACCATGCCGGTGCAGACGAGGCCGGTGACGAGGATGGTGCTGAAGGGTTCCATGTGTCTCTCTGGTGCGAGTAAGTCAGTGCTGACTTCATATAGCGAAGACGCTTCGGGGTTTCTCAGAACAGCTTCGGGAGCACGCAGAAGAAGGCGAGCGCGCCGGCGATGCAGAGGCCGACGACCACGTTCAGAGTCCCCTCCCCTCCCCTCTTGTGCGTGCTGCGCATGGCTGCGGGCACTTCGATCGGCTGCGGCTTGAAGCTCTGTCCCAGCGTCATGTGCTGGGTCTTCGTGGCCGCGATGGTGAGGAGCTCGGGCGTGGGTGAGAGCGCGACGCCGAAGCCCCAGAACTGGCCCGGCCGGAGCGTGCGGAGACCGGCCGCCTCGTCGCTGCCGTTCGAGAAGCCGAGGTTGTTGGCCGCGGCGCGCATGTCCGTCACCTGCCCCACCCGGCCGACGAGCCAGGTGTTCGCCTCGCCGCTGGCGTTCTTGTTCAGCTTGGCGAGACGCTGTGTGGCGAGGATGCCCGTGAAGCCGCGCTTGCGACCCTGGCTCATGAGCGTGGAGATCGGGCGCAGGGAGAGGGCGCCGCCGGCCTGGGGCGCGTAGCGGTGCGCCTCGTCGATGACGAGGAAGACGGGGCGCCAGAGCGCGCGCGGCAGCATCATCAGCCCGTCGATGAAGGCGGCGATGAACGCCTGCTGCGCCTCGAGGTGCTGGTGCTCGGCGAACTGGATGATGGTCGAGCTGCCCGACTCGACGATGGAGCGAGCGAGCGCGGCAGGGTGGCCGTGCGGCACGTCGGCATTGGGGCCGCCCGCGATGACGTAGGGCTGCGCCTGGCGCAGCGTGTGGAACTCCATCTCCGGGTCGATGACGATGTGGATCGCCTCGCCCCAGCTCTCCTCCAGGAGCTTGCGGATCGTGTGGGTCTTGCCCGACCCCGTGTTGCCGATGATGCAGGCGTGGGTGCCGATCAGCGCTTTCGCGTTGAGCGACACCCCCTGCCCTGCCTCGTTGTGACCGATCATGTGCGCTCTCTCGTCTCTGATGACGAGAGAATGCGTGTTCCTAGAGCGCTAAGCTACTGGCACGTCTCGGCTTCTTCGACTGCCGTGTGCAGCTCGGACTTGGAGCGAGCGCGGGCGCGCTGGTGCTGGACCTTGGTGTCCCGTGCCTGCGCCCGCTTGCTGCGCCGGTTGTTGTAGGTCTCGGACGGGAAGGTGTCGTGGCCGGGGCAGCAACCGCTGTCCCCGCGCACGCGGCCGTAGGGCTTCACGCCGCTCCCTCCTTCGGCTTCCGCACCGGCGGCTTGGGCTTCGGCATCCAATGCGTCACCTGCGGCTCGAGCCGCCCGTGAACCCGGAAGCACCGCTTCTCCGCATCGTAGAAGCCCGAGCGGTCTCCCCAGGCGCCACCCTGCCGGCACTCGCTATCGAGGATGTCGCAGTGCCCGTTGATGAAGACATACACGTCCTCGCTGTCGCAGCCCTGCTCGCCCGGCAGCCGATCCTCGACCGAGATCCACGGGTCCGGCCGGGCGTCGAGCATGGCGCGGTAGATCACGACCGCAACCGTGCCCTTCGACGGCACATGGTTGACCTTGGGGATCTCGGTCGCGAGCCAATCGGGGATCGGGATGCCGCTCCGCTCCAGGTGCTCATGGAGACCCTTGCCCGTCCGGTCGCTCATGCGCATCCACATGACGATCTGACGGGCAAGGCCGCCCCACATCGCCTCAGTCGGCTCCTCGGGCACCGTGACCCAGCAGTCCCCCTTTCCCGCGCTCACGGCTCAGCCCTTCACGTTGATGAGGGTGCGGAGACGCTCGTGGACCGTGATGAGCGATCCCTCCTGCGCCGCGATGACCGAGTTCACGTCCTTGTAGGCCGCGGGGCTCTCGTCGAGGACCTCGGCGTCACGGCGGCACTCGATCCCCTCGACGGCCGCGGCGTGCGACTCGAGCGTGATGGTCTTGAACGCCTGGGTCCGGCTCATGGCCCGGCCGGCGCCGTGCGAGCAGCTCATGAAGCTGTCGCGGTTCCCCAGGCCCTTCACGATGAACGACCCGGTCCCCATCGAGCCGGGGATGATGCCGAACTCGTCGCGGCGCGCGCTCGTGGCGCCCTTGCGGGTGATCCAGAGATGCTTGCCGTCGTGCCGCTCCCGCTGCGTGAAGTTGTGGTGGCAGTCGATACGGAAGAGCACGTCGCCCTTCTCCATCTCTCCTTCGGGGCGCGGGTCGAAGCCGAGCGCCCGGATCGTGGCGTTCATCATCAGGTTGCGGTTGGCGCGGGCGAAATCCTGCGCCCAGTGCATCCCGTCGATGTAGCGCCGGAACTCGACCGTCCCCTCGACCAGGTAGGCGAGGTCGGGATCGGGGAGCTTGATGAACCACTTCTTCATCAGCTCCTTCGCCACCTTCATCCAGTGGCCGGCGATCTTGGCGCCGGGGCCGCGCGAGCCCGAGTGCAGCATCAGCCACACATACCCGTCCGAGCCCTCCTGGACCTCGATGAAGTGGTTGCCGGAGCCGAGCGTGCCGAGGTGCCGCACCGTGTTGTTGATGCGGAGCTCGTTCGTCTCGACGCAGAGCTGACCCCAGCGCACGCCGAGGCTGTCGAGGGAGCCGTTCGGATGCCAGACCTGGGCGACGGCGTCCGGGATGTCGTGCCAGGCGCCGCGGTCGTTCGGGCCACCGTTGTCGGTGCGGCCATGCGGCACCGCCTTCTCGATGCTCTGGCGCATGTAGGCACGCAGCTTCGGATCGGAGATCTCCGAGGCCAGGAGATTGAGCTTCACGGCCTGCATCCCGCAGCCGATGTCCACGCCGATCGCCGCCGGCACGATGGCGCCGTCGGTGGCGATCACCGAGCCGATCGTGGCGCCCTTGCCGTAATGCACGTCGGGCATCGCGGCGACGTGGCCGTGAATGAACGGGAGCTGGCCCACGTTCTTGAGCTGCTGGAGCGCGCTCTCCTCGACGTGAACGCCCCGCGTCCAGGTCTTGAGCGGCCGGCCGCCCGGATTGTCGTGGTAGACGAATGATGCCTCGGACAAGTCAGTCCTCCTGTGTGACGAAGTTGATGGGAAAGGGGCAGTCCACGCCCTCCTTGAGGGCCTTCTGGACCGCGTCATCGAGGTTCTTGGCCGGCCCCTGCCACCGCGCGCCCTTGCGCGGCAGCTTGAACCGCACGTCCTTCTTCGCGCCCGTCAGATCGACGAGCCGGACGTGCATCGCGAGGCGCTCAGCCTTCGCCATCGAAGGGACGGCTCTCGCCGCTCTCGATGACGGTGCCGTCCTGGGTGACGATACGGCTCATGCGGCCAGCTCGTCGGTGACGATGCCCGAGGCGATCTTGGCCTTGAGCTTCTCGGCCAGCTCCTCGGGGTTCTTGGTCGCCAGCCGGTCGAGTTCGCGCCGCTCCAGATGATCGGCCGAGCGACCCTTCACCTCGCAGTAGGACAGCAGGCAGACCGAAACGCCGCCGGCCTCCTGGTCCGGGTCGCCCTTCGGGGCGGCGTAGGCGAGCTGCACGATGCGCAGCGCGTCCTCGAGCGGGAAGTCCTCGGCCTGCGCGAGCTCCGCGACCTCCTCGATCAGCCGCTCCACGCGATTGCGGAGTGTGAGGAACCGGGCGCCGAAGAGCCGGGCCACCTGGTAGTTGATCTCGCGCTGGCGACGATTCCGTGAGTAGCGAACCGTGTCGCGCGTCACCGGCGTTTCAGGGGTGGGGACGCCAAAGTCCATCACTCGTTCCTCGGGTAAGTCAGTGCTGACTGTTGCGGGTAGGCAACACGAAGCCCACGCGGGGCCTCGCTTGCCTCAGTTCAGGGTGCCGAGGTCGATGCCGTCGCCGACGATGTTCGGATCGACCGACATCTGCTCGAGGATCGCCATCACCTCCGGGAACTTCAGCGCCACCGCGAGCGCCAGCAGCGTCTTGCCCTGGCGTTCCTGCTCCGGGGTGAGGTTGGCGCCGTCGATCTCGCCGGTCGAGAAAATCTTGAACGAGCCGTCGGGCTTGAGGATCACGCCGGCATCGCCGTGCTCGACGGGGGCGGAAACGAAATCTTCCTGCTTGAGGAGGGACTGTCGGGACACTGAGCGCCTTTCTGTGGATGACCTGTGGAAAGCGTCGCTGTTCGCGTTCGCTGTGACAGCTCTATAGCGCGTGCGCGCTTGTTTTTGTTCGGGTCCTGTAGGAAGAAAATCGGAGAGAACAAACGGAGAACGGAGGCGTTGACCCTGCGACCGAGACGACATGGTTGCAAAACTCTTAATGCCAATGCGCCAGGATCTCTTGACAAAGTGCCCATGGAGCACGGGGCAAGCTTGGCAAGACGCGACCCTACGGGTTTCCGTAGGTTGACGGCGCGGGAGGCCGTCACTCAGCAATGTGAACGGACGCCAACAGCCCGTTCATTTGTTATTTAAGTGACTGTAAATTATGGGGTTTTAGCCGTGATCGACGTGCTCAAATGGCTGCGACATTTTGGCATGATGCCGCCGATCCCGAAACCTCATAGCAAAGCCCCGCTGTCCGATAATCGGAAACTGAGCGGCGCTGAGAAGAGCCGCGGCGCCCTCGCCTACGGGGTCGCCACACCTGCGCAAAATTCGCTGGCCTGGGAGCCTGAAACCGAAATGACCGAGGTCCCCGCTCACCGTTTCGACTCGATGGCCGCGGAACTGCACGCGCGGATCGAGACTGTCTTAGGAGAATTTGCCCAAGCGCACGACACCACCCTCGATCTCGCGAGCATGGCGCAGGGGCACTGTGACATCGGCGAGCTGGTCCAGGACGCCATGACCTTCGGCATGAACATCTGGCCGGCTTACGAGGGCGAGGAGGTCGCGCCTGCGGACAACGTCGTGCGCTTCGAACCGAAGCCTCAGCCCGGTCCGGTCGCGCGAATCCTTAAGGCCACGGCCGCGACCGTCGGCGCCGTCGTTGGCACCACGCTGGTCGCCTCGGCAACCACGGATGCGATCAACTTCCCCTTCCTCGGGGACGCGATCGAGCTGGTCGCGCGCCACAACCCGCCCAAGCTCGCGGAGCGGATCGTGGAGCACAAAGGCCGGCTGATGCGGATCTCCTACTCCCACAGCCCCGGCAAGCCGGGGCACCACGTCGTCGTCAAGGACATCGAGTTGATCGGGATGACCGACAAGCTCGACATGGCCGAGGTCAACGACGGGGTGGAGATCCACTAGGCGCTACCAGCTCCCCCAACGCCAGCGATCCACCTCGTCGGCCGAGAAGACCTCGGCCGGCTCCTCCAGCGGCTCCTGGGCCGGCGCGGGTGCGACCGCCCGGTTCGCGATCTCCACGAGCCGATCGAGATAGCCTGGCAGCGCCTTGCGGGCGCGCCGGTATTGCGGTGGCGTCATGTTGTCGTTGTAGAGGGGCAGCTTGCGGTGGATGTCCGCGAGAAACTCCCCGTCCGGCCCGTCGAAGCCGAAGGGCTCGAGCGCCTTGATCGCTCGCTTCACCGCCCGGTCGCTGGTTTGGAGGAGCGCGAGGATCGTCTCGTGCGTGTGCATCAGCGCTTCTCCCACTGCCGCTTCATCTCCTCGACCTTCCGCGTGACGACCGCGGTCTCGAAGTTCGGGTGCTTGCGCCAGAACTCCAGCTTGCGCTCGCAGATCGTCAGCTCCTTGCGAGCCTGCGCGATCTCGGCGCGGTCCTTGGACGCGCGTGTGATGAAGTCGAGGACGAGATAGTTCTCGTAGTGGGTCAGGTAGCCTTTGTTCGCATTCCATTGAGAGTATGGAACGCTGATGCTACCGCCTGAGCGCTCAGCATTGTCGCTGTAGAAGATCGCCATGTGCGCCTCTCTTCATGTCATCTATTGACTAGAGAGACTTTACTTGAGCCGACTGCGCGTGTCGGGTGGCATGTTCTGGGGCGACATGGCGCCTTAGCGGCTGTGCGCTTTGGCGCCATGTCTCCTTGGAGCCTTGGCTCCTTACGCGGCGACGGCCGGCGCCGGGGTCGGGATCATGCCGGGCGAGACGTAGGGCACGCTCACGTAGACGGCGGTGTAGATGGTGCGCGGGTCGAGCGCCTTCTCGTTGCCCTTCACCTTGGCCGGGTAGCGCTCCTCGAGGGCGTCCACGGTCGTGCGCACGTCGGGCGCGCGGCCGATGGCCGAGACGTGGGGCGCGCCCATGCCGAGGAACTGACCCATCGGACCGATGGTGACGCTGGAGACGCTGCCCTCGACCGTGCCGTCCTTGGTGGTGATCTTCACCGTGTCGCCGACGCGGTTGGCGGAGTAGGCGTCGATGCCGAGGAACAGCTCGAAGAAGCCCATGCCGTTCTGCACGGCCGACGAGTTGGCGTTCGGGAGATTGATGTCCATGTTCTCTTTCGCTTTCAGAGGGAAGCCGAGCGCATGACGCGCCGGCCGTAAGCGGAGCAGCGCGGACGTGCGCCGACTCCGGTCTCGTAGAGGGAGACGCCAGCGCAGCCGGCCCCTCCCCGATTGATGGCGGCGCGCAGGTAGCGCATCGAGGCCGCGATGTTCTGGCGGCAGTCGAAGACGTTGCGCACGCCGAGGGAGCGAGCGGTCGCCGGCATGAGCTGGCCGGCGCCGGCGGCACCGGAGCGGTTGCGGGCGCGGCAGTTGTAGCCGCTCTCCGTCTTGATGACGGCGTGGGCGATGCGCTGCGGCACCCCTGCCTTCGCCGCCTCGTGGGAGACGATTGCCGGAACGTGGCCGGTCTGGTGGTGACGACCGCGTGCGGCTGCGTCGCTGGCTGCGGTCACGGTCGCGAGGGCGACCAGGGCCGCGAAAGTCAGGTGGCGCATCGCCTTCCCCTTGTTGTTGCTCGTCGCTGATAAGTCAGCGCTGACTTATCATAGCGCGAACAGCTCGGGGTTTCCAAAGATCGAGCGGGGTGTTTTCGCGAATGGCCCCTGGCGTGCGCAGATTTGACCGCTGAGCGCGTGCGCTGAGAACTGCGAGCGCTGCACGCTCTCACGCGCGCCGAGTCTGTGCGAGCGTCTGAGCGCGTTCCTGCATCACGGGTTACGAGTGACGCTCGCGCTCGCTACAGAGACGCGACGACGATCGCGGGCCGGACGATGGGGAAGCCGAAGAAGGCAGAGCGCAACAAGGAGATCCTGGAGCTGCGCGACAGCGGGATCACCTTGAAGGAGATCGGGTTGCGCTACGGGCTCGGCAAGCAGCGGGTGCTGGACATCGTGCGCTCGACCCGTGCCGAGCTCTACCCCGAGCCCAGGCCCCTCACCTGGCACGCCGACCTACCCGAGAAGCTGGAACAAGCCGTGCGCGCCTGCCTGCCCCGCTTCCGGCTCGATGATTTCCCGGCCGCCGAGGTCGCGCGGCTCGTCGCGCAGCACGATGAGGATTGGTGGGTCCGGTCCTTCATCGCCCTCCCCGGCCGGCACGGGGTGGCACGGCTGCGGCAGTTGAAGCAGTGGACCGAGCTCTACGGGCACCCGATCAAGCCCTCGAAGAAGTCGCGGACCCGGCTCTGGCTCTATCCGCCGAACCCGACCAGACGACGAAAGCCGCCCATCGAAGGATGAGCGGCTTGGTGACTTGCAGGAATGGAGCGTTGGTGGCTTAGCGCCAAAGCGCCTTGGTGAGTCGCTGCCGGATCTCGTCGTTGCGCTGCTTGAGGGTGCCCCAGGTCGTGCTGGTCTTGGCCTCCTCCTCGACCTCGGCGACGATGCGCTCGATCGTGGTGTCATCGATCCCGACGGACCGGGCCTGGGTCACAATCCGCTCACGCTCGACGGCGTGCGGGGTGATGTCGGGCATGAAGGCGTGGCTGAACATGGACATGGGGCTCCTTAGCGCATTGGCGTCTTGGCGCTAAGCCGCCTCGGGGCGGAGCAGACTGTCGCAGACCGCCCTCGCCTCCTCCACGATCTGCCGGCGCTGGACGTAATCCTCGCGGTGCATCTGGCGCGGCGAGAGCGTGACCAGGCTGTCGGCGATGGCCGACACGTTGTCGAGCATCTCGAGGAGCTCGGCGCGGGTCGGGCTCTCTTCCACGGCCGGCTGCTCGTCCTGCCAGGTGCGCGGGCCGGAGATGTGGGTGAAGCGGTGCCAGGGCTCGCCGATCTCGAAGCTGTCGAGGAAGCCGGCCCAGTCGTTCGACTCGGTGAAGAGAAGCGCGCGGGTCCAATCGTCACCGCCGGCGACCGGGCGGTAGGTCACGAGCCACTGATCCGGGTGCTCGCTGTGCCGGGACACGGCGATCACGACGTAGAAGGCACCCTTCTTGTGCTGCCACAGCGAGCCGC